ACAATCAACAAACACCCTCTAACAATCAACAAACACCCTCTAACAATCAACAAACACCCTCTAACAATCAACAAACACCCTCTAACAATCAACAAACACATTTATATCATGCACAACACAAAGCACAATTTAACATAGAATCTAATAAGAATATGTCATTAAATGATATGAAAGGATTATCTCATAATAATTTTATATCGAATACAAATAATATGCGAGAAGATTATCAGAAACAACATCTCAATAAAAGTAAAAATATACAATTAAATTTAGGATATAGAGGTTAATCTTGTTTAATTTGGTTTATGTTTTTATCTATAATATCATAAAATATATTATAGTATTGTTCCATTAGCACTTCATTTATTCCACTCATAATAATATTACCACTTTGAAATATAAGAAATGTAATATATTTTCTCTTATGTTCCTTTTCTAATTCTTTTGAATTTAGTTTCTTTATATATTCACTATAATACATATTATAATCTGTTGATTCTTTTGTTTCTGTATTTATTTTTAAACAATCAAATGTTCTTTCCCTATTTTTACCCAAAGACATTTTTAAATTTACTCCGGTATAACCAAAACTCGTTTCAAGTATAGAATTATGACTTGTATCAGAATTTATAATTTTATCTAAATTTTCTCTATTAACATTAAAACCAATAAAGAAGTCTTTATTTGTCATTACGTTATTAAAAATTATATCTATATATTGTCCTACCTCTCCCATAATATATGTTTCTCTACTTTTAAGAATTATATCAAATAAGAAGATCATCGCTTGTTTACAATAATCAATATATTTACAACCTGTAACCTGTACTTTACCATTAGTTGATATTTTTAAATTTACAAGTTTATTACTTATAAACATTATAACAGTAACTGCATTTCTAAAAAATTTACTGCTTCTCTTCTTCTTTTTAAGTTCAACACCTCTAATACCATCCTGATATTTAATAGAAATGATTGAACCACTAGGTATATTATTTACAATGTTATTATTAATGACATCTTTCTTCTTTCTACCTCTCTTCTTTTCTTCTATCTTATATTCGGTTACAGGTAGATTTTTATATAAATTTTGTATATTTAATTCAACACCGGTGGTTACAATTATAGTCCTTGTAGATATAGGAATATCAATAAAAGACTTTTTATAAGAGGACATTTATAAATTTATTTATAAATTTATTTAAATCAATTTTATAATATAAAAGAGTGTTGTATCAAAAAAATGGCAATAAAAAATATAATATTGGATTTGGATAATACTATTGTTTCCTCTTTAAAATGTAATGATCAAACTAAAACAACAATAAATAGGCTTATTGATGAGGATAAATATATTTATTACAAATTATTTGATAACAACGAACTTATTTATGTTATATTTGGTAGAAAGGATATTTATGAATTTATAGATTTTCTGTTTCAGCATTTTAATGTATCTGTTTGGACGGCCGCAAGTAGATGTTATGCTTCATTTGTAACCCAATCTATACTTAAAAAAGGTCAACAATGTGATTATATATTTTTTGATTATCATTGCAAGATTTCAAAAAAATTATACAATAAACAATCAAAGAATTTAAATATTTTAGAAAAATTTTTTAAATTACCCGGTTACAATACTGAAAATACTATAATTATAGATGATTTAGAAAAAATTTGTAATGAAAAAGTTAATTACAAATATATATTATCATCTTACTTTGATATAACAAAAAATTATGATCAAAATAAAGATAACGAACTAAAACGAATTATAAATGTCCTTAAAGATATGAATAATATAAACGATAATATAAAAGGTAATCCTATTACACCTGTAGTAACAATGCAACCACAAATTAATCCTGTTGTTACTGTCCAACCACAAATTAATCCTGTTGTTACTATTGATGATAAACCAATTTGGGAAAAACTTGGATGGAAACGTGTTGTATCTCAATCAAGACCCGGACAATTTTCATATGAAAATATTTATACAGAAGAGCGTATTCCGGATTTACCTAAATTTAATGCAGAAAAGGAAGAAGGTAAATCAAAAGATCTTGCGTTTTATGATTAAAATTGAAAATTTTATAATACAAGTTATAAAATTTAAAATGTTATGTTATAAATATTTTATAAAAAATAGTATACGTGAAATAAATGTGTTAAGTAGACTATATAAAATAGATATTCCTTATGCTTTTATATATAAAAATAAGGGAAATTACACTAAAAAAGATTTTGACGCTGATATTAATAAAGTTATATGCTTTAAGAAACATCCCATGATATTACGGCATCTACCAAAATATTAAAATTGAAATTTTTATAACTTGTGTTATAAAATTTAAAATGTTTGATGATATTATAGATGAATACATCACAATTTTTAATATAAAAATAAGCAAAAGATGTAATATAGACGAATTCGTATTAAGAGATGATTGGAAAAAATTTAATACAAATACTTGTTGTTATATGTTTAGTAATGGTGAAAAAAAAGGAGAAATGTGTGAAAATAAGACAGGACTTTTAGAAGATGGCTTTTGTAAATATCATAAAAAATATAATAAACCTAAAAAAAGGAACATTATACTTAAAAAATTTATTGATGATACATTTTATCATCCTATTACTAATATAGTATTCTCTAAAAATAAAAAAGTAGTGGGATACAGAAAAGGTGAAAAAATAAAAGAATTAGATGAAGAACATATAGAATTATGCAAAATTTGGAGATTCAAAATAATTTAAATAAAACATTATTATTAAAAATGTTAGATAATGAATTGCAAGCATTAAACCAACAAGTTAATTCTCATACAATAAGATCATCCACACCTATACCAAATAAAACACATAAAATGAATAAATATGTTGATATGGCTAAAAAATGTTGTAAAACTCCTTTATTATACTTTACTTTAGTACCAATCTTAGTCTTACTTATATTTATGTTAGCAAGACCTCCATTTATTTATGATACAGATAAAGAAACAAATAAAAGATCAATTAACATCAATAAATTACTTGGTAGTATAATTGGAATAACCGTCGGAATTAACGCTTTTATATACTTTTATCTTATTAAAAAATGTAATTATAAAATATAATTAAAGATATCTTTAATTATATTTGAAAATTTTATTTACGCGATCAAAATAATATATAGTATTTTTAACCTTATCATACATAGTTTCTCTACCTATAAATATCTCTTCTCCGTGCCCAAATACACGTTTAATATGATTTCTATATATATTGTTTGGTATAGAAGAAATAGGTTCATATGGATCAGGCCATTCTTTATTACCATATCTTATAAACGCTTTCCCTGCAAGTCTTTTCCAATTTCTTATTGCATTTTGTCTACACATTTATTTAACATATTTTAAATAAATTTAAATCAAATTTTTTTAAATTTTTTAATACATAATAGTATAATAATTGTTAATACAGGTATACCTATCCCTAAAGATAATCCTAAAATTAATGAAAGTCGACTGTTTTTATTGTAGCGGGCCATGTGTTCATCATGAGAGTCATTACAATTTGGATTATTTGGATCATTTGGAACAGGCTTAGGATCAGGAGTCGGGGGATCGGGAGTCGGAGGATCGGGAGTCGGAGGATCGGGAGTCGGAGGAGTATTATGCATCATAGGTATTGCAAATCCGGGTGTTTCAAATATATTATTATTTATATCTACACCATAAAAGTAGAATGAATTTGCAATAATGTCATCATTAACCGGAGGTTTAGGACATGTATTATTATCACTACAACAATATATACCATTTTCTTGCGTAGGTATTGTTCGTTTGTCATTAGTTGGTTGAACACCCCATTTGAAAGTCGCTCTGGGTAATAAACTACCTGAATCAAACGCACGTATGAATGGAGCGTTTGTTTGTCTACATCTAACAATTTTCCAATCATCCGTACTTTCACTCGTTCTACTAACTATGATTGATAATCCATAATAATAACCAGGTGCCCATGAATAAAATAAAGAATAATATATTTGTTTACCTGAGTCAGTATTAAATTCAATTGTAGGTATAATATATTCACCAATTAAATTACCAGGTGTCCCTGCTCCCGTGTGTAAAGCTAATACATTCCCGGAGTTCTCTCTACTATTATATAATATAGTAAAATAAGATAGTGGTAGTTGTATATCAGGATCCCATGTATAACCTGTATATTCATATTCACCATTAGATCCCATTCCGGTAGCGCTACTGGGACCTTTATATGGTGAATATTCACTGTATTTTAATACATATGCCGAATCTGTTGGTTTATTATTAGGATTTGGAAGAACCTGTGTAAAAGCATCGTATATTAAATAACATAAAAAATATTTTTTTGCATCATTACCACCTTGAAAATATTTATTGGCATGATACTGATTTATTTGATTTGCATAAATAAGATCTGAATTTGGAGTCAATTTAACAGAACCAATAATTCCTTCACAACTCATTTATTAAATAAAATTTATTTATAAAAAGTATTGACTTGTCTATTTACTCTCATAAATGTACAACATTTTCCTAAATCTTTTATTCTCTTTGCTCCAACATAAGTACACGTACTCCTAACTCCTCCTAATATATTATCAACAGTATTTACAACACTTCCTTTATAAGGAACTTTAACTGTCTTTCCCTCTGATGATCTATATTTTGCAACACCTCCATGGTATTTGTCCATTGCTGTATTAGAAGACATTCCATAAAACACTTTATATTTTTCCCCATCTTCCTCAATAATTTCTCCATTACATTCATCATGACCAGAAAACATACTACCCATCATAACAAAATCAGCACCCGCACCAATTGCTTTGCTTATATCACCGGGACAACAAATACCACCATCACTAATAATATGAGCACCTAATCCATGTGCAGCATCTGAACATTCGATTATACTTGAGAATTGTGGCATACCAACACCTGTCTGCAAACGTGTTGTACATACAGCTCCCGAACCAATTCCAACTTTTACAATATCAACTTTCCCATTTATGACAAGTTCTTCAACCATTTCTCTTGTAACAACATTACCTGCTACAATAACGACATTGGGATAAAGTCCTCTAAGTTTTTTGCAAAATTCTACTAATTTGAACATGTATCCATTTGCAACATCAACACAAATAAATTTAATTTCAATCTTATTGTTTTTTAATATTGTTATATTATTATTGAGTCTTTGTAAATCATTATCGCTAATACCTGTACTTAACATGAAATATTGAGAGGTAGAATGAGTTGAAATAATATCATTAACGTCTATGTATTTATGAAAACAGGTAATCATTTTATAATTACTTAGTTTATTATGCATGTTAACGGTTCCAACAGTATCCATATTACTACAAATAATAGGAACACCATTCCATGATAATTGTGAATGTTTAAATTTAAATGAGGTGTTTACATCAACTTCACTACGGGAAGATAGTTCAGAGCGTTTTGGTCTTATAAGAACATCATTAAAATCTAATTTTATTTCGTTATCAATCTTCATTTTATAAATATTTTTATTATTTAAAATATATTTATAAAATGTGGAGCTGGCGTTTTATTATTTTTATAATACTTGCAATTTCAATTTTAGTTGGTATAATCGTAGTATTTACAACAGTATTAAAAGAAAATTTGTTACCTTATGATCCTAAAATAGATGAATTAAAAAACAAATTGATATTAGTTCATCCTGAAAGCAAAAAATTAAAATTTTATAATGATAAAAAATCTTATACTATTAATAAGAAAAAAGTACATCTTTGTATCAAAGACGAAAATGGTAATTATTATAATGATAATATGTTAGTATATGTATCACTACACGAACTCGCTCACGTATTATGTAACGAAGTAGGACATACACCAAAATATTGGGCGATGTTTGATGCATTATTGGAAGAAGCATCAAAAATAATTGATCCTATTACTAATAAACCCATATATGATCCAAATGGGAAAATTGATACTGAATATTGTGATAGTGAGTATCATAATTCATAAATCTTTTCTACATACAGGACACGTGGTATGATCCTGTAACCAATTATTAAATGCAGAACGATAAAATGTGTGACCACATGGTGTGGTTATAGTATAAGGAATATCCTGTTTATTTTTTCCGGGTCTTAATCTTGTAAGAGTTATTGCACATATTGAATTTTTTCCAAACTTTTTATTCCAGAAAGGTTCGGTCATTTATATAATGAAATTTAAACTATAAATTATAGTTTAAATTATTTATAAATAAAATATTGAATAAAATATATAACAGGTAGATGTAGAAGATAGATTTCTAAAGAGTACTTTCCTAAGGTTACTAAACTTCTTGATGCGAAATTTTTATCAAAGAAAGGATTTGGATATGTTCTTTTTCCATCTTTATAAATATTTTTACCGGCATATAATCCAACAGCAGATAACCAAAACCATCTAAATATAGGAAAATAATCCATCGTATTATAATTAGGTCTAAATCCAATTGCATTCAAAAATAAATTACCTGTTCTTACATCCTTCATAAACATTACATATGTAAATAACATAAAGACTCCTATAATTACAGGAACATATTCAGGAGCAAGCGACATAAATGTTAATAAGAAGAGAGCAACAGCCATATAATGCAATATACCAAATCTGATAAAACATTCCGGATAAGCAAATTTTGAAATAATGGTTAATAATAGAGCATATATTATTAGGTATAATACTCTTACTAATTGTTTTTTTATGTATTTATTATCATTCTTAGTATTTTGTCTGGATAATTCTGAACTTATACCAACCAATATAACAAAAGATGTTCTTGCAAAATGTCCTATAAGTGATATAAGTATATTACCGGTATAATTTGAATGTATTCTTAAATCTAATAAAGAGAACCAGTGATATACTACCATTAATATGATAGCAATACCTCTCATAAAATCAATCTCATCTACTCTATTTCTATTGCTTGTACTTTTTGGATAAAATTTCATTTATTATATAATTTATTAAATTAAGATTATTAAATTAATCATTAATTATACAACAATATAATTAGAATTATAATTGTATATATCGTGTAAAAATTTAAAGTCATGTTTGTAAAAATTTATACAAGTGATGTCTAATATATTATTATCCTTATATATAATATGTTTATAATTTATTGTTTTTAATAGTATACCTAATATTATTTTATTAAGCAACAAATATGTTTTAGAATAATCTAAGTTATATTCCTTCTTTTTATTTATAACAAATTTTTCTATAAGATTTTGTTTTATACTTTTTTTCTTGATATCAATCCAACTATCATATTTATTATTAGATAACTTATATATATTAAGTTTATCTTTATTAGATATTAATCCCATATTAGATAATAACTTGTGTATATCTGTATATAAATCCTTTGGTTCCCTATCAAGCAAATAATATTTAAATTTATGTACTTTATGATTACAACAGAAATAATTATTGTGTATGTAAGTATTATAAGGACATATTCCATAAGATAAATTCTCAAATATATTATTCCAATAATTATCTGATGCGTACTCAGTACATTTTAAAAAGAATGGATAAATAATTTCTTTCACCCCCGACATACTTTTATAATATAAATTATTATTAAAATTGATTTATATTTTTCAAAAAATTTAATAAATAAAATGGAATCTACTATATCTGTTGTAAAACACAGCAACGACGCTGTTATCCCTTCAAAAGCCGGTGAAAATGAAATTGGTTTTGACCTAACAGTCATAAAAAAAGTAAAAGATATAAATAGCACCACAGCTATGTATGATACAAATATTTCTGTAAGACCACCAAATGGATATTATTTTGAGATTGTACCAAGAAGTTCTCTTTCAAAAACCGGTTATATTCTAACAAATTCTATTGGTATTATTGATCCAACATATAGAGGTACTCTTAAAGTTGTTATTACAAAAATATGTCCTGAAGCACAAGAATTTGAACTTCCTAATAAAAGATTTCAATTGATACCAAGAAGATATGATCTAAACAATAAACTAATTATCAAAGAAGTGGATATATTAGATGAAACAGAAAGAGGAGATGGAGGTTTTGGTAGTACAGATTAAATATCAGTATTTTATTAAATAATTTAAAGCAATTATTTGATATCATAAATGAAAATTTCTAATGATTATACTGTACATAAAACGCAACAAATAATAGATATTAATAATGGATTAAATCAGTTTTCGGCATCTGTTCAGATTATGAGTGAGAATGAAGATGACGAGTTTGACATTCTGGTTGTAACACAAAATGATTTGGATAATATTGATTTTAAAAGTAATTATAAACGTATTCAGCATTTTATAGAAATAAAAGTAGAATCAGATGAAAATAATAATGATAATTATGTTTTAGTTATAAAATCAGATAAACCTACTAATGTTAATATTACTATGATTTTGGAGGAAAAAAATTCACAAAAACCCAACAAGTCATTAACAAATTTAAATAAGCAATTACAATCAAAACCAAAGAAACCATCTAAACAGAGTTTAGCCATAAGAGTAATTAACTTTATAAAGAAGAATATAATTATCATATTATTAGTTATATTTTTAGGATGTGGAGCATATGTATATTATTATAAACCTAAATTATCAAAAAATAATCCCGATACATCAAACATCATAAATAATGAATTGACTGATAATCTTGCAATTAAACAACCACCTATTTCAACAGAACCAATAAATGTCAATCTGACTAATCAATCTGCACCCCCTCAAATACTAAATACCTCTGTATCTACACCACTTGTTGCCCCCACTCCGGTTGTCGCTCAGGCTCCGGTTGTCGCTCAGGCTCCGGTTGTCGCTCAGGCTCCGGTTGTCGCCCGGGCTCCGGTTGTCTCCCAGGCTCCGGTTGTCGCTCAGGCTCCGGTTGTCGCTCCTGATTTAGGTAGTGGACAATTGAATACGACAGTAAGTATGAATGATAATGTAAATCAGATATCAAATTCTCTACAAGATAATAGTAGTTCTTCTTCAAGTAATCGGGAAAGTGTTTTGCAGAGATTGAGAAATCTAAGAGAACGAAATTAAAATTGATAAATTTTTTATAATATAAATTATAAAAAATGGATACGTCAAGTTATTTTATTGATGGAAAGTGTCTGTTCGGATGTTATCCTACTTATGACGGCTTGATAGAATTAGAGGCGAATGGTGTAGTTTTATTTGTAGATTTAACAACAGAACAAGAAAAAGTTAGATTAAATGTGTATCAGACAGAAAAAAGATATATATCTTTTCCTATAAAAGATAGATATATACCTATAAATTTACATGAATATACAAAATTTATAATTCAATTATGCAATGAAATAAATCATTTGAAAGATGGAGAAAAGGTGTATATACATTGTAAAGGAGGACATGGTAGATCAGGTATTGTAGTTGCGTGTATTCTTTCTTATATGAACAACATATCAGGAGAAGAATCTATACTTTTAACAACAAAGTATCATTCTAATCGTAAAACTATGAGAGATAAATGGAGATGCCTTGGTTCACCACAAACAAATAAACAAAAGGAATTTATTATTAGAATGTTTAAACCTATATTTTTAACAAATGTAAATATACATAATACTTACTATATATTAAACAATAATTCACTATATAATATAAAGATAGATTCATATAATTATAAGAATATAAATAGATGTTATTATAGTTTAAAATATCCAGAACTAAAAGATAGAATTCAAAAGTGTAACAGTCTGCATGAATTTAAAAAGGTATTAGAAAATATTACCTCGTCCACTTCTAAATTTGATAGTATAGAGTTTTTTAGAAAAATGTTAAAAAAGAAAATTAAATGTAAACGAGTAATAGATGTATTAGTTCGCACATTTCTTAGACCTATAGTATATGTTGAGGATGAAATAGATTTGGGTAAAATTTGGACTGAATTAAGAAATAATTATCTATTACATATTGACAATTGTACTAAACAACAATAGAAATATTATAGTGTATATAATAATTAATTCTAAAGCTATAGAATACTTTAGATATTTCTTTTTATTTTCTTTATTTTGTAACGCGGCTACGTGAATTGCACAGAATAATAAGAACAGTAGAAATATAAATATAACAATATATTTATTATATAGAGATAAAAGTGCATAAATAAATATTAAATAAGTAAATACGGTAAAAGTATAATGAGGTATGCTAAATATAGTTGGATCTGTTGGACATTTTCTGGACATATAATCTATATTAGCAAAAAATACCAAAAAGACAAGTATTACAAATGCAATAATAACATATACAGTAGGTAATAATTTATTATATAACATGATATAACTTATAACAACAATAATAAATAACCACGATACAACCAGATTTGGATTATTTTCTAAACCTCCAAGATGTTTACATATATACTTTAGTTCATCCTCATTTTTAAACATATCATAAAATTGAGAAAATATAGCAAACACAAAAATTAATATAGAAATAATCATAATATTATATCTTTCAGTTTTCATTTATTTATAGTAATAAAAAATTCGTATAAATAAATGTCTTCAACAGAAATAAATATTGTTAAATCTTTAAATACAACTAATAGCAATGTAAATAAGGTATATAATATTATTTCATTATTATGTTCCATTGTAGTAACGACAGTTTTATTAATTATACTTGATAGAAGATTATTCTTCATATTTCTTCTTATAGCTACTATAATAATAGTACTTATATTAAAAACAGTTGTAAAAAGAGAAAGGCCTTATAAAAAATGTTGTAAAATAGACAATAATGATATAACACCAACAAATGAAAATTATTCTTTTCCTTCTTTGCATGTGGCTGGTACAACCGTATTATGTTTGATGTTATGGGATAAATATAATTTACCTTATTTTTTCTTTCTATTAATACCTATATGTATGATTAGTAGAATGGGTTTAGGGGTTCATTATTTATCTGATTGTTTAGCCGGATTTTTTATACCAACATTTATATATTTATTTATGAAATTAGTAATTAATAAAAATGGCGTATAGTAATACTTTTCAATATAGTATAAAAGAAGAAAAACAAGTTAATTTTTTTGATAGAAATGAATGGGGTCCTAAATTATGGATAATATTACATACATTTAGTTATAATTATTCAGAAAATCCTACACATAAAGAGATTGTAAATGCTAAAAACTTTTTTATGTCCATCTGTTTATTATTACCATGTGACTATTGTAAAAATCACTGCAATGAATTTATAATAAGTAATCCTCCAAGATGTGAAAATAGAAATTCATTAATAAATTGGGTATTGCTATTTCATAATAACGTTAATAGAAGATTACATAAAAAATCTTGGACAAGAACACAACTTGATAAAATTTTTGATACAGGCAATGCATATTGCAAATAAATATCTATTTAACCACATAATATCAATAATAAATGTTTTTTGATGACAGTAGTAAAAATGGTCAGCTTGTATTATCTAAAGAATATTCACATAAATTATATATATCTTCTAATTTTGCATATCTGACAGCCTTTGTTGCAATGTTTAATGGTTATTTCTTAAACTATTGGGTATGGATGTATAACGGTGTTGCATCAAATTGGTATTGGGAAAGACCAACATACGGAGGAAGAAGAAATCTTGATATTACATTATCTTTATTGAATATAGGAACACATTTAACATTTATATATGCTGATGTATATGGATGCAAAAGTTATTATATACCAACATTCTTATTTTATATGGGTTCAAGCAGTTATTTTAATGCTCTATTATTTGGAAGATTTTTTAAAAGTGAAAGTATATCATCATTGTTTCATTTGTCTTTTCATATTTTCATGAATAGTTGTGCTATAAGTTTATATACATGTTAATTTAAATATTTAGGAGATATTAAAAATGAAAGAGATTAAGAGATTAGATTATTCTAAAATTAATGATGATATTATGGATAAAATAATAACGGGATTGTATATGTTAAAAAAAATGGATCCTAAACAGGATGTATATTTTAATGAGAAAAGTGTATTAAAAATTATTAATATGGGAAATAAAATTGAGTAAATTTTATAATTTTCAAATTATAAAATGTCTCTTGATCTTATAATAGGACCAATGTTTAGTGGTAAAACAACTGAACTAATTAGAAGATTAACAAAATTTGCTTCCGTCGGAAAAAATTGTTTGTATATAAACTCGGATAAAGATACACGAGAAGATAAAAATTTTTCAACTCATAATCCAAATATAACAAAATTAGATAATATAGAAAGTGTAAAAATAAAAGAATTAAATAATATATTTTTAGATGGTATTTCTAATTATGATATAATAGGTATTGATGAATCCCAATTATTTCATTCCAATATGAAGCATCATGTTTTATATCTTGTTGAACAGCATAATAAACATGTTATTATGAGTGGATTAAATGGAGACTTTCTTAGAAATAAATTTGGAAGTATTTTAGATCTTATTCCATATTGCGATCGTATAACTAAATTATCAGCATACTGTTCGTATTGTGCTAAAAATGGTATAATCAAAGATGCACATTTTAGCAAAAGAAGGGATACATCTAATACAGAAGTAATACAAATAGGTTATACAAGTTACATTCCTGTTTGTAGAACATGTTATAAAAATAACATTGATTTATAAATTTGTATTGTATATAAAATATACAATGAAGTTTCCTCTAAAATATAGTGATATGAGACCAATGTTTTACTATAATAAACCTACAAACGGTTATGCTAAATGTTTTATAGAAATGAAACAAAAAAACGATGATGTTAAAAAAAAACTGGAGGAAAAAGAAAGAAATACTATTAATTTAAATCAATATGCTCAATATAGTCAAAAACTATATAAATAATTTATTTATGATATTATCATAAACAAATTAAGTTTCTACTTTCTTATCCTCTTCTCCGTTATCTTCTCCGTTATCTTTCTTTACATCAGGTGCATCTCTTGTTAATCCAAATGCAAGATAATATCCCATAAATGCTTTACTTAAATATGATAAAATTATATAACCCATTTCATACTTTTCATAATTATATCCTGCTTTTCTATAATTAAGTGTTTGTACAAATGCTACAATACCAAACGATAACCACCATACAAACATAGGAATTATGATACCTCTAACCCAATCAGGAGGTCCTTCTCTATTTGGTAAATCTTCAGAATCGTCTAATGCATTATAAAAACTATCCAAAATACCATACCAAGTAGCTCCTAATAATAGAAATCCAACTATAAGAGATACAATTTTTGTTTGAAAATTTGCAGCATTTTCTCCTAAATTACCAATGCCTTGCAAAACTATATTCATAATAGCTAATATAAAATAAACTTTTGTATTTTTGACAGCTGATATAGAAGCTAAAACTAATATCATTATTGTTGCTGTTATCGCATATTCTAACCATCTAAAATCGTTTTTTCCTTGTCTTAATTGATTTGAATATGCACCTGAACCGAAACCATCTGTATAGTAAAATATATGAGCTATACATGTTAGCGCAAATGTCAATAATACACCTGCTCTTAAATAACCACCTTCTATTACTAATTGTCTTTTAGCACCCATTTTTGTAAATTCCATATTATCATCAGATACAGCTTCTGTTTTTAGTCTCCATAAACTTGTTGGAAAATTAATTTTACCATCTCTTAATGTCAAGAATACAATCATAACAGCTAAAAAACTTACACCATGTAAAATTGCAGCCCATAAATTTAGTTTTTTTAAATAACCGGGTAATGAATTCATTTATATATATATAAATAAAATTGATTTTATTTTGTATTTATTTTATAAAATAAAATGTCCAGACCCGAAATTATTTTGACTGATGAAGACCGCGAAGGTAAACTTAAAAACTATTGTTATACTTACTGTGATAATGATTGTAGTGATAATATAAAACAATCAAGAGGACTTGTATATAAAGATGATAAACCTTTTCTAAAATCTTTTGGTTATACACCACAATATACTATTGAAACTATTGATGCAACTATGGAAGAATTTATTAAAAATAATATAAAAACACTTAGATTTTATGATTCATATGAAGGAACTTTGCTTAGATTATTTTATAATAATATTAACAATAAATGGTATATTTCAACACATCGTAAATTAAATGCAGAAAAAAGTAGATGGGGAAGTTCAGAAACATTTGGTGATAAATTTAAAAGCATTATTCCGGAAAACTTTTATACAACTCTCAATAAGGATTTACATTATATGTTTCTTCTAACTCCAAATGAAAATAATCGTATTGTTTGCAACACAACTAATCTTGTTCTTCATATAGGAACATATGATTCACAATTTAATTTAACAACAGATTATAATATAGGTATACCAAGACCAACCGAACATAAATTTAACACTTATGAAGACTTTATTACACATCTTCAAACGAAAACAGATATTACAAAAATACAGGGTTTGATTATACACGATGAAAATACACAAACAAATATTAAAATATATAATGATAAATATTATGAATATTATAAAGTAAGAAATAATGTACCATCAATCATGTTTAGATATCTTCAACTAAGAAATGATGAAAACATGAAGAATAAAATGCATAAATTGTATCCAAAACACGTAACAAGATTTGCAGAGTATGAAAATGCACTTTGGAATATTGCAGATAAATTGTTTAATTGTTATATGAATAGATTTGTAAAGAAAATACATACAACAGTGACACCTCAGGAAAACGTAATACTTAAAACATGTCACGGATGGCATCTTCAAGATAAACAAACAAATAAAATGTCAAAAGAAAAAGTCATGGAAATTATGAATGGTTTTAATGCAGAAATGTTGAATAAACTTATCAAAATTAACAAATAAATATATTAACTAAAAATTAATATATTTTCTGAGTTTTAATACTCTTTATATCAATAAATTCTAATTTTTTTCTTCTGTTAATAATTTTTCTTGCGAAAACACATAAATGCTTTATATACTTGCATTCTTTACTCAATTTATATAAATCAATTACCTTGTTAGTATAAATATTAAGTCTAACTATATAATTAGGAACATCTTGTATTAAATCGCAATTATACAAACTATATGTCTTATTTGGTGATTTTGGTAAAAATGCAAAAGGATTTATCATATTATATGCACAAATTTCTTTAGTAAATATTTTATGTCTTTCATATTCTTGTAAACAGGATATATATTTATATATATTATCGTAATAAATATGTATTTTTCTCTTATAACCATTATGATTACAAATATTATTTATTATAGGATAAGCAATACATAATATATCTACATCTGTGTCACTAAGATATTTAATAATATTTTTATAAATAGGATATATATCTAATATAGTTTCTAAACTCATTTATAAATATAATTTTTATATTTATAAATCAACTTTTAATATAACATACCTTCTTTGTTTTGCTGACATCATTTGAATTTAATATGTCTTTGCAATTATCAGGAGGAAAAGTTAAAATAAAATTATTATAGCTATCTTGTTTTTGTTTCCAATTACAATTATCAGGTTCATCTGCAAAGCCACAATTATCATACGGACAACTACTCGGACAACATACTGGCGGTATATTAGGATTTATTCCATCTGATTGATACTTATATTTATCATCTCCTTGTAAATTATATTTTGAATTTATCTGCTCACAAATATTATCGTCTCCGGGTTTTACCGCAAAATATATTCCTACACCTCCTCCTATTACACCAAGAGTTATAAATGCTATTATTGCGAATTTTAATTTATTGTTCATTTTATAAATAAATAATAAAATTGAAAATTTTAAAAGTCTTTGTAAATATATAAAATGTCCGAATATCAGAAATTAGATCAAATAGAACATATTCATCACAGACCCGATATGTACATCGGATCTTTAAAACCAAAGAAAGAATTAAATGAATGGATATCCACAATGAAAGCAACAGGTATCAAACAAATTGGCAGTATAAAATATTCTCAGGGTCTCGTACGAATATTTATTGAAGCTATTTCCAACTCAATTGATAATGTTTGGAGAAGCAAAGATTCAGGTACACCATGCAAAAATATAAAAATAACAATTAACAGAGATACAGGTGAAACTAGTATTTGGAATGATGGTATGTGTATTCCTGTAAGTAAAAATGATCAAACAGGTTTGTATAATCCAAATCTTATTTTTGGTCATCTGCTAACATCTTCTAATTACGACGATACGAAAGATAGATATACAAGTGGAAGAAATGGTTTGGGCATAAAGTTAACGAATGTATTTTCAAAACATTTCTCTATTGATGTTGCAGATGGTAATAAAAGATATCAGAAAAAATGGCATAATAATATGAGAGATAGTGATGATGAACAGATTATAAGTTGCAAAAAAAAAGGTTATACATTTGTAAGTTGGACACCCGACTTTGAAAAATTTGATATGACAGAATATAATAATAATATCATAAAAATATATAATAAAATTATACTTGATACAGCTATGATTACAAAAGTAAATGTATATCTAAATGATGAAAAAATTAACATTAAATCTCTTGTTGATTATACTAAACTTTATAATAATAATTGTCAATCTATATCATTTAAAAGCTGTGACTGTGAAGTCGTCTTGACAGAAAATACCGATAACGAAGAATACGAATATATACCTTTTACGAATGGTGTATTTAATAAAGACGGTGGTGTTCATGTTGATAAATGGACCGAAGATATATTTAGACCTATTATCAATAAATTAAATAAACCTAATAAACCACAAATTACTATGAAAGATGTAAAAAAGTTTTTTAGAATTTTTATTAATTGTACCGTTAAAAATCCTGAATTTACTTCTCAATCTAAAACCTGTTTAAGTCATCCTGAAGTATCCACTAATGTATCTACAAATAATATTAATACAATTATGAAATGGAATGTAATTAATAGTATTAAAGATATTATTAGAGGGAAAGAACTTCTTACTCTCAAAAAAACTCAGAAGAAAAGAAAATTTGTAAAAATTGATGGATACGATCCTGCTAATAACTCAGCAGGAAAACATAGTCAGGATTGTACTTTGATCGTATGTGAAGGTTTATCTGCAAAGACTTATGCGGTAAGTGGTATTCAAGTAGGATATAACGGTAAAAGTGGTAGAGATTGGTTTGGTGCATATGCTCTTCGTGGTAAATTATTGAATGTTAGAAATGCTACAATGTCATCTATATCTAAGAATAAAGAGATAACTGATTTGGTATGTGCACTTAATTTGAAGTATGATGTTGATTACATGGATGATAAGAATTTTAATACTCTAAATTATGGTTGTTTAATGATAATGACAGATGCCGATCATGATGGTATACACATTGCATCGTTGATTATGAATGTATTTCATTTTCTTTTTCCAAGTTTATTGAATCGTAGGAAACCTTTTATAGTTTCTATGCAAACACCTATCATAAAGATACTTAATAAAAATGTAGTATTTTATAGGGAGGAGCATTATAAGAGATATATGGAAAGTAATGATGATGGTAAACTTAAAATAAAATATTATAAGGGATTGGGAACAAGTTCAGATAAGGAGATCAAGGATACATTTGGTAAATATGTTATTAGTTTTATTATGGATGAAAATACTTCTGATAATATGAATTTAGTATTTAATAATAAACAGGCTGATGATCGTAAGAATTGGATGACAAATTACAAAGAGAAATATCCAAAGGAGAATATCAAACACATGGACATATCTGATTATTTGAATGATGAACAAATTAAGTTTTCTTTGAATGATTGTGGACGTAGTTTACCGAATGTTTATGATGGTATGAAAGAATCACATAGAAAAATTATGTATTCAATGTTTCTGAAAAATTCTAAGAATAGTATTAAAGTAGCACAATTGGCGGGTTATGTTGCAGAACAAACTAATTATCATCATGGTGAACAAAACTTATTTGATACTATTACAAAATTAGCTCAGGATTTTGTTGGAAGTAATAATATACCTTATCTTGAAAAAGATGGACAATTTGGAACAAGACTTTCAGGTGGTAAAGATGCAGCAAATGCAAGATATATATTTACAAAATTATCAAAAATAACAAGATTGATATTTCCAAAACAAGATGACGAATTATTAGATTATGTTTATGAAGAAGGAAAAAGAATTGAACCAAAATATTATGTTCCTATAATCCCAATGATATTAGTAAATGGTTGTAAAGCAGGTATAGGTACAGGATGGTCTACATCTATACCATGTTATAATCCTAAAGAAATTATTAATCTTGTTAGAAATTGGATTAAAGGAAATTCTTTATGTGATATTACACCTTATTATAAAGGATTTACAGGTAATATTACTAAAGTTAGTGATAATAAATTTGAAACAGTAGGTAAAATTAATATAGATGGTAACAATGTAAAAGTTACAGAATTACCTGTTATGATGTGGACAGATAAGTATAAAGAATTTTGTGAAGGATTGTTAGAAAATAAAAAGATAAAGAATTTTAAAAATTATTCAACTCCGGATAAAGTACATTTTGAATTTAAAACTGTTGATAATATGAGTGTTGATGATTTGAAAATAAAGAGTGTTTTATCTACGGGTAATATGGTATTATTTAAGGGAAATAAATTGAATAAGTTTGATAATGTAAAATGTATCATAAAATGTTTTTGTGAAGAGAGATTGTGTTTATACGAAAAGAGAAAGAAATGTATGATTAAAAGTTTAGAAAGTAGTTTGGTAGATGTGAAAGAGAAATATCGGTTTATTAATTTAGTTGTGAATGACAAGATTGTTATTTTTAAGAATAGTGAAGATAATATTATAGGTAAATTGCTTGAGTATGATTTTGAGAAGAGAGATGAGAGTTATAACTATTTAATGAATATAAACATAAATAAGTTTACACAAACATATATGGAAAAATTGTCTAAAGATATTAAAGAAATTGAAGTAGAATTGAGTTGTGTAAAAGCTAAGAGTGAAATGGATACATGGTTCGAAGAGTTGACAGAATTAGAAAATAGTTTATAGAGATATAAATTATTATAAATGTCAACAGAGGATTTATTCAAAGAGGCATCTATTTTGGTTCAAAATTTAGATAAGAAACCTGATAATAGCGAATTGCTTAAGTTATATGGATTATATAAACAAGGGAAATTTGGGGATATTAAAGAAACAAGCACAAATTTTTTTGATATTAAGGCACGTATGAAATCTGAATATTGGGAGAAAGAGAAAGGTAAATCGCAAGAAAAAGCGATGGAAGAATATACTGAATTTGTTGTTTCATTAATTGAAAAATATAATTCTTAATTTATAAGATAAAATTATTTTATAAATGGAATCACATTATTCATGGAATAAAGAACATAAAGAAGATATATTATGTAATATATTTGATTTTAATATACCCGAATATAGTATTACGGATACATGTTATGAAGATATGTATGAGAATTTTTTTAATAAGTTTGGATGTATGATTATTAAAGGTGTTTATAGTGACAATATAATGACGGAATATGATAATTGGTGTGGTGAGATATATGATGAAATAAAAGACGATAAAAATATAAATCATGCTATACAAAAAGATAAAATACTATTTAATAATATTATAGAAAGAATGGGTCAAACAAATCCTAAATTACTTTATACTCTTCTTGGTCATCATAAATTAAATAATATATTAGATAATTTACTTGGTTTTGCTAAAATTGGATCGTGTACAGGACACAAAGTATTAAAAGGCGGTGATAGACAGGAAACACATGTAGATTATCCTATTCATCTTAATTCAGGATCATTTTGGAAAGATGATGGTGGTGTAAGCAAACTAAAAAAAATGATAACAAGATATCAATTAAATTATGTATTGCCTTATTTTAGTTTGCAATCTCTTACGGCGGTATGTGATATGGACGAAAGCAATGGAAGTACAGAAGTAATTCCTTGTAGTCATAAAATACCGGATATAGATATCAAATTAAGAGATCAAAAATATAGAGAAGAAATTGAAAAGTATTTTATAAATGTAAATCTGAAAAAAGGAGATGTTCTTATATTTAATAGAAGGTTGTGTCATAGAGGAGGAAAAAATAAATCCGATAAGGACAGAAATGCATTAATCACTCAATATGTTTGGAGTTGGGGATTAGGACAGGAATATATAAAATATGAATCTTTTTTTGATTATCTTAATGGTGCTGATGAATTTAATAAGTTGAGTGAAGAGGATAAAGAAATGTTTAAATTACGATTTAAATTTGAGTATCCTCTTGATGTGAGTGAGAGGGGTTAGTAAGGTAATATTAGATTCATTGTGAATATGATAATGGATGATACAAAGACGTAAATATTATTGGCTAATAAATTAAAAAATGTAAAGAATTGAAATAATTTTAAATCTAAAACTCTTACGACTCTTAAAAGAAAAATTTGAGGTATAATCATGGTAGCTATTATGAATGCTATTATATAAATTTCTTGCATTTATATAATAAACTTATATTTTATAAATTATATTTTAATTTATGTTCTTTTTTTTTAGTGAAGAATGTTTCTGAATTATATTGATGTATTTCTCTATTTTCGGTATTAAGAATAAAAATATCTATCAAGCTTTTATTATCTCTGTATGCAGTTTTTGCAGCACACAAGGATGATCTTGCGCGATATATTTTATCTGTTAATTCAAATGAGTTATCCGGTTTAATTTGACATAATACAAAAGTGACTAAATGTTTTTTTGGCATATTTATTTATTAAATAAAAAAATAATATAATAAAATGGATAAAGTTTATATATTAAATATTTTTTTGATACTTATTCTTGTGTTAATTATTAGTTTATTTTTAGTTTATTATTTTAAAATAACAAGATTAGCTACAAATTTAACAAATAATTTAGAATATGGTTGTACAACCGAATTAGATGTTCCTGAACCAAAATACGAAGATTCAAATAAAGAATTATTTTATAAACAGTTTATATGCTATGGTATTAATCTTGTTTATTATTATACCGAAAAGAATAAAAAAATAATTGTAAATGATGAGACAACAGAATTAAAACAAATACTATATGACAAAGATAAAAATATGTTTGGTATATTTGTTTATCATAAAAAAGCAAACGTTAATTTTATAATATATAGAGGTAGTTTAACAGGTTCGGATTGGTCTGATATTGATTTTGATATAGAACAAAAAGATTATCCTAATTATAAAAATGCTTGTGTTCACTCCGGATTTTACAATAGATTTAATGAATTAAAAGATCAATTGGTAAAAATATTTGGAAGTTACAATGATAAAACTATTCCATTATATATCGGAGGACACTCTTTAGGATGCCCTATTTGTATTTTTACAGCTCTTTTAATATTTCAAAAATATAATGATATAACTACATACAATACTTATGTATTCGCACTACCAAAAATGGGTAATCAAAACTTTGCACAGTACGTTAATGACAGTTTGAATAATAAATTAGAAATATATGAAAATCAGGCCGATATTATACCTCAATTACCATTTACATCTACATTAAATATAGATAATAAGAAAAGACCTTATATATACTATAATTTCAAAAAACAATATTATTTTTATTTTTATTGTGTTCAAAAATATATATGCAGCAATCATGGGGTATTAGTATATCATAATAATATTAATAATGCGAAACAATTACTCAATATTGAATATTGCAACAATCAGGTATGTAAATATTAAACTTTTGTTCTTATATATTTCATTATATCAAATAAAGCTTTACAATCAAACTCATTATACTTTTCAATGTCTTTCATAATAGGAGAATTCTTAGGATCAGACATGTTATTATAACACTTCCACGCCTTTATCATAGCCATCATTCCGTTACTACATTCACTTTCTAATATGGTATCTATCATTCCATATTCTTTCATCTTATTTGCTATTTGTTTTAATCCAAATCCAAAACACCCTTTTATAGTAATCGGTTCCTCCCTAAATATTTTAGACATATCAACCCAATTCAACTTTACATTTTCAAATTCGGTATTCTTGCATGACTTTCTCCAAATATTTTCTTCCGCATGCCAATAATACGCAGGGGGTTTGTTAAGACTATTGTAAAATTCATAAAATTCTGTTATTATTTGTAACTCATTTTCTCGTGTTGGTTTATCACAAATAAAAGATTTATATATCCATTTACCCTCATTATCTTTCATACCTATACCTATCATATAAATTATATTAAATGATCTCTGTTTTGGAAAATCTCCAAAATTATCACATAAATCAGAAAATGTCTCAAAATCTATAAATATCTCATTCTTAATCTCAGTTTTCCATTTCAATAAATTGTTTGATATTTTATCCGGCAATATATTATCACAATTATCTCTATTTATCTTTATAATTGCATCAACTATTTTTGATTGTTTTGTATCCTGTTTAAATCCTAATATTTTACTGTTACATTTTTTATTTTTCCATGATTTTACACCTTTACTAAATGCACTCTTTTTCTGTTTATTACCACAATTCCATATCATACTTATTTCACCTATATTATTTGCTATTTTATTTTTCATATTATTCCATTTACCCGAATCAACACACATATTAGGATACATATTCTCGTTTGTCGGTGGATAGGTGTTCCAATTCACTCCTTCATTTGCTACTGTTCTGTACCATTCAACCGCATCATTCGATCGTTGAACAATATCTTTATCGTATCCTTCAAAATTGACAGAACCTAATCTATCTAAAGCATTTTCTCCTGAATATGTTTTATTTTTTGATGTGTAATACCATCTTCTTCCACATAAATAAGCAACATTTGGATTATAACCCTGATATAAACTGATTGCTTCATTATAAATGTATAATTGTGATTTGTATGCAGGATTTCTATTTGAATTAAGCATATGTATACCATCACTTGCTAATTTAAGAGTAGAATATTTAATGTCTATGACTCTATAATGATATGTTCCATTTAGATTAGGTGCTTTTGTACTTTCTTCCTGTATTGTTAATGTATTTTTAAAAATTTTATTTATGTAATCACTTCGTATAAGTATATCTATATTACCATGTGTTTTATTAAGTGCATTATATATTGGCGCAGAATAAAGTATAGGTACACCCTGTGACATATATTTAAATGTTCTGTTTGCATCTTTTACTGAGTAAAAGTCAGCAACTTTAATACAACTATTTGGATATGTATCTTTAATATATTTTATAAATACTTTTTCAAATTCTATGCCTTTATTTGATAAAAATGAATTGAAACCCGGTTCATTATTTTTAACTTTGTTAGGTGTATTAACTATTTTATTTTTAGAATATAATTTGAGCCAATCCGTAAGAGTATCATTAATCATATAATTATGTGTTTTTGTTGCAGAAACCCAGGTTTCATCTTTTTTCTTTTTAACTCTATCACTAATCTTTTTAAATTGTCGTGTCGGTATTTTCTTGAATTTCATTTATTTAAACGTTTTTGTTCCTAAATCTATTTAAAATAATATGAAACAAAATAAATGTCATTAATAGAAGCAGTATTAAAGGGTCATTATAAAGCAAGTCAAAGAGATAATGTAAGTAGTGTTTTAATAAAAATTTTATCTTCAACCGGTAAAAATTTTTTTGATAGTATTGTACCGGCTATATTAAGTTTTGGAAATCTACATGGTCCTATAGAGCAAACTTATAAATTATTAACAAAGGACAAGAAAGAATTAGATAATTTAATAAATAGAGCATTAAAGAATAATAAAAAAATACCGGGTTGGGGGAGTGGTTTTGTAAAAGGTAAAGAAGATCAAATATGGAAAGAATGCGATGATATATTAAAAAATAATTATGGGGAGTTGTATGATAAAATACAGTTTATTAGTGAAAAGTTAAAATCAAAAAATATTTTCCCGAATGCAGCGTGTTATACAGCGTCATGTTGTATTGTAGAAAATATACCTGTTGAGGTATCAACATCACTTGTTATAAAAGGGAGAATAGATGGGTGGATTGATATATACATGAAACATTATAAGAAAGATAATTTAATTTTTTAAAGTATATGAAAATGAGTGATTTATTTACGTGTGATGAAAAAATAAATGCTCAGCAATTAGATGAGAAATTAATTAAATATAATAATGAAGTATATAAATATTGGAGATTATTAAAATTATACAAGCAACAATTAGAAGTTTATAAAAAACGTTTATTTGATTTTAAATTAGAAGCAAATAAACAAAAAATTATTTTAGAAGATTATAAAAAAAAGGTAGAAACAGTTGATAAGTATTTGTGTAAGATATGTTATGAAGAATATGTTAATTGTTTAATTATGCCGTGTATGCATTTTGTAACCTGTAAAAAATGTATTCAAAAAATACATGATTCTAAATGTCCGGTATGTAGAAATAATTTTTTAGAATATCTTGAAATTTTTTCATAATATTATAAATGGGTTGTATATTCTCAAAAAATAACAAAACATTTGTAAGAGACAATAATACGAATAATCCATATAAAGATGTATATTGGACATCCAGAGAAGAATGTTGTATATGTTTGGAAAGAAACGCAAATATATTATTATTACCATGTAATCATCTCATCGTATGCGATATATGTTGTAAAAATAATATAAATAACAATTATAATTTGTGTCCGATATGTCAGGAAGAAATATACAGTTATAATCTTTTGAGAATAACACCTGCAGTACCTGCTTATTAATTAATAAATTAATTTATTAATTACAATCACCAACGCAGGTTTCATCAACAACTATACAATTACCATTTACTTTTGGATAATAATATTTGAATAGAATATCAACTCCTGATAATAATCCAACTGTTCCATGCCAATCAAAAAATTGTATCTCTATTAATTGAAATGAATAATTCTTACCTTTGTGATTTATTTTAAATGGATGATTCTTCTGAACCTCGTGAATATAATCTATATAAGAATACTGATCTTTAATTAAACCAAATCCTGATTTAGATACTCCCGTACTCTTTTTAAAATTAAGCTTGTCTATCTCTAAATATTTTTCAATATAATCTTCAAGTCGCTTAGTAAAACCCTTACCAACCATGTTTTGATACACTTTTACACTATCTTCCGGTATAGATAATACATATATACCTTCCTTCGTACATATCCAATGAAATATAGTAGGATGACTCTTTTTTATAAATGATTCTATCACAATAACATAATCATCTCTTGATGGCCATCCAAGTTCACAATTATAATGAGTATACGCACTTACAGGATGTGTATGAAAATTGTATTTTGAATCAACCTGTTCTGCTTCCACACTTTCTCCATTGGTATGTTCAGTTTTCTTTATTACAAATGCAATATTCTTTTTTGATACATCAAAACCTTCGCTTACTTTCATTATGCTCTTTTCAAAGTTTAATTTACCTGATATTTCATTTGATTTAGGATTATTGATGGATTTATAAAAGAATGATAGTGTTTCTTTATCAAATGTACCGTATGCTACGCATGGTATATTGTCGCCTTTCTTGTATTGTTCTATCATGTATTTTATATAGTATGTATCTATCGTTTTTTGTTTAGGTAAATAAACAAGTTCAATAGTGGTTAGTTTAAATTCGCTTGTGTTATATATGTAAGGGGAATTATAATGATTTTTTAATAAAACTTTTAATAGGTTTTCATCTATATTATCAGGTGTAAAATATAATTTAGTATATTTTTTTTCTATAAGATATTTGACTAATGCTTCATCACTATGTGTAGATTTAACATTTAAAATTTTTTTTTTTACAATACTATCTGCATATCCATGATCTCCTAAATAGTTTTTATTTTTTGTTTGGTTTGGTTTATTTTCAATACTTTGTAAGATGTTATTTGTATTTTCTTTCATTTATTATATTAAAATTTAAATTTAAATATAAATTATGAAAAATTAAATGAGTATGCGAGACAATATTCATTATCTACATGGAGTCATTGATACTCTTACACATATAATTAATAACAATACAAATATAAGAATAAATTTAAATTTACCTATAACAGAATATAATGATACAATACTTGATGATATAATAATTGATAATAATATAAGTGATATTGATACTGCTAAAAATTATATACAATTGATGGAAAAAGCACGAACAAATAGAGAACAATTACTTTGTAAGACTGAAATAAGTACTTATATATCACATTTACAAAAATCTATAAAAGAAACGATAGAAAAATTAAAAGCAAGAAAATTGGATGAAAAGAAAATTAATAATCTTATTCGTAATAACTTTCTTAAACCAATTGATTGTAAATTACTTCTTGATTATAAATACGAAAGTGTATCTTTAACACAGGAAGATATATCTTATCTAAGAGATTGCAATAATAAAAGGTATAGGTATTCTAAATATAAAATTTTTGATAAAGAAAAATTTATAAACTCTTTTCTAAATTATACAATTTCTATATTTGATATAAATGATATGATTAATACTATAGTAAATAATTCTTTCTGTAATATTAAATACATTCAACAAAAAACATCTAAATCCGAAGATCCGTTCTCATTCTATTACATAACAAAAATAGAAGAAGATAAAATACATTGGACTATGGACAACAGACTTATTGATATTTCAAATGATATACGATTCAGTTGTATAGAATATTGTATAAATTTATTTAGAAAAATATATATTGATATATTTCATGATAACGATTATAGAAACCATTTTGAAAGAGACAAAGAAATATTGGAATTTGAATGTATGCATCTTATAAAAAATATAAAAGTGTTATCTAATGAAATAGAATTCAATAAACTTTTCCAAAAAATACTTATCAATGCATCCAATACAGAATTTCTTAATTTTGATAAATTTAAATTAAATCTAAAAGGTGATGATTCAACATTTAAAAATTATTATAAAGAGATTCAAGAAAATAATGAATTTCAAGAAAATATATATAAACTCTTTGATAATGTGACAGAAGAAATATTTGAAGAACTTATTAATAAAATTGAAATAATTTAAAAACCTTTCCTATAAATAAATGAAACTTCGTTCTGATATTAAAATAAATGGAGACGGGGGCGGAGATGATGACGATTTTGTAGAACTAGATGATGACTTTGAGGATCCTGATTACAATGAAGGTGAAGAAGAAGAAGAAGATGAAGATGACGAAATGGAAGAAGAATATATATTTGAAATTGATCTTGAGGATGATGAATACAAGAATATGTTAAAATATTTAAAAGAAAATGATAATGAAACATATACTAAATTAGTTGAAGTTAAAGATGTCATTGAAAATTCTTTACCAAATATCACAGATATTTTAAACGAACAAATTACTTTAAAAAATAAAGCAAGAATACTTGAATTGTATGAAATATTTAAGATGACTTCTCCTATGACTGAGGAGTGGATACTATTAAAAGATCGTATAAATATGTTAATAGAAGTGTATAAGGAGGAATTTATGAATTTAAATTCTGAAATATCTTTGAGTGATAAAGCACGATTAATTGATATGTATTCTATGTTTAATATTATGATGCCTTTTACAGAGGAATGGTTTTCTCATAGAAATAGACTAAATCTATTAACACAGGAATTTATTGAAGATTTTAAAAGATTGAATGATATTCAGAGGCAAAAAATAAATAAAGAAATAGATAAATTAGATAATGTTGGTGTAAATACTGTAGGTAAAATGAAAGAAGATATTGTAAAACTTAATGCAACTAAAGAAAATAAAAGTGCTATATTTAGAAGATTTAATGAAATAAGAGTAGGTAGTGGTAGTGAAGAAAATAATAAATTGAAAAAATGGGTCATATGTGCTATAAACCTTCCTCATAATAACGTAAAAAGATTAAGAATGAAAAATATATCAAATTTTATGAAAAATGTTGCTGATAAATTAGATCATGAACTTTTTGGAATGAATAAAGTAAAAGAACAATTACTTGTATTTATAAACAATAGACTTACTAATCCTTCTATGAAAGGTTGTTCTTTAGGTCTGAAAGGTCCGCCGGGAGTAGGTAAAACAACAATTGCAAGGTTGCTTGCTAAAATTATGAATTGGCCTTTTGAACAAATATCTTTTGGAGGTGTAAGTAGTGTTGATTTCCTTAAAGGTCATGATTTTACTTATGTTGGATCTCGACCCGGTGAAATTGCGCGATGTCTAACAAGAATGAAATATAAGAATGGTATTTTGTTTTTTGATGAATTTGAGAAAATAAGTGATAATAAACAAATACTTGCAGCACTACTACATATTACCGACTTTCAACAGAATCATGAATTTGTTGATAATTATCTTGCAGATTTAAAAATAGATTTGTCTTCTTTATGGTTTATATATTCTATGAATATGTTTCCAATAGATAGTGCATTACGAGATAGATTGTATATCATAGAATTGGATGGGTATAATGTAGATGAAAAAATTAGTATACTTAAAAATTTTGTATTACCAAAATTATTGAAGAATATCGGATTGGATAAATTTGCAGTACAAATAGATGATGAAATAGCAAGAAATCTTATTACTAAGTATGATAAAGATACAAAAGGTATTCGGAATATAGAGAATTTAGTAAAAGATATTATTAGTAAGATTAATTTTCTTGTAAAGAATTACGATAATTTAGAATATTACAAGTGTTTATCGTTTACATGCAAAGATAAGTTAGAGTATCCGGTAATAATTACACAAGATTTATTGGATGATTTATTGAAGAATAATCAAAAAGAATTTAGTGGAAAATTTGCAAAACCACCATTTGGAATGTATTTGTAAAAAAATTTTTTTTTATATATATATAAATGACTTGTGATTCATCTAAAATTGGATATGAAATTTACACATCTAACTATAATGGGAAGGAGGGATGGATAAGTAGTGATGCTAAAAATGTTGATGCGGGAAATTCTCTTGAATATTTATTATATAAAAACTTAGAACAAAAAATAAATGGTGGAATAGATGTATATTATAGTTCAATAACATCTAATTTAAATAGTGATACTCAACAATATAAAAATAAAAGACGTGTTTACGAGTGATAATCCAAAAAGGTCAGATATTGTAACTATATTAAATAGTATAAATGCTACTGATTACGCAAAACCTAATTTTATTTTTAATACAGATCCTGATAAGGGTGATTCTAAATCGAGTCTTACAATACCTTATATAAATCATGATAATAAATGGTATTGGGTATTATTTCTTATTCATACAAATCAGGATGATAATACAAGTACAGGAAATGGTTTAACAGTAATGTGGAGTACAAGTGAACAAAATCCTGTTGGAAAAGATTTTACACTTATTAAAGGTCAAACACGCTTTTGTAATAAATATAGTAATTTGAATTTTATTGATTTTAACTATAATATAGGAAATTGGTGTTGTACTAATAATCAAGGTGGAGTTAATGGTAAGTGTGTTGCATCTCCAGAAACACCTGCAGGAGCCGGAGGTAAGAAAACTATTCTGGATCATTGTTGTCTTTCTGTATGTGCAAGTGATTTAACTAATTATTATCAAGTTCCTATGCAAACTACAAAAGGAGATAATCCTGGTTCTCATCATCCGAATAGTGAGGGGAATAAAGGGTGTGATCATGATTGTCATACAAAAAAAAGTGATAATTTAGGGCTTATACTTGGTTTATCATTAGGACTTGGAATACCATTCCTTATAGCTTTAAGTTTATATCCTCCTATCTATAGAATGTATAAAAAAAAGTAATAAGATTTAATTAAATATATTTAATTAAATTAAGATGGTAAATTTGGAGTTGTTGTATTTTCTCTGCATTTATTTATTAACCATGAACTAGATTGTATCTTATCACCAAAACCGTCTCTGAGTTCAATACCTCTTTGATGACATATATCTATTTCGGGTATGATATCATTATTTTGATCACCACCATTACAGAAGAAGTCGGGTTTAGGAAATAATGTTCCAAGAGTTTTGATGACTGTTCTATCTGTATCGATAGATTTGACGACAAGATCAACGCATTTTAGTTCTTTAATAATTTTAACACGTTCATCAACCGGCATAAACGCTTTTCCTTTTTTTAAAGCGGTTTGTTCATCATTATTTACTATTACTAGTAACATATCACCTAATTCTTTTGCTTTTTTGAAGTATTCAATATGACCAATATGGATTGGATCGAAGTAGCCGCTTACACAAACTAAACTCATTTATATAATAAAAAAAAATAAATTTATTAATAAATGGAAAAAATTTTTATTTTAACTTATGTTTTATTATTTACGTTAATTTTAACACCTTTTATTTTGTCTATGAATAATATATCACAAAAATCAAAAATAGCAGAATCTGATAATAGATTGAATGGTGTAAAATTTGCTGTACCAAAAGTAGAAGAGAAGAATGAGATTCCAAGACATATATTTCAGTGTTATAAAACCAGAGAAGGTGTACCTGATAAAATAATAGAAAATATCAAAAAATTAAATCCTAATTGGGAATATCATTTTTATGATGATAAAATGTGTATAGATTTTCTTAAAACACATTATGGAAAAGATTATGTAGATAAGTTTAATAGTATTGAGGGTGGAGCACATAAAGCCGATTTATGGAGATATTGTGTGTTGTATATGTATGGAGGTGTATATGTTGATATTGATTTAGAGATGTTAGTATCATTTGATGCTATAATAGATAATGAAACATTTATTGTACCATATACAGATACAATAACAACAAGAATAGTTAATGCAAATAATATTTATAATGCGCTTATAATGACTAAACCTAAACATCCAATTATATATGATTGTATACAAAGAATAATGAAAACAAGTATTGAACACATGAAATATGATTACTTGGTTAATGTGCGAAGAATGAAATATTCTGTTAAAAACTTTTTAAAAACTAAAAAATTAAAATGTCAAAATTATATTGATGAAAAAACCAAAATATTACATGAATATTGGGCTAAACTACCTTATACATTCTGTGTATATGATTATACATTAAATAAAAAGATAGCAAATTCCAAATATGAAAATTATGTATATGAAGGAGATAGTGGCGTATTTACTTAATTTAAATATTACAAAATATATAATAAATGTATTATTATATATTTCTTTGTATTTGTTCTGTATGCTTATATACGGTATATCCAAACATAAATTCAGGATATTTATATTTATGTGATAAATATGAACAAACTAAAAAGGCAAAAGAAATATTTGCAAAAGATAAAAGTTATGTTTACTTATTTACGATGTTATTTTCTACTTTATTTGCTGTATTTTATATGATGTTTACATCTTATATTCAAAAATTTATTCATTCTTTCTGCATTAAAGAAGTATCAAAGAATACTTTTGAAGTACAATTATTTATAAGAAATAGATTATTAAAATTTAGAGTACACATAAAGAAAGGACCAAATGATGTATTACAAATTTTAGATAAAGATACAAATGATATTACAAAAGAGTTAGAACCTTATTTTAATACAAGATTTGTAGATGCAACATTAAAAGATGTAGGTTATGAAGAGTTGGATTTGTGTATGAGTGATGGAAATGTTAGGACACTTACTAGCGAAGATGTTTTAAAATTATAAATTGATTAAAATTTTATAATTTATATTATAAAGATGTCAAAAGAAAAACACGCTCTTTTATTAGGTATAAATTATACTGATCCAAGATTAACTGATCCTCTTTCAGGTTGTGTAAATGATGCAAGATTATTAAAAAAATTTTTAAAAGAAGAACTATATTTTGAAGAAAATAATATTACGATGATGTTAGATGAAGATACAAAAAATATAAAATCTGATCTATATCCATCAAAAAAAAATATTATGGACCAAATGAAAATATTATTTTCAAGGAAAAATTCGCAATTATTTTTTTCTTATTCTGGTCACGGATTTCAATATGCTAGTATTAGTGAACCCGATGGTAAGATGGAAGTCATTGTACCTGCTGATATAGCAAACGAAACATCATCTTTATCCTCCTATATAACAGATGATGAAATAAGAGAATTAATAAATGTAAATATGTCAAAAACAAGTAACTTATATGTTATAATGGATTGTTGTAACTCAGGAACTAATTTTGATTTACCTTATAAATATGTTAATAAACAAATAGCAAAAACAGGTGACGATATTGGTGATTTACCATTTATAATTAAATTATCATCATCCACCGATCCACAATTATCTCGTGAAGTAGTTTTTAGTGGTGTTAGTTATGGTATATTTACGCATACTTTTGTTAATACATATGATTTCAATTATACATACAAAGAAATGGTAGATAATTTAGATATTGAAATAGGAAAAATACTTATAACTTTGGGTGTAACAGAGAAACAAACGCCATTATCAACATCCTCAAGAGAAAATAATTTTGATGATAAATTATTCTCACAAATTGATGAGAAAGATGAGAAGAAAGAGGATAATAATTTACCTCTGATATTAGGGTTATCATTAGGTATAGGTATTCCTATTATATTTTCAATGATTTATATCGTATTTTTTAAACCAACCATAAATAATTTACTTGTAATATCATCAATATTAATTATAATTGGATTAGCGATGTTAGGAGTAGCAATAAGCGAATCAGTAGACGGAAACCAATTTTATTGGGCAGCACCATGGATACCTCTTATAGCAGGATTTTCTATATTGTCAACAACTAAATATAAAATGTAATATTTTTGATTTCATGCTTACACAAAGGACAATTTCTACTTATTTTTATATTTTCCTCAATGCATTCCTGACAAAAATGATGATTACAATCAGTCTTAACAGTATTACATATGTTTTCTTGGCATATACTACAAAATATCGGTTCAGAATTTTTATTTGAAATTGTATTAATATATTCAATTGTTTCACTCTCATCTTCGCTTTCACTTATATAAATACCTATTGATTGACTAATTACAGCACCAGAACTATAATGTTCTTCTTCATCACTGTCAATATAATTAGTATTGATTGATTTATCACAACAATTTTTATTCTGATGATAACATGCAGAACAACAAATTGCGCATATTGCTAAAACACTAAATGATAAAAAGATAAATCCAAGTATCAACATAGGTGTACTATCCATAGTTGTATTGTGAGTTGTATTGTGAGTTGTATTCATATTATAATTAAATTTATAATTATAATATTATATCAATTTTATTAATACAATGTATTAGTAAAAATGATGGTCTAGGAGGGGCTCGAACCCACGACCTTGGCATCTCTAACAGAAATTACTTTCTGATAATCATAAGTACACCTTATAAGTACCACGCTCTAACCAACTGAGCTACAAGACCAAAATAAAACATTTTAACGTCGTGTTTAGGACGAATTTAAAAAGATACAATCTTATTAAAAATGTCTCAAATTGGTGAAAATTTACTAAAAGCTCTCAAACTAAAATATGAAGCAAATATAGAATCAGCAAAAGCAACTCTTAGCATATACACTACAAATCCTGTTGGTATAGGAGAACACCCACAACACCTACAAGAAATGGATAAACTGATAGAAGAAATCGCTTCTAATAATGATAAACTTGAAGTACTCAAAATAATGCAATAATCATTTTCATAATATATAAAGATTATGAAAATAAAAGACGGTTCGGGAGAGGGTCGAACTCTCGACCTTGCGATTAACAGTCGCACGCTCTAACCGGCTGAGCTACCAAACCATATAAACATTTTATAGTCTTGTTCAGGACTAAATTTAATAATCATAATGATTATTAAATAAATCAGCCTTATAAGGGGCTCGAACCCTTGACCCTCAGATTTCATCTAATGATTAAAAGTCTGATGCTCTTCCGACTGAGCTAATAAGGCTTAAACCTTTTTATGTCTTGTTCAGGACGAATTTAAAAATTATAAAATTGTTAAATAATATGCATACTGCAGGGTTCGAACCTGCGCGGACATGCGTCCAATCGATCTTAAGTCGATCGCCTTAACCACTCGGCCAAGTATGCGTAATAAACCTTTTTATGTCTTGTTTAGGACAATTAAATATATTTTAAATTTGTTCTTTCAATTTTAAAATTAAAGTTCTTTATTAATATACATTTATTTATTTAAATATTATTTAAAATGATTTTTTGTAAAGCTATAACCAGATGAAAACATATTGAGCATATCAATATTATCTAAATTAATATTCCAATCTGTATTTTTGCATTCGTTGAGGGATATAATTTCAATATTTTCATAGTTTTTATAATTATCTAAGTTTTCTGTTACGTTTTTATCGATATGAATAAGTAGTAGTGACCATATATAACTTAGAAATCCTAGTTTTTCTACATCTCTTACATGTTTTTTAGTTAAATTAATTGCTAATACTTTTTCATCTGTTTCATCTCTACAATTTATAGGAAAATTATTACCCATTGCGCCATCAACATAAAATTTGTGTTCATATTTAAATGGTTTGAATATCAAAGGTATGTTTGAAGACATTTTAATAGCAAGCAGGCAATTCATATTTGGATGTGTTTCTTTTGAAATATATTCTACTTTTTTATCGGTGTAGTTAAAAGTAATAGCTGTAAAATCTTTACCAAATTCATCAAAAAGTTCTTTAAAGGTTATCAATTTACCAATTTTATTTATGGTTAATGTTTCAAGATATTCATTAATGATGTTCCAATCTACTCCACCTTCGTTATTCGATAGACTTATTATATCAATTGTTTTTACCTTTTCAAATATTCTTGATGTACATATAGAAACAATTATTTCAATCGGAGTGTATCCAATTGCTATTAAAAAACAAATAATAGACCCAACAGATGTTCCTATTAATTTATCTATGTTATTTAATAAATTATTATCATAAAAATATTGTAAACTACCTAAAGTTAATAAACCTTTTAAGGCACCACCGGATAATATAAGTTTATTATAAACCATTTTATAATAAAAAATTATTCTTTAACTATTCATTAATTTTTTGATTACTAATAATAGTATTATTGATAATGTTGCTATCACAGTAATGTATATAGCATGAACCATATTATTGTTATCATTTATTTTTTTACAAATTTGACACAATTCTTCATATTTATTGGTTAATTCTTTAACATTATCATCATCTCTATTTGTTAGATTTGTTCCATGTGTAATATTATCGTGTATAATATGATGTGATCTATTATCATTATACGGATTATGTATATTTTTTATTGGTGTAACAGGTATAATAGGAGTTGTATTTTTTTGTATAGAATAACTGTTATTATCATGTGTTATTATATCGTGATTATAAGTTGGTGGAGGAGGTGCATAAACCGATTTTTGTTGATTTATATTATGTTGCTGAGTATAATTATTGTATTCAGGAATATTTGTGTAAGGTATATTTGAGTAAGACCGACCTTCACTTTCTTTAGTGGGATCATTTAAGTCAATTATATCTGATAATAAAGTAGTGGACATTTATATATATTTTTTTTTTTATTTTTAAATATTTATATTTTTTACTTTCCATTTAGACATTATAATACCATCATTTATTTTTATAAGATCAGAATTAATATTATTTTTAGATTTTATAAATTTAGTATCAACACCCATATACAATAAATTAGATGATAATGAATTTGATCTTATATTTATATTAAATGATTGAGACATTTCTATATTTGTCTTCATATCGTCACAGAATAATATATTACAATTATCTGATTTTATACACGTGATTCCTGATATAAAATTATTTGTGTGTATAGTTATATTTTTACAATTATATATAAGTAAATGATTACATTTATTGTGTATCCTTATTATAGCTTTTTCACCATTCCATAGACATATACTATTTTTTTGTTCAGGTGTTATATCTATTCTTTCTTTTTTTATATCATCGAGATGTATTTTATTGTTATCTGCATCAACATAATAACGTTTTAAATTATTTAATATGTCTAATTCAGTATCCATTTATTATAAAATTGATTTATTTTAAAAAGATTTTACTACAAATAAATGTGTACTATTCATACTAATTTGATATATAAATATTTTCCATCCTTAGATGAATTTTGTTCATCTATAAATGAACACTATGAAAAGAAAGAAGAAATTAAAACTAATTGTAAAAAAATTAAATACAAACTTACTTATACAGCACCCGAGATTATAAATAATGTATTCGCAGAAAGAATAAAAGGAATAATACCACTCTTACCAAAAGAAGAAAACGATTGGTCACAGAAAGCATGGCAAATACTACTTAAATGTCATAAAGAATGTCATGAAATCTTACAAAAACATAAAAGTAATTAAATTTATAATATTATAAATTTAATTTATTCAGCTTTAAACAAAAACTTATTGAAGTTATGCCACAAATCTAGTTCTTCCATATCCTCTCTCCTATCAATAGTAATCTTCAAAAAAGTCTTCGTTCCCTTCTGCGGATCACTCACATCATACAGATAATAACCATTATTATAACACAACTTCTGAAGCCTTCTAAATACCATTTCCTCCTTGTTATTGTTCCAACATTTAAGATCCCTCTGCTCCCACTTTTTACTATTCCTTACAGGGAATCCATAATGGATCCAATGCCAGGGAATAAAATTATTATCTGACTCTTCTCCCCATTTAATTTTATCTGTTGGTACACTTATATATACCATATTACTTCCTGATCTATTTGAATTTTCCATATAGTTCAAAGCATCATAAATATTAGACAATAGTGCTTCATAATAAATTTCCGTTGCCTTTTCGATTTTCTCCTCAAATTCTTTCTTTTTAGTTTCTACCACCTTCTTATTTTCTTCACTCCTCCTTTGCATAATTCCTCTTAGACGTTGAATATCAGGGAATTTTTCATCAGTATTAACCATTGCTTTAGACATTTTTATTATTATGTAATTTAGTTTTTAAATAATCAATTTTAAATTTATAAATCTAATGAATTATCAATCCATTCAATAAAACAATCATCCATTTCTATTCTTGTATTAATTTTTTTTCTACATATAGGGCAATCTTCCTTTGATTTAATCCATTTATTAATACACGAATAATGAAAAACCTGATTGCACGAACAGGTAAATACTCTATCATTATTTTCAAATTTTTCTATACAAATTGGGCATTCTTTATCCTCTACACCTTTTTTGTATAATGTAATTGGTTCATTAATCTGAATATCTGTGTTTTCTTCTAGTGATTCATCATTTTGTAAAGATTGTTGCAAAGTAAATTCTATTAATTCTTGTTCTATATTATCAGATAAATTACCTATAATATTAAATGGGTTTGAGATATTTTGAGAAAATACATTTTGTAAAACGAATGTAATAGTTCTATTATAATTTCTGGTTTCTTGTTCGTTAATTTCCATTTATATATAATTAAATTTTTATTTAAATTCAATTATATAAATTTAAACTGTCCATCTTGCATTACAATTACTACAAACTGCAAATACCGTAGTTGATTCGTCCCCGCTTCTTGTTTGTTTCGTATATGAATATGTTCTATTACTATTGCATTTATTACATGTTAATACTCCTTCATCTACTTCAAATGGCTTTATTATAAAAGAATCATATTCTTTTATTTTCTTTTTTATTCCTTCAAATCTATGATGACCATAAAGATAACTATCGGTTTCTAATGTATTCATTAATTCCTCTATAGAATTATTTTTTCTAAGAAGAGATATACATTCCTGAATAATAAGTTTATATTCATCTGTTGTTACAGATTTATTGTAAATACATTCCTCTATTAAATTAATATCATCTTGTTTTTTTACAAATAATCCTATAGCTAATTTTCCTTTTAGTCTGTAGTCTTCTTCCATTTATTTATAATTATGTATTTAATCATAAATCAATTTTTAATCTTTAACTATTTCACCGACACACAATAATATAAGTGCAACTATTGCAAGTGCAACACCTATCCATTGATATAAATGTAATTTTTCATTAAATAACCATATTCCAAGTATAGTAACTGCAATTAAACCAAAGACCTGCCATATTGCATTTACTATTGCCAGTTTATTTCCTTTTATAGTTCTCATTAATAATGCAAAGAAAATAGCAACAAGTATATATGATATTATTCCTAATATAATTAGATATGTTTCATCCTTTTTACTCCATTCTGTAAGTAACCATATTGCTAAAATCTCTGCAATGACAATAATAAAAAAATATAGGTACCATATATTATCACTCATTTATTATAACTTTTTTTTTAATTTTAATCTTAAATATATTATAATAAATGATGACAGCAACACAATATTTTAACGAAGAGTTTATTCAGAATCTTATAGAACCTGAATTAGAGTTTGATAATATTTTTATAGTTGATAGTGATAACAATATTTATGAATTGTATGCTAAAGATATTAAATTAGCAGAAAATAATATTATTATAAATAATAATAAATTCAGTATAAGATGCAATATTGCAAATTATGTGATAAAATATAAGGAATCAATAAATAAATATAAAGACTTAGATATAGTATTTTATAAATTTTATAGAGAAGAATCAGGTAAGTATGATCTTGAAGTTGTAAAATTATATATTTCTTTTTTAAAAGAAAACAGACTAAAAGGATTAATAGATTATTCTCATAAACTTTATTCTATGCAAATTTCTAATAAAAATAAATATTTGTTTAATATTGTTGTTTACCAAAAATTTTATAAAATATATCATTATAAAGATTCTATAAATTTATCTGCCGCAGAACAAATCGGTCATAATAGTATTTTAATAGTATATAATACTGTTTCATTTGAAACTGTCGTTTTAAATAATCTTAGCTATATTGAATATAGCGATACAAATAAAAAATATTTTTTTACGAATGGAGACAGTAATAAACAATATTTTATAGAGAATATAAAAAATATAAATAGAGGTTTGTATTCTCCTAATTGGATTAATAATATTGGCGATAAATATATAATATTATTTATTCACAAAAAATCACATCCTTTTTCAGATAAAAACAACAAAATTGTAAATAAAATAGGAGAATATGTAAAATTCTTAAATAATAAAGATAGAAACCTTAAAAAGTGTGATATAGATTTCTTAAAATATAGTTATGATAAATTAGATAATTGTACAAAAATGTTTAATGTTAATATTATGATAAATTTCATAAATTACAGTATATCCGACATTAGAAGAGTCATAGATAATAATCAGCCTATAATTATAAAAAATACAAACACATTATCTCAAACAGACTATTATTATTGCGAAATAGAAATAATAAATCCCTATGAGGTACAATTATATAATGTTTTGGATTGTGATGGATATAAATCTCTTAATAGTGGTAATCCTTTAATTTTAAAATTTATAGAGACAAATAGATATCCTAAAAAAATTAAAGAACTCTATACATTAGACGGAATAAAATTATTTGCTTATAACGAATTATTTATTATGAAAGGTAATATGTTTAGAATTAAAAACAATATACCATTAGAGCAATTTAAAACCAAAATTACTGAATGTATACCTATAGAATTATACGATGAAAGTACACACATCACAAAGAGAATAATTGGAGGAAGTCTTACATGCATAGAATACCCTTCCAAATCTAATTTATTACAAAAATATCCTGAACATTATGGTTATCTATTATCAGAGTATATATTTAATTTGAATAATCTTACTCTTGTAGATACGACTGAAATGACTGTGCTACATCAAGTTATATTAAAAGATGTATTTAAGAGTAAAGAAGTTAAAAGTAAATTTTTAAATATTGCTTTAGATAAAGGATTTGATACAAATACCAAAGACAGTAAGAATCGTTATGTGATGGATTTATTAATAAATCATTCGGAATGGAATAGTGTATTTCAAAATAGATTTACAAATAATATGTTATTTCTTGATGATGTAATGCACACAAAAAAAACAAAAAAAGATTATATGGGTATAGGTCAAGAAGTAACAAGTATTGTATCTTTGACTTATTTTTTACAAAAGTACAGAAAAAAGGTATGTCCTTTTATTGTGAATAACAGACTATTTTTAAAAAATAATGTATCTGATGCAGAAAGTTACAACAAACGGTTACAAATAAATACGATACGATGGTTACATAATAGTACCACATCAGAACTTAGAATAACACGTTATTTTAATTCTGTTTTGGTAGATTGTTTGAAAAATTCATCGCGTTTTATAATTATAATGCTAATATTAGATGATGATAATGTTGATAATAAGAGAAAATCACACAACAATACTATTATAATAGATAAGATTAATTTTAATATTGAAAGATATGATTATTATGGAGAAACAGATGATATTTTTAATTCATCATTACTCGACGAAGAATTACAAAAAATATTTACAAAGAATCAAGATAGTGAAAATCTCAAATCAAATAAATTAGAAGTGTATAAAACTTTGAGAGTATATGAACTTTCTAAGAAGAATCAGTTTACTTATGATAAAGCTAAAAATGTATGTCCTACTAAAAGTTTAAAAATGTATAAAAAAGAAAAATCTGATGACTCAAATAAATATAGTGGATTCTGCCATTCGTGGTCTATATATTATACACAATTAAGATTAGAAAATCCTGATATACCATCTGATAAACTATTAAAAATTGCACACGCATCTATGAGAGATTATAGATTTAATATATTTATCAATCAATATACATACTTTTTAAAGAGTATGTTAATTGAATTTACAAAAAAAGTTAATGAACTTTCTTGCAGAGATTGTATTAATACTGTGAAAGAAGATGTTATAAAATCAAATGTAACTCATAAAAATTCTATTACTTTATATGAAGATTATTTTATAAAAATGTTTGATTAATTTAAATTTATTTTAAATTTAAATTTATGTTGAAGATTCGGCTGTATATGTTTCTTGCAAATATGGTTTTATAACTGTTTCAAATTCAATCCTATTATATGAATTAACAAGTATATCTTTATATTCTGCATCATTCACACGTATTTTTTCTTTACATATTTTTACAGGTTCAATATTATACTGATTAACATAATATGTTTTAATATCAGTGCAATATTGAACTGCAAGTTTAGTCGCAATTTCACGTGTAACATTCATTTCATATTCAATCCATGACCTCAAAGAATAATATACGTCACTTTTATAACTATCATCAAAATTATCACTTAGTATTATAGTTGATTCTATATCGGATCGTGTATCCTCGTTTGTATTCTCCGTTTGTGTATAAATACAAATACCTTCTTCGCTCTCTTCATTTGGAGATTGTATTTTATCCAGTTTTGTTCTTAGTATTTTAACCTGTTGTCTAAAGAAGTCTTTTGCTTCATCATCGTAAAAGCTACCACATATAAGTTCATAATAGTTAGATATATTTGAAATTAGTTCAGACTCGCATTTAAAATCAATTTTGGTAAACATTTGATTAAGTTAAAAATAAATTAATAAAATCAATTTTATTCTATTTCTATTCTTTTATTATCCATCAATATAGGAACCAGACTACCAAGAGACATTAATAATAATATAATGCCTATCACTAATACAATTACTTTTGAGTCTACTTTACCTAATTTAGTATAGAAATATGTTAATACAAGCAAAATACCTAATAGTGTATGAAATATGATAACAGCAATATGACTCCATACATATGCTGATTTAGAAATTTTTTTTGTATCATCATCGGTACTCATTTATTATATTTTTTTTTTATTACAATAAATGATTAAAAGTTTTTGTAATTCATGTTACAATTATATAAAATGTAACTATTGTATTACATATGGTTACAAAATAGGACAGGAATTAAACGCAAACGTAAATTTTTGTCATACATGCTCTAGTTACGGTTTATGCGGATTTTGTGATAAATTTGGAATAAAGAAAGGTAAATTTTATTATAAAAATTATATTGATTATGTAAAAAGTTGCGACGAAAAATAAATGTATTATTTAAAGAATATATTAATTATATTTGAAGGTTTCGTGGCCTAATTGGATAAGGCGCCTGACTTCTAATCAGGAGATTGCGGGTTCGAGTCCCGCCGGGACCTGTTTTGTCAAAGAGAAATCTTTGTTAGAGATGCCAAGGCCGCGAGTTCGAGCCTCGCCTGGACCATATTTTTAATAAATTATTATTAAAAATTATTTACTTTTTCTTGTCATCTATAACCTTTTTAATAATTAATCCTACATCTTCACCTGATTTAGTGTGATTGTGAGTAAAGTATGGAAACGCCTTAATATATAATAAATTTTGTAATGATATTATTTTTACACATCCCACATCTATACTACCAACTATTAATTCATTATAATCATGTAGATATAAGGTTTTAATCACATCAATTTCATAACAATCCAAATTTAACGTTGCATCTATTTCATCTTCTGTTTGCCCTCCAAACAAATTTAATGTGTTTGGATATTTTTTCTTCAATGCAACCCAATCCTTATCACTCACCATAATATCCAAGTCATGTCCAGCTTTCCTAACATTATAATATTCCATCGCATGCCCTCCTACTATCAACGGTGGACTCTCAAATTTATATTGCAACCTTTGCAAAAATTTCATATAACTCATTTTTATATATAAATGTATTATTTAAAGAATATATTAATTATATTAAAAGGTTTCGTGGCCTAATCGGATAAGGCGCCTGACTTCTAATCAGGAGATTGCGGGTTCGAGTCCCGCCGGGACCTTCATTATTTTAATAATGTTTATTACATTATTAAAAATATAGAACAGATATATATTTATCATCATGTACTTTGATAATATCATATGAACTTGTAGATGCAAATGATAAAGTTCTTCCTTGTTTATCATATAGATTGTATCTTTTTGGTAATTTTTTATCGCAATATTTATAGTTAAAATTGTTTGTGTACCAATTTGCTGATATATAGAGAGATGATTCTAAATGTGAACAGTCCTGAGCAAGTATAAGTTTGTTATTGAAAATATATAAATAAGGGTTATCATTAATTTTACTATTTAATTTATGATGTATGTTTATGTTATTATTATTTTTAGGTATACAATTATTATAGAATGTTAAGTATTGTTTTGGATATATTTTAAATTCTGAAATATTTACAAATGTATTTGAGATTATTTTTCTATTACCATAAGTTGATAATAAGTTTTCGAATCTTATAGAAAATAATTTTAGATATTGTAATAATCGTGTTCTTAAAATTGCAGGATTATTACTACCTATTATTAATTTTTTATCCTGAAAAAATCCATTATTAAAATCTAAATTAGTATTGAATTTATAATCATAATTAATGCTATCATGAAAATACCTATCTATATTTTCAATAAAGGTTCCCATATCTACTTTGTATTGAGAAAATGACCATAATAAATTTTGTTTTAGAATAGTTGCAATTTTTTTATTTTTTACATAAGTAGAATAATTTGTACCACCTAAGTTAATTATATAAGGTACATTGTGTATTTTTTTTATATCGAGTTTTTGACAATTTACTTTAAAATAAAAATTATTATAAAATTGATCTATACAACATATTTCTAAAGTTGTATTATTAATAGCATACTGAGATTTTACTACGAGCCCAATATCATCTATAAAATCAACCAATAATTTAATATTGTTTTCACCTGTGTTATAATCTGTTGTCAATATATTAGGAAGTGCAGGTAAAAATGTATAAGCATATATAGTATTATCATTATAATTGATAGATATCATTCTACATTTACCATACTCATCTATATATTGAGATGTTATACGACCAAATACAGGTGATGTATTTACAAAAGGTTGTATGATTTTATTATTCATATAAAATTTTTGTTTAAATCTAATAGGGTCTCTTATACTATTAACATTTTGAATACCTTCACATATACGATCATTTCCTTTCATATTTTCATATATAAATATAGTATGATCATATCTATAAAATATATCACCATGTTTATTCTTTGAAATAATGATATCACCATTTATATCAAAAGTTATTATATTCAACTTATAATATGTTTCCAACAAGAAAGTATACAATCTCGGATCAAAATATTTATTAGACAATATATTTTTTTTTATATCTTCTATAGATATATCATAATTAGACTGTAAACAACAATTTATACATCTCTGCATTATATTTGTTAACTCTTTTTTCATTAACTCGGGTGTAGGTTTTATGGTAGGTGTACCATCTTTTAAAGTATAAACACAACTCAAAAAACTATAATTAGAATTATCAACCCCAAGTCTTTGACTATCTTTACCAACAATATATAATATTTTAGGATTTATAAGTACTCCTGTTCCATCGACTTTTAATAAAGATTGTGTTTGTAATTCATAATTTTGATTTTCTTTATCATCTTTTACTCCTGTATAATAAGATATAGTGTTCTTATTCAACTTGGGAAAACAACATGGGTTATTATATTCTTTACCGCTACCTGACATTATTCCCGGCACTAGCGATTTTTTTCCTTCCCCGGTTTGTTCCACAGGTTTATTGCATGAAAATAAATATTGTTCTTCGCCATCTTTTGGCCATTTCATATATATATCACCTGTAGTATTATCCTTAAATAAATATTCTTTCAATTCGGTTTTATCTTCTTCAGTTATCTTATTAGTAAATCTTTTATCGAAACTTTTTAATACTTCATCTACATCTATAGGAATTAATCCTTGTTGATAATCAATATCAGTAACTTGTAAGTATTGATTTTTTTCTTTTTGGCATTTCCTTGTCCAATCTTCTTGTCCGGATATTTTTCTTATTATATCAGGTATAATACTGCTATTAATATCTTTGTATTTCTCATCAAATTCATCTAGATTAAAACGTTTACCGACTAGTGTATTAATCTGATTAAAAGTAGTAGTATACTCATCTAAACTATCAAAATATATTTCTAACATTCTGCTAAAATCATTAAGATATGCTATTAATTCATTTCTGTCTTTACATGATAGTATATTGATTTGTAAATACTTTCTTTTTTTATCATATTCTTTTCGTATATCATTTTTTTCATTACCAAATATAACGTTATTTTGTACCGATGTTTGTAGTGTATTGTTATAATCATACTGAAGTTTTATAGTTTTTGTATTTGTAGATGCATTCACAAATTCATTTATAAAAAAAACATTATCCTCTTCCATCAAAAGATTCGCAAATAGATATTGATTTATAGATATGTCTCTGTCTTTATTCAATATAAATAATTTTCCTGTAAATCTTCTGGACTTATCATTTCTAACAAAACTGCTTGTATTAATAACTTTATACAATCGTTGCAATAAATTAGTAAGTTTATTTTCCTTCGTTTTTATATCCATTACTATCTTAGAATTTTTTAAAGAGATTGTTATATTATCATAAATCTTCTTCTTCTCATCCGTATATTTTAAAGATATTATGTCTTTATTGTAGTTAACCAATTCTTTATTTTCATTTTCATAATTTATCAATTTATTTATAAGATCAACTCTATTGGCTTTAATATCTATATTTCTTGATTTGCATTCTGATTTAATTTCATCTAAATTCATTTTTTTAAAATTAGTTTTTAACCAATCATGCTCTTCTATATCAAAATCTTTTAATACTTTTATATAATTATTATAAGTACAAAATGGAATAAAATCATCCAATTCTATGGAATTAAACATAATATCCAGAGATAATTTATCATCTGTTAAGACATAACTTATATAGACATCTTCTTCAACAAGTATTTTTTGTATATTATCCTGATTATTAATATCATGGAAAGGTAAACTATTAAATGCATTATACTGATCATAGTTATCCTTATACTTACTCATAAATTCTTCAATTTCATTACTAATTTTATTCTTATTTAATAAAAGTTTTTTAGTCACATCATCCGACAAACCCTGTGCTTTTAATATCGGTATAATATTTATATTTATATACGATTCATATGCTCCTTCCTCATCCATTCCCATCTGAGATTTATACACATTAATAGTTTCGATTATTTCTGTATAATTTACCTGTTTAAATTGATAATACCATATATGTAATAATAAATCTAAGTCTATTTCTCTTTGAGAATCTCTTTGAATAGATTCTTCAAATTCTTTAAATTTTATATTTTTTGTGCCTTTCTCTATTATTATATGTAATAGATTATAACATTTTGTTTGTAATAAATTACTGTTATCTAATATTATCATATAAGACGGAGTAGTATTTGCTTTATAACATGGTATTTCTATAGGTTGAGAACTCAGATCAATAATTAAAAATTTATTCGGATCAGCCATTTATTAATAATTTATATTTTTTATATAAATTATAATTTATCGTTCTTACTGTTATTGTGTAATTTATAAAATTCACTTAATATATACACTAATTTAGAGGGTAAATTATCAATATCAAATTTATATCCTTTCTTGGTTTTTAAATATTTTGATTGATATGGTAAACTTGAAACGTTATTGCTATTTTTTATTTGATATATGCGTATAATAACAAATATTAATTCGTGAGTATCACTATTTTTTTCTAGATTCCTAATTAAATCTTTTTTATCATCAATACCAATATCAAATGTTTGATTTGAATTAATTTTATTAACTATATTATCATATACAGGTAAAGAGTTTTGCATTTACAAATTATATACAAATATTTATAATTCAATTTTAAACACCATAATTAACCGTTTCTTTCTCAATATCGCTGTAACTTTCTCTTTGAATACCTGCTACTTTTTTTAAAACGAACCAATTATCGGTTTCTTGTAATAATTTCCAATACATATCTATACTAAACCTATTCTTATCACCTGTCTTTTCCAACTGTTTATAAGCAGTTCTAAAATTATTTAATAATTTTTGATAATAATATTTATTTACTAAAAATCCGGATGTTGTTTGAGAATTTTTTACTTTATCTACTATATCACTATGATTTTCTCTTTTTTCTTTATTACATGAAAGAAGTAAAACATCCCAATCTTTTTCATTATCTATAAAAGTATTTATTTCATTATATACTTCATTTTTATTTCTTACAAATGTAAAATCATCCTCTAATATAAGAATATTATCTAAATTATTTTTTATAGCATATTCTAAACATCTAATATGACTCATAGCACATCCTAAATAACCTTTTTGATTGTAAGTAGCACTTAATCTATCATAATTACTACTAAATTCTTTTATCTCTCCTAATATTTGCTCATTACGATCTGCACGTTTATCTAAATTAATATAAACAACATTTAATTTATCTTTAGTCTTATTATCACTCTTATTACTCTTAAATCCTAAACCTAAACCTAAACCTAAGCTTAAAGCAATCAATAAGATTGAAATAGATATGTAAAATATGGTCATTCCATTCATTTATTTATAAAATTTATAAAATTTTATAAAATTAATATGCTTCTGTAAAATTGAAATAACATATATCATCAGTTAGTCCTCCTTTTGTAGGTCTTGCAATACAATATTCGGGTATACAATAGTGTTTATTAATATCCTGATTATTATCGTCATCGGTTTCTATTTGTCTTTTAATACTATCGGTGACATTTCTTACAAATGTTTGTATATCACTTATAGTGGAAGGACCATCATATCTCATGTATGGTCTACCATTATAATATAATATAATGTATGGTACATATGTTAGAGGAGTAATTGTATTCTGTGATTTTTTAATGACAAGAGTATTTTTGTTTACATTTATCATACCAAATAGACAACCTGATATACTACCCGGTAATTGTTTTAGAATAGGTATTAATTTATTACAATGAACACAATTTGTAGAATAAAACAAAATAAGTGTAAATCCTATTACATTATGTTCTAAGATTTTATTATTTTTTTTATCTGTTTTTATGTCAAAGTCATCTGCTGTCAAAAATAATAGTCCACTCATTTTATATTATTTATTAGATTTTAAATATTATTTAATGAATATTAATTACTAAAAAATGATATTAGAAATAAATAGCAACGGTGATTGTAAAATAGATAATAAGACTGCTATATTCTTCAATTTTTTAAAAAATAATTATGTTTATTCTTTTAAACACAGCGATAACAAAGAGTATGAATCAATAAATTCTTTCATTTATATCTACATGATAAATAATATAACCTCTTTATCAAATATAACTCAAACTAATCTAAATATAGAACAACCCTGTAAAAGATATTATGAATTAAAAAAGGAATATTCCTTCTATGTAATAGACATACCAAAATATATTAATGAGTTTATTCAAATTAAAAGAAAAAATAAAAATTTCATAAATAAAATTTCAAAACTAAATAACATTGTCTATAAAACTAATAATAAAAATACCATACTATATATAATGTCTTCAAAAGAGTTTAATATTGGTAATATATATAATGACTATATTAAAAAATTAAATGATGATATGTACAAAATACAACAAAATAAAAAAGAAATAGATACTCACAAAAAGAATAAATATCTTGTATATGATATATTCTATATCCTTGAAGGCCTCTATAAAATTATGTTCGATAATAACGGATATTCTAATCTTGAAAAATACGAAAAGAAAACTTTTGATGAAATGCTTTTATATGTAAAAAAAAAGTATGGAGACGTCTATTTAAGTTACAAGGATATAGACTTTATTTACAACTCATATCTAACTAAAAATATTAAATATTATTCAATATATACAGATATACTTAAATACCCGCAATTAAAGGATCATATTGTTATACTATTTATACTTAATAATTTTAATAATTATAACTCCAGATTAATAGACTCTATAAAGAACAAAGAATTTAAAAATTTTATAAACAAATATTTTAATAAATTTCTTGAAGAAGGTGAAGAACAATCAGACGAAGAAGCCGAGAATACACCGTATAATACTACTTTAAGTAATATAAAATCAATAAAATCTATAGCTTCTAATAGGATAAAGAGCAGTAATATATCAAAAAAAATTATAGATTTAATAAAAATAGATTATAATAATATAAATATCATTAATGAGAATAAATTTGATACATTAACAATCTTTATTCAAAACATCAAAGACAAATTAAATCAGGCAAATAATATAAAAATAATACAACAAAAGCCTGTTACAAAGGCTAAACAAGATAATAATGAAATATCTTATTCATTATTTAACAATCTATTAAATAAGATAAATTATAAAGAAGAGGAAAACGATAATTATATTATAGACGACAACAGTATATTATCTCCTATTTATAAAGATTCATTTACTGTTAAGATTGATAAGAATGAATTTAAGTTTGATACTATGCTACAGTATATATACTTTAACGAATTTGTATTGCTTTACAAGATGTATACAAATGATATGAATGAAGTGTATTTATTATCATATAATTATTTATTTGAAAATACAACAACTAATATTATCAATATATCATATGAAACATCAGATAAATTTAAAGATATAGACAAACTTGACAGTAGTTTAACTGACTTGTTTAATGATATTAAATTGTATTTATTTAATATAGGTATAATCTATAAAAAAAGCAATAAATATTTTAACTTTATTATTCATCAATTAAAAGATGTTAAGATAAAATATAAGAATGATGACAATTATTTGGGATTAGTTGACAATAAAGGTGAGAATTTATTGGGAAGTTTTTTTGAAAATGAATACGAAATTATAAAGAAAACACAGGATTGCCCTGATAATTTCTATATTAGTTTAAATATATTGTGTAATTTTAATAAGGATATAATTAAATTTATAGATTATGTCATAATAGAATATTGTAATTACATTAATATTTTTTGTAAATATAATAATACCTACAATATAGAATACGATAATATATCACTCATCTTGAAACTCTTATCTAAACAATTTATCGTAAAAGAAGAGAACATATATATTACTCCTTATTTATCAAGTTTTAAAATATACGTAAATAAAACAATTAATAATTTAAAACATAATTATGGTATAACTCATCGTATTAGTGTAGATGATAAAATAATTTATCAAATATGGGTTCATTTAAATTTAATGTGTAACCACTTTCACGAAAAGAATAAAATAAATAAAAATCTTAATTATTCTTTATTGGATAATATGGTACAACATATAAATGTATCTAATATAAATATGAATATAAATTTGATAACGTCTGTTATAGATAATGTAGAAAATAGTTTATCACGGAAATTAAATGATGATTACATCATATCTAATAAAGACAAATACAGTTTAATATTATATTTTATACAAGGTTATAAATCAGATGATATATGTTATAAAATTAATGATGTGATTAAATATATATTTAACCATAAATCATATCTTAATATTAATAATAATTCATATAAGCTTATTCATTATAAATTAAGTATTCTACAAAAAAAATGATTTTTATTTTTTTTTTATTGTATAAATAAATGCAAATATTTGTGAAGACTCTTACAGGTAAAACTATAACACTTGAAATTGAACCTAATGATACTATAGAAAATGTTAAATCAAAAATACAGGATAAGGAAGGTATTCCACCTGATCAACAAAGACTTATTTTTGCGGGAAAGCAATTAGAAGATGGAAGAACTCTAAGTGATTATAATATACAAAAAGAAAGTACATTACATCTAGTTCTTAGGTTGAGAGGAGGATTTAAATAAATTAAATTAATAAATTATATTTATTAATTCAAATAATTTTAATAAGTGGAAATTTATATATAATTTCTTCAGCAGTAAATATCTCTTTTAATTTATTACATCTTTCTTGTGAATTTTTTAAAGAATCTATTTCTTGTTTTATTTCTATATTTTCTTTAACTATCCTATTAATAAATTCCATTGTTGTTGTTTTGTTACACGCGGTTCCTGTTTTTTTTATATTACCTGCATCCTTATTCTCTTTTAATTTAAACTGATCATCATACATAACACCGTATCCGGCTAATTTAAGTTCGGTTGCTTTCTTACTGATAATTTGTTCTTCGTTCTTAATTTGTTCTTCAAATTTACTCTGTATTCCTTTATTACATTCAACCCATTCCAAATTATCTGACGTAATATCTAAACATTGATACTTGTTTCTTGCTTTAATAATATAATTTGAATCATCAAATAAGTAATAATATTTTTGCCAATATTCATATACAGTCGTATTATGTAAATCTCTTAAATTAGTTGTGTTGTATTCTATAATACTTGTTTTTATTAAATTCAATACTAAATTACTCCATTTTTCTATTTCATCTAAGTATTTTGTTATAGTGAAACGAGTATTAGTTGAAAAAAAATCTTTTAACAAATCTTTCTTTATATTAATATCAATATTTGTATTATCATAAGATATGATATTTTCATTATAAAAATTTAATAATGTATTTGATTTATCATTTATATCATACACCAGATAAAATATATCGTTTTGTTCTTTCACATAACACGGTATTCCATACTTATTTAAAATTGGTTTATTATTAGAAATTATATCATGCATACACGTTAAAATATCAAAATGGCTAACATCATTAAAATATTTTCTTAAATCGGAATATGACAAAAAGAAATATTTTTTGTATAAATTCATTATATTAGTTTCTAAATCGCACTGTGTGTAATATACATTATAGGAATCATAATCCATTTTATACGGACCCATATTTTCACAATTATAGCTACAAATCTTATATTCGCATTCCCTAGTATAATCAAACTCAGCATCTAATTCATTTCTGTTTTTAAATAATTCACAATCTACGGCATTTATCTTTATTTGATATTCTACTTCTTTTATGCTTTGATCTTTTATTTCTGCTGCATTGTAAATATAATAATCTATAGATTCAACATCCGTATTTGTTTTATTTGGAAATGTTGTATGCAAATAAATATTAAATTCAGGATTATCTAATTCATCATGAGAACCAAATCTTAAACCCCTTGATATAACCTGAGATATTTTTGAAAAATTCCAATGAGGAGTTAAAATATGAGTCTGTTGTATAAAATTAAAAGAAAAACTCTCTTTAGTTATACTTGATCCAAATATAACTTTGATGTATTCTCCATGTCTGTTTTCTCTTCTATTATATACATTTATTAATTCCTGTATATCAGATTTTGTATTCATTCCAACTAAATACATATATCTATTTGCTTTACTTAATCCTGAAATTTGAGTTGGAGTTGAATATCTGTTAAATGGTTTCCCTTTCGCAAGTGAATAATGTTCAAGCAATAAAGTTAATAGTAATAATCCGCTTCCACCTACAAATTCATTATATACAAACACACATTTATTATCAGATTTATTTAAGATAAAATCAATAACAGTGTAATATTTTATTGAAAATTCTTTCAATTTTGTTAAATCATCTGATAAAATACGCTTAAAATTTTCTTTTAATCTAAAGTTATTTTTATTTACAATATTACTTTTGCTGCATTCAACCCATTCATTAAAACCTTCTGGTCCAATTTTACCGTCAGGAAATACAAATAAAGAAGATTGTCTTGTGTTGGTTCGTAACGAATATTTATTTTTATTATCACTATCATCTGATTGAAGTATAATTTTTTCTTCTAAAAAATTTTTACAATATATTCTATTTTGAATAGTATTAGGCATAAATTTATTGAATGTTTTTATATTTTCTAATAAATGACCTTCACTTGTCGTTATATATTTTTTCTTCATGTCTGTTTCCTGTTTTAAGTATGATATTCGTCCTTTTGTTTTATTATTAAAATTTTGAACAGCATCAGAATCTTTAAATTGTTGTTTAGAAATATCAAGATATTCTCTATTAAAATTTTTTTTAGTTTCAAATTGATTATCTAATGGCAATATAAGATTCATAACTTCTGCTATTTCTGATGCCTGATCATACATAGGAGTACCGCTTAATAGTAATATTTTACTATTTTTTATAGTATGTAATACATTATGCAATATCTTATATTTTTTAATAGTGGTATTTGTTTCATCGGTATTTATTACATTTATATTATGGACTTCATCTATAATAAATATACTGTTTGAATATCTCTTTTCTATTTCGGTAGTTGGTATTTTTGATACTTCTAAACAAAAATTATAAGCAGTAAAGAAATTATAATAATTCTTTGATAAAACTGCTTTTGTTCTTCTGATTTTTTTATTTACACTTATTTGTTCATAATTATCAATTTGTTTCAAATATTTATTAGTACATTTTAATATCAATTCATTTTTCAGATTAGTTAACACCTTATCATTATTTGCTATAACAAATACTTTATTTATACCAAATCTTTCGCTTAATATTTTTTCTGTTGTCGCAAATGCTGCACACGTTTTACCTGTACCCATTTCATGAAATAAAAGTAATCCATCATACAATGTATAACCTGACATAAATCTTGCAATAAATTCCTGATGTTTTAAATTTTGACATGGAACTAATTCTTCTTTATCTGTTAATTTCAAATCATTAAATTCTTTCTTATTAAATATCTTATTATTAAACTTATCATCTTCTAACGTAGGATAATAGGGTATAAATTCAAGTATATCGACCATTTATTATATTTATAATTTTATTAAATTAAATTTATATAATAAATGAATTTTGATTATAAAACATTAAATACTTATTATAAAAAATATTATTATGGTAGAAATATCACCCCTCACTCACTTTTTATTCTTAACGATCAAAATAAAAAAATAATTCAATCAAATCTTACAAAAATTATGAAAGATGTCACCGATTTTTTTAACATGCACAAAATTAGATATTTTATCAGTGATGGCACTCTTCTTGGTGCTTACAGAAATGGACGTATAATTGAATACGATGATGATGTAGATATAAGAGTATACTATAAAGACTGGGAAAAATACAGTGCAAATATAGATAAATCAAAATATATACATAATAATTATGTTATTGTCAAAGGAGGAGAAAATTGGAAATTTGATCAAATACATTGCAAAGTTGAGACCCCCGGAGAATCATTGCATTTAGATATTGTATCATCTGATCAGGAAGTAAAAATGGATAATCCTTTTGCGGCAACAGATTGGCTTTTTAAAAATTGTAATAATATGTTTGTTCTACCAACAGAAGATATAAGTATAAATGGACTAACAGTAAAAGGCCCTAATAAAGAATACATAGAACCCTATTTAACAGAAGAATATGGAAAAGATTTTATGATACCTCAATCTCATACATATAGTTATAGACACATAATAAGAAATGTTAATATAGTATTAGGTGTAATTGCATTAGTATTATCGTATATTGTCTATAAATATAATTATTATTTATTTATACCAACAATTATAACTATAATTGTACTAATATCTATTTCAACTAAAAATAATTTTTAAATAATGTTTTATTTAAAAAATGAAATCAAGAGAAATTTTTACTTATATTCAAAAATATTATTATGGTAAAACTATATTTACACATACACATTTAAAATTTAATCAAGAAAATAAAAAATTAGTTAGCAAAATATTATTAGAATTATTAAAAGATATTACAGATTTTTTACAAATGCATGATATACGATATTTCATATCAAATGGTACACTCTTAGGTGCATTCAGACAAAAAAAACTAATCGATACAGATGACGACATTGATATCAGAATACATAAAGACGATTGGGAATTATACAAAGATAAGATTTCAAAATCAAAATTTCTTCAAAAAAAATATATAAATCATACACACAAAACAGATCAAATACATCATAGATTTAAAACATCTCATCAAGCATTTCACATAGATATTGTACCTTCTGACTACGAAGCAATAAATGAATATGATGGAAAATATGTTTTTAAAAAATGCAATGAAATGTTTGATTTACCCACAGAACCTATACAAATAAATAATTTAATAGTACAGGCTCCAAATAAAAAATTAATTAAATCTTACTTAGAAGATACATTCGGTAAAGATTATATGACACCAAAACACAATAGCTATAAAAGTAAAAATCTTATTATAGGTATAACTGTATTATTGTATACTACAATATCAATTACAACTTTTATATCAATCAAATATAATTTGTATCTACTATATCCCATTATATTTATAATTTCTTACATAACATTTATGGCGACTATTAATAACTTTTTGATTTAATACATTAATAAAACTGATTTAAAAAAATATATATAAAAATATATAAAATGTCTTTTGCCTTATTTGATACTCTAAATACTGATAACAAAAATGTTAATAATGGGAAGTGTATGCATCTTAATATTTCTCATAATAATTGTTGTGAAGATTGTGGTGTAGAGATTGATAATTCTATTATGTTTAATAAAGAATGGAAGAATAATCAAAATCGTAATTCAAGTGATCCTTCACGTTGTTTAATGAGAAAAAATAATGAAAAAAATATAGATAAAGATGTAGAATTACTGTGTTTGCCTGATAAAGTTGTACAAGAAGCAAATAAAATCTATCAACATGTTGTAAAAAATAGTATTTATAGAGGCAACACACGTAAATCTATAATTTTTGCGTGTATCTTTTATGCATACAAACAACTTAATCAACCACATAGTTGCGATAATCTTATAAAACTATTTAATCTTGAAAAGAAGAGTGGATTAAGAGGATTAAAAATAGTATCGCTAAATTCTAATAATAATTTTGTAAATAAATCTAATTATATTACTCCGGAGGATATAATTAAAGAAATTATGAATGAATTTAGTGCTAATCAAAATGATATTAATCAGGTTATATATCTATATAATTCACTCAAAAACAAGAAATCTGAAATATTATCCAGATCACGACCACAATCTATTGCAAGTGGTATTATAAGATATTATATTATAAAGAATAATAAAGAGATATCTATGGACGATTTCAGAGAAAAAGTAAATTTAAGCGAACTAACTATAAATAAAATAGTAAAAGAAATTACAAGAATATTGGAAAATTAACATTTTATACATCTTATTATGTATACAATGAGTAATGATAATGATAATAACAAACACGTTATAAACATTACATTATAATAATTTACCACTGTAGGTTGTAAATGATTTCTAACTCTCACTATCTGCCCCTCCTCATTCAGTGGAACAATTTTACCCATCTGTTTCTTCAAAAACTTTTCAACAGCCTCTTTGCTCTTTTTACTTGATATAGGTTTACTAATCCATGTATTTAATCTCTCAAAATCTAAACCTGTAACTCTTATTTCCCATCCCAACTCTTTTGCTAACCAATAATATCCACTTTTCCATTGCTTTGCACGTAAACTACCTTCAGGTGCAATTATAATCCAATCATATTTATCGGCATTATCTTTCATAAATTTAGCAGTATTTTTTACAAATCCTAATCCTGTATCTTCTAAACGTGTTGATGGTATACAATCTATATAATGAGCAAATTTTCCTAACAATTTATGATATTGCGGAGCCATAACTAATACACCTCTTTTAAATTTATAATGAAACTTATATAAAGAGAATATAAATAATTCCCATTTACTTGTATGTGACAGACAAGCGACACAGGGTTTTATTTTCTTTATATCTTTATCCGACATACACATTTCGGTATCCCAACCTAATAATTCTAATATATTTTTTCTCCACATTTTATAATACTATTATAAAATTTAAACCGTTTTATAAATTATTTCAACATCATATATGGATTTCTTCTCCTACCCATATTAAATCCGAATCCAAAATTATCCTCACCTCCTCCTCCTGGATCACCCGGACCCTCTTTTACTGAAGCAAAACCTTTCTTTATTTGAGGTACTGCATATTTGACGAATGCCCAAATAACTATTGAACCACCTATAATACACGCTACTATAATTATAATTAATTTTATTATACTACCCAGTGTACCAAATAATGATGAAAGACTATTAAATATATCACTTAATAAATCTCCAACAGTATATTGTTGATATTTATAATAACCACCTGAAACAGACTCTCCAACATTTATATCAAAACAAGCAAACGCAGGTTTCTGAGCACCTCCGGGTGCATTTAGAATATCCTTATTCTGATTAATTTGATTTGAATTATTTCCAGGACCGAGTGGTTTATCTTTTGCATAATTTAAACATGCAGGTATAACTCTGTTTGTTTTGGCATTATTAGGAGGATTACTGGTAGGATCCCAATCTCCGGTTGCACTCGGATAAGCACTTTCGCAAATTGCTTCTTGCCAATTATATATTATATCACCCCCGTCATCACCATCAAGTTTCCATGCATTTGGTTGTTTTTGTCCGTTAGTAACAGGTATTGCTATATTGTTACCATCTTTTATTAAAGTAGCCATATATTCTGTAATTGTAGCTGCTATTGCTCCAAGTTGGTTTGAATTATCAGTAAGATATTTAATAGTATCACCATATTGACTTCTGTATTTAGGTTGAGAAAATATTTTTCCATTTTGAATAGCTGAAACAATCTGAGTTAATGTAGTTTTCATACTAGAAGTAGGATCACCCGAAGGAAATGTAACACCATTATTCTTATCAACTATATTTACAGTTGCATTAAACCATGCTTTAAAATCCTCAATCCATTCACCTGGATTACTGGTACCACTGGGAAAGCTGCGGGAGTTTGAAGCATCATCCACACCAAACCACCATGCATATGCTCTTGATATATTATTAGTAATATTGTCGCCGCCTCCACAAGTACAATTAGAAACAGTGTCATTTGCTCCGCCACCAGAGAGTGTAGTAGAAGATACAATATCTAAAGGATTATAATAGTTATCTTGAGCATGATTAATATCTTCTCTTCCATATTGATCATTAACAAGGTAGTTTATAAAAGGAATCTTGCTTGATATATTATTTAAATTTAATCCTCTCCATTGACATTGTATATTATGATGAGCTAATAAATTCATACCTATAAATATACCCATTCCTATCGCAGCAAGCAAAAATAATATACTAAGTATATTCCCATAGTTATCCCAAAATTCTTTTAGTCCTGATTTTTTCGCTTTATCAGCTACCTCATCAATTTTATCATTTGCAGTTTTTACTTCCTCCTGTAAATCTGACGGACCTGCTGTTTCTTCTCCATTTTCATCTCTAAATTTCAATTTACCTTCACCTTCGCTTGAATCAAGCTCAATAGTATAAGTAGCTCCACCCTTTTCTAATTTTATTCTTACTGAAGGCGAACCGGGATTTCCTGCTTCCGCTTCCTCAACAGAGTTTCCCGCTTCAACATTATAAGTTATATCATAACCGCCTTTTTCAGCCTTATTTAATAAATCTTCAAAAGGTTCTTTAAAACCAAGTTCCTTACTTGCATTTTCTATAAATGTTCTATTTTCTACTTTTCTCGCATTTAATCTATTTTTTATAACTTCTTGGTCTGCATCTGTTATTTGATTATCTTCATTTGCGGGATCTTCATTCCACCTATCAACAACATCTTTATATACTCCATTTATATCATCAGCAGCAGCATCCATCGTACCTTTTAGATCTCGGAATACAGGTGCGTCGCCCTTTGCCGATCTTCTAAAAAATCCTTCTCTTGTTCCATTAACTTCTCGAAATGATTTGTCAAATGTTATACCAATCTTAGCTTCTACACCTTTAAAAAGAGCAAGTTTACTTGCACATTGTTTTACTTTTAGTTCATACGCTTTTTGTAAATCAGTTTCCCTGGGGAAATCATTTGACAATTGTGCTACTTTAAGTTGTTCAGTATAATCAAAATAATCTTGGGCTAATCCTTCGAAATAAGAATCTACTGATGTGCCTTTAATTACTTCTGAAGATGGATCTAAACCTGCTGCTTCTATAAATGCATCTTTTATATTTTTTTTATATGCATCGTCGGTCATATCTGCTCCTCTTTTAACTTCTACATCTTTAAATGCATCACTGAAAGTATTTGAATCTTCATTCATTTTTTTTTGTGCATCATCAACAGCGGATGTGCGTTCTGGTTCAGAACCACCAATATCATCTCCCATTTATTATAATAAATAATAAAATAATAAAAAAATTATGTATAAATTCTGATGATAGATAAAAATAATAATATAATAATTACTATTATGAATGTAGCTGTTGTAACAAGAATAGGTTGTTCTAATTTTTCTTTTAATAATTTTTCTTTTTCTACTATTAATGTTTTATACGCAACATCCTGTGTTGCAAAATTTTCTAAAATTTTACATTGAAACGCACTTATTTGAGTACCCAGACATAAGTAAGTTAAACTTTCAAACTCTGGCAATATTCTATTTATATCATCAATCCAATCAGCTAATCCTTCATAATTGTAGTTTTCATTACATACACCAACATTACTTAATCCAATTAATCCACCTATACCACATCCCCATGCTGCGGCACGTCTGTTTGCTGTTAATGAAAATGCTTCTGTTCTACAATATTCTCCTTTAGGATTTAACCATCTACACGCATAACCATAATCATCATGTCCTTCTTTTGTAACAGCATTTACAACGTTAAACGCACATTCATACGGATTTGTTTCGCATTTTATGTTTTCATTACCGGTACCCCCTGGTGTTGCATTCCAAAATTTTTCAGGAGTAACAGAATTTTTTGTATCTTTAAAAGCTTTTAAAAAATTTTCTTTTGTTGGAGTATCAAAATAAGTTTGAAGATAACCATTTTCACTATCCAAACAATCTGATCTCCATAAATTAAATAAATTATCGGGATACGGACATAAAATCGATGCACTATACATAATAGACTTTTCAGTCCAACCCGGAGGATATTTTTGAGTACACTTGTCGTCTTTATCGCAGCATGTTTGTCCTGCAATTAATTTTGAGTCAGGATCACATTTTGGCATCGGTTTCCAATTCTCAGGATATTCTATATTATCGTAATATTTTCCCATTAATAGACCACCTGCTATTAATGCACCTAATTGAGCTTCTGCTGCAATTGCACCAAGTCCCGGTATATCATCCGCTGCTTCTAAACCTGCTGCAGTTTCTAATAATGCTTTTCCTTTTTCGAAATCTTCTAAATCTGGTCCCGGTGGTAATGTATTTCTCATAATAAATCTATACGTATTTAACCAATTTTCGCATACAGTATTTTTTTGTACTAAACCCGGATTGTTTTTACTTATATCACATCTATTTCCTTGACCTCCATCATATGATGTACTTCCACTATTACCCATTTTTAATAAATTATTTTAATTTATTAAATTAATTATCTAAATGTTTTAATTATTAATAAAAATAATTTATTAAATTAATTATCTAAATGTTTTAATTATTAATAAAAATAATAATATTAAAAACAATATTCCTAAATTAAGCATAGAAACAACTTCTAATATTTTTATTTCGTTTTCTACCTCGCTTTTTGCCATATTTAATTCTGTTGCAAAAATTTCACCCTGATCTTTTAAAATTACAAACAGATCATTATTACCTTCTACTAATGTATTAATCATACTTTGGGTTGTGTGTTGATATAATTTAGATTGACAATCCATTATCTGTTGAACTTTATCTTTCAAATTTTTTGATGTTGTATTACAACCGGAAGTCTGACTTGCTCCAACAGTAGATAAAGCACCGCAACCTGCACCTGATGTGGAAGCACCTGAACAACCATTATCACTACTCGTATTTGCTGATAATAAATCTTTGCATTGTGAATTTTCAGGATTATTTAGAAAACTACTAATATCTGTCATTTATTATACAAAAATTTTTGAAAACAATAAATAAGATACAATGACTAATGCCAAAATAAAAATAGAGCCACTCACTATATTTTCTATATTAATATCCGATTGCACTTGTGCTTCCATTAATTTTAATGAATTATCAAAATAATTTTGTTGTACAGATAATGCCGATTGAAGTTGTATTTCTCCACTGCTTAATTCTGACATTGTTTGTGATACAAAACTTGCATATAATTGAGCCTGACATGATTTTATACCTAATTTATTATTATCACCATTAATTACCTTTTGTATTTGATTTGTAACACTATCTAAACAACTTTTATTTGAGTCTGCTCCACCAAAATTACTCGCTAATGAACAAACAGCACCATTATTAAAATCTTTACCACAACTACCATCATAATTTCCAACATAGTTATTTTTATCATCAGGATTACATTCTGGATGTGATGAGAAAAATTTTTGTAATATCGTAGGAGTTGCCATTTTAATATATATATATTTTTTTTATTATTATAAATGGCAGAATTTTTAGAAGCATATGGAGGCCCTATAATGTTGGGATTCGGTCTAACAACTATGTTTGGTGTGAATACAATAACAGGTGGTGTTGCACAACAACAAAAATGCGAAGACGCAAAAAAGAATTTAGATGAATTAAATGGATATTATAAATCGTTTATAGAAAGTTTAAAAAAAAATCAGGCACCTCAATCAAGTGAACTAATACAATATTCAACAGATTTAATAAATAAAACAAATAATACCATGAATGCTTTTAATAATATCAATAATAATAAATCTAAAACAAATCAAACGATACAAATTATTGCATTATCAATAATCGCTACATTTATTGTCTTATTATTTTTGAAATATTATATTTTTAGTATAATTGTAAAAAATTAATCACTTAATATAAATGGGTATATATTTAGCTGTTGGATTATTTCTTACTTCTATTGTAAGTACTATTAGTGTTGCAGCAGGAGAAGAAGAAGCCGAATGTCAAAGAGTAAGTCAACAAATGAATGAAGCGACCGCACATTATCAAGGTGTAGTTCAATCTTTACAAAAATTTGATCAAAATATAGAACAAAATTATAATCAAGTTGTGAACTACTTAAGAACTGTAACAGATGAATTAAAAAAATTGAAAAATGAATATGTAGCATCACAACAATCAATGAGAACAAAGTATGGTAATATACAATTTATGGTAATAATATTTTTAGCATTTTTTATTGGATTTTTAGCATTAAGATATATAAATGGAACTAAAATAAAATAATAATTTAAAATTTATTATAATAAATAAAATGGGAGCACCAAAAATATTATTTCCTCAATTCAATATTTATGACAAATGTCCTGTATATCTTATATTTTGGATAATTAATCTAATTACAGGTAGTTTCGGAATAGAAGTTAGATATATGTATTGTAAATTAATAGCTAACATAGCACACTCTAGTATGCACTCTTATATAAAAAGTACTGTACCTGTAGATCCTCAGGTTAACAATTCTGGTAAAAATTGGGGGTATGATGTAGGAGATCCAAAACAAGCTCATTGGGAAGCTCATTGGGAAGGCATATTTGGAAAAGAAACATTTGCAGAACTCGGAGATGGTTTAAGACCGATTAGAATGTGTGGGGGTGATGATATAGATACAGTATTCAAAAACAGAGATAATGAGTTAACTTTTAAACAAACAAAAGAATTTTGGGATGATATAATGCAAAAATGCTTACCAAATATTATATCAGGTGATTTAAATGGATTTAGTATTGGTACATATGCACAATTTGACGTGCATATTAGATTGAATTGTTTACCTGTCGCATGGCATATGTTTGGTAATGCTTTAAAGAAAGTTAAAAATTTTTCTTATTTTAGTGATTGGACTGATGCTCTTGTGTTTGTTAATTCTGAATATACTAAACCATTACGTTTTGCAACTGCTACTATGATACAAAAAACAAGAACAAGAGGAGTTGGTTTAAATACGCTTGGACAAGTATACTCTAATTTTGAAATGGTTACATTTTGGCTTAATTTATCAGCTGTAAATTGGGATCAACTTAATAAAAATAGTGTACAAGCCCAAGTGTTAAATGAAAATAGTAAATATACAAAACCTGGTGGAGATTCAAACTCCGTAAAAAATCAAACGGTACTTTTACAAGCAACCAATGCAAAGTCAGGGATTCCATCTGAATTATCTAATATAATAACTAATTTTTCAAAAAATATATCTGATTCTGATTTTGTTGATAAATATGTTAATGAAAATAGTCCGTTTGGATTTTTTTATAAAAATGTAGGTAAGAATATAGAACAATTAAGTAAAAATTTAAAAAATATTGGTGCAAGGGATAAGGATAGTCCAAATAAATATAAATTTGAATGTATGTTTCAATTTAACTTATTTAGTTACCCTCCTCAATTAATTTCAAATTTGATAAATAGAGACGCAGTATTCCCAACAGGTTCAACAGGGAGTTTATATACATCTATGAACTGTATAACAAATATGAATTATTTAAAAGATTTTGATACTACAAATCCATTAATTACACCTGGATATACAAATGAACCTATCACGATAGTACCACTTATACCTCCGTCTTGGTCAGGAGTAGGTCAATCTTTCGCACTAAATTACCCTATAAGATATTATACAAGAGATTTTTATTTAAATACAAAAGAGATGGGTGAGCATATGATTAAATATCAAGGTAATTTATATGAACCTAATGGATGGACATTACAGGGTGTAATTAATAATATAAAAAAAGATGTTGATAAATCTGTAAAATCAAATATTAGATATTTTACAAAAAACGGAGAAATGGAACATGTTACAGATCAAGAATACAGTGCATCACAAGAAGTTTTAGACATATTAATAAGTGTAAGTCAAGTAAATGATACGAATGATAAATTTACAACAACACGTGCTGCTCCTGTTGTATCTGCTTCTGCTAAAAGCAGAGGATGGTATCAATATTTTACAGAAGATAGATTAGCAGATGATCCTGAAAAAATACGATCTTTTATAGGTGATATAAGAGGTAAATTCAGTAATGTATTTAAAACTAGGGAATGGGAGGATTGGGGGAAAGGAAAATATAAATCTAGGTGGACAAGATCAAAAGTTCAACCAAAACAAAAAAATACAGGTTTAAATGATCAAAAAGCCGATAAGAGTAATCCCAGTGAGACAGAGGATGATGAGAAGACACAAGAAGAAAACGTAAGAGATTTTGCAAAAGAAGATGGTGCAAACACAGGTGAAGGCGGAACAACCAAAATAGAAGGAAATGAGTGTCCTCAATCTAATCCTCAACCTATAGATAAAGTTAAATCTCCTAATACAGATCAAATAAATCAACCCGGTACAGAAGGAGAACCTCAGGCAGGTACAAGCACGGGACCAAATCAAGATTCTTCTGCTGTAAAGAATTTCGCTACAGGGGGGGAAGATGCAGCAGAAGCTACTGAATTAATAGATACATTATCATTAACTTTTGAAACCCTTGCAAGTGTATGTGCTTTTGCAGGAGAAGTTGCGATGGTTGTAGCGATGGTTGTCGCGGTTGTTGGTCAAACACAGAGGATGTGGGATGATTTATGTCAACATGCAGATACGTATTTTCAATCACAATTAAATGCTAAACAAATAGCGATAGATATGCAACATTTATTAGAAAATGATCATAATGAAGGAGATTGTCAAATGAATATAAACTACGAACCTCCTATAATTGATGGTAAATTAAATCCCAAGTTCAAAACATCACAAGAAAATGATACAGGTCCAAATTGCGTTCAATGTGGTGTAAAAAATAGTTCAAAACCTGAGTGTAATGGAAAAGGTCCAGATTTTAGTGGAGCGTGCACTGATCCTTATGTAGATGGTACATCAAGTCCAGCAACAGGTAATATTCCATGTAGTTCCTGTCAACCTGGTAATAGTGGACAATTTAATTGTGTACCTGATGATTTATGTATACCTGATCAAAATGGTGTAGTATTATTTCCGTGTAGATGTCATATATTTACACAATTATCCCAAAGTAGAGATGCATTAATAAAGGCTGAGATGTTTAATAATATTGTTGTAAATTCAACAATAGAACAAATACAAGAACGTAATAAAAAATTTACAATTATTTTAGCAGTAATTGTAATATTAATATTTATAGCTTTATTTACTAAATACATATTTGCAACAAGACAAACCACATTTAATTAATTATTTTTCATTTCTGATATACATTCATTATAAAGTGCATCCCTGTTATTGCTATCTTCACTCTCATTATCTTCAACATCATTCTCAATACGATTATTACAACACCATTCTCTAATATATTTTCTAAAATATATTAATACCACTATTATAAAAAATAATGATCCTCCACCAATATAATATATTTGATTATAATCTATTTCATCACTACTACTTAATTCTGTAATAAAAGGACTTGGTGATTGCGTAGGATATAAAGTAGGTGATTGTGTAGGATATAAAGTGGGTGATTGTGTAGGTGATTGTGTAGGTGATTGTGTAGGTTTGCATTCATGATCTTTTATGGAACATGTAGGAGTCATTATAACCTGAATATCATTTTCTTTGAAATCACAGGGACATTGATAATATAAAATATTATTGTTTATTATTCTTTTCATGCATTTATCTGCAAATTTACATGGTGTTGATAGCCAACATCTGGGATCCAAACATTTCAACATATTTGGTGCGTTACAAAAAAGATTAGACATTTATTATATAAATAAAATTATCTAAGAATAATTTTATTATAACAAATGAGCAATTTTAATTTGAATAATAAATCCTTAAATTTTGACAATCCTGGTAGTTGGAATGGTAGAAATGATATAAAAAAAGAACATAAATCAATTCATACAAAAAGAATAGAAAGAGTTGGTACACAGTTATTAACTGATATGCACAGAGATCAAAATATGTTTGAAGATAGAATGAGTAATAATATAAATTATTTAGCAAAAGGTGTTAATATTATGGCAAAAAAAGGAGATATTAATTTTGGTAGTAATCCAAATAAAATTACAAGTGAAAGTATGAAAATAGGAGAGATTGTAAATTTAGAAAATAGCCCATTATCAAGATTACCTGTAAGAGAAATTAATATGCATACAAATAATTTTCAGAAAAGAAACATGTCTGCTCAATTCTATAACAATAATAATATGAAATCCATAAGAGATGAATACCTAAAAAGTGAGATAAGACCTACAAAAATATTATACAGAGAAGTACATAGACAAACCGATAAAGATGTAAATATTATAAGAATGAAAGACAAAGTAAATTATAGTACTCATAGTAATAAAACTGTAAGTAATAATTATAATAATGCAATAAGAAATAATGATGCAATGCCTATTCAGGATAAACAAAATATAAGCGTTAATTCATATAAGACAAAAAGAGAATATAAATCAAATAATTATGTTGATACATCAAATAATATTAGAAATGGTACATTAGTAAGTGATGTTATGTCCAGTAAAACAAAAACAATTTATAAAACACAAAACAAAAATAATCATTTTAATCTACAATCTAATAGACCCACACCAAATATACATACAAACAATATAAAAAATTCAAATGAAGTTGATACAACACGACAGGAATTTCATCTACAATCGAATAGACCAACAACAAATATCAACACTAATATATCAAGAAATCATAACGAAATTGATACAACACGACAGGAATTTCATCTCTTATCTAATAGACCAACAACAAATATCAATACAAACATAAAAAGAAATCATAATGAAATTCAACAAAAAAGAACAAATATACAATTAGGAGATGCATTGCAATTAGGAGGTTATAATAACAATAGAATAGGTCTAAGACAGGAAACAAAAAATATAAATTATAAATTATAAATTATAAATAAAATTGATTTTATTTTATTTTATTATAGAAATATATACAATGACGAACCGACTTAAAGAAAAATATGGCTACAGGCTTAACTATGATGTCAAACTAAATAATGGTAAAACATTTAAGACAACAGATGAACTAAATAGATTAAATGAAAAATTATCAATTTATACCGATTCATACAAAGAAGAAGACCGTGAAGAAGTATTAAAAAAAATACAAAAACGTATTGATAATAAAAAAAGAATAATAAACGAGTTAAAGGTAGAGAAAGAGGAGTTGATGGAAAAGAAATCATATTTTGAGAGTGGTATTATGGATGAAGATTTTGATATAGAATTAAAACAAAAAATAGAAGATAAAAAAGAGAGAAAAGAGATTAAAAAGGCTAAAATACATGCAATAAAAGAAACGAATCAAGGTATAAGTAAGGACTTCTATCAAAAAAGCGTACAATCATCAAGACAGGATAGATATAAGCTTAAAAACATAAATTACGAATATAAATATTTTGTGGGTTGGGGTAATACACTCCCAAAAGTATATAGTAAGAAATTGAAAAATATGACAAATAATAATGGCTATCTTTGGAAAAGGGTATATTTTTATGGTATGAAACCAAATGTGCCGGGTGACAATACAAGAACTATTTATGAATTATTTAGAGATAAAACTGTAACTCATTTTAAAGATAATGGGGGAAATTGGACAAAAAATACAAAATATAAAAATAAATGTAATAATAATAATAATAATAATAATAATACAAATAGATATACAAAAAAACATAATTTTTCTTTCAAAAAAACATAATTTTTCTTTCAAAAAAACATAATTAATTAAATAATAATTATTTAATTAATTTCCTTCAGGCAAGTCATCAATTTCAACATCAGGTCCTTTCATTTTTCTTTTTTTTAAAGGTGATTTTATAACACTATTTGTCATATTATTCATCATATTTAATAGATTACTACCTGTACCCTTCAGAATCATTTTGCTTACTACAAAAACAGCAGCATTAAATAATATAAGAAATATCAATCTAATTTCTACAGGCCATTGTTTTGCTTTTGGTATATAACTCTTTTCTCCTAATTCTATCAAAAGAATTTCATACGAATTTAGATTAACCATTTGTTGCTGTGTAAATCCTTTCATATCAAATTTTAGAAAATACCCTAAACCATATTCAATCGCCATAAACCCGCCAATTAAATATGTTTTATATGATTCTACATTAGAATCTATTGTTACTCTTTTTACCGTATCTTCATAACTTCTTTTTATAGTATTAATATCTGTATGAATATTATATTCAGGTATATTTATATTTTTGTAAGATTTCTTTAGTAATTCAAACTTAAATAGTAATTCACGTTTTTTGTCTTCATCATCTGTATTATCAAAATTAGAAGCATCTTGCACAGGTTTCTCTATATGTATTTTACCATTATCATTTAACTCCTGCAATGTAGGAGCTTTAAACATTTCCTGATCATTATTCATCTGTATATTTTTACCATCATCTTTAAGTAAATCAAATAATCTATCCGAAAAATTTGATTTTACACTACTCCGACTCCTGCTGTAACTACTCCTGCTACCTCTACTTCTGCTGTAACTACTCCTGCTACCTCTACTTCTGCTGTAACTACTCCTACTGTAACTACTCCTACTACTTCTGCTATACTCATCACTTTCATATTCATCGTTCCTATCGTGTTTTTTGTATTTATCATCAACAAAATGATTATTTAAATTCATCATATCCGGTTTTTCATTAAATACATTAGGTTTTTGATCAGGAAGTATATCTAATTCATTTTGTACTTGTGGTATTCCTTGTTTAGGTTCATAAAATGTGTTAACTAAGTCTTTTTTAATTTTTTCTTTGTTTTCTATTAATTCTAAATACAAATTATGATCTACATTTTTAAATATTTTCGGTTTATCTGATTGTTCCTGATTTTTAATTTTGTTAACAATAATTTTAATCTTGTTTGGCATATTTAAATATTATTAGTTTACTTTTAAAATTGATATTTAAAATTATTTTTTTTATAGAAAATGAGCGAAAAAGAATTTATAGATAAATACCTTAATAAAGAATTTGCTAATGGAGATGTACTCGAAGATTATATTCACTCTAAAAAACTCAAATTAACTGAATTAAAAAATATATCAAAAGTACTAAAAAATACATTAATAAGATTTCCTGGTTGTACCAACAAAAATAAAGATAAAATTATTGTTATATTTAAAGAGAGATATGAAATATTTCTTAAAGAAGATATTGAAAGAGCTTTCATTAAGAAGGAAGATATACTTGTTGAAGAAGAAGAAGTTGAAAAAGAAGTTGAAGAACAAAGTGAAGAAAGGTCAAAATTTATTTTAAATAAAAAAGGACAGGAAGTAGTTGTTGTTACAACTGAGGAAGAGGCAAAAGAATTACAAAATCAACTTGATGCAGAAGAAACAATTGAAAATAAATTAATTAAACTTGAAATGGAAAGAAATGAACTTATAGATACAGTAGGTAATTTAACAAAAGAAAATACCAAATTAAAAGATCAAATAAAATGTAGTCAAACCTATGTTTGTTCAACCGATGAAAAGTGTAATTTAAAAACGGATTCGTGTGTACCAAACTCAGATACTATTGAGGAGGAAGAGGAAGACTTAGTTGAATTTGTAACATCTGAAGGTCATAAATATATAGGAAATAAACTACAAATAGACAAATTAAAAGGAAAATTAGGAAATAAAACTCAATTAATAAATATTTCACGAACAATATCTGAACCTATGGAATTAGATGAAAATATACATGAAATGAATATTGATCCTACTTTTACAAATACACATATCGAAGAACAACAAAAAATTAGTGATAGAATTAATAGCATACTTAGTATTAGTTGATAATTAATTAATAATTAATTAATTATTTTAAATCATTTATTTCATTTTCTAACATTTCCACAAGTTTCTTTTCATCTTTAAGGATATCATCAACCTCTTCTTCAACCTCTTCATCAACCTCTTCTTCAACCTCTTCTTCATCAACCTCTTCTATAATTTCTTCAATTTTGGGTTCTACTTTAATCTCTTTAACCTTTTTATTTTTATTCTTCTTAACTGCTTCAACCAATTTTGATTGTCTATTCTTTAGGGAATTTTCTTCAACAGCTTCTTCTTCAACAGGATTAGGAGATGGACCTGCTGCAAATTTATGTAAGATCATTTTAATAACTTTACCTTGTTGTTCAATCATATTTTCAAGATCATTTATACGATTATTTTGTAATATCATTTTTTTCTCAATATATTTAATTCTTGTTGAAAAGTAAAAAGTTATACCAATAAACACTATTACTTCAGATAGTATATGAACCATTTGTTGATTATTCAAACTTAATTGCATTTAATAAAAAAACATAAGTATTTAAATTGTTTTTAGAATATACAATTAAAATTCCAACCTAATTGTTTAAAAATTTCTTTGCATATTTGATCATGAAATCTTCTTCTATCATTTGTTTTTAATATTGAAGAACAATCTAATTCGCATGGTATTTTATGTTTTATTAGTAATTGTATCAGAACATATTGACTATTTATGAAACTTTTCCTGTTTGTTTCATTATTTTTACAATAATTATCATATGCACATAGAAGAATTTCAAAGTCATTTATAATCTTTTTTTCTATATTAGGTGATATTATATTTATTTTTTTACCTGTTAAATAATGATATATATAAATATAATCTTCATAATACTTATTTAATTTTAATTCCTTGAGAAACATTAATATATGCTTCGTAGTTACATTCTTACATATTTCATGCATACTCACATTATCCTTATCTGTAATTATATGATTTAATTTTAATTGTTCTAATATCTTTTCATATACTATATCAGGTATGTTAACCTGTTGTTTACCCTGATATTGATTTAAACAATCTTTAAAATGAGATTTTCTATCATATGTATATTTAGGTACTATATTAATTCTTTCAGAATCTTTGTAAGATGATGTTTGTCTGAGTAAATTATTTTCATTTCCACAATGAATACATATTTTTATATTATCTTCATATTTAATATCACTACTATTACATATATCACAATTATTATTTAATATTTTTATGTTTTCAAAATTCTTATTATATTTTTTATATATAACTAAATATCTGCTTACAATATGATCTGTTGATATATTTTTAGGATTTATATTTTTTGATGACATAAAATCAATAACAATAGGTTTCTGTATTTCACTTTTGTATTCATCTATAATAGATGAGGTTTCCATTATATAAAAATTATAACTTGTACCTAATTCTATATCTTCAATAAACTTTTCTAAAGTATCTATATCGGATTTTAATTTATTCCTTATATTATTTTTTAAATATCTTAATTTTAAATGTTCTTTCAGCAGCTTTAATTTATCTGTATATTTATGTAATTCTTGTTTAGTTGTTTTGTATTTTTTTTTATATTTAAAATCTAATGATAAAATATCTATCTTAACTTTGTTATTTTCTTCCTCTTTTTTCATTTTTATTAACATCTCATTTTATTTAAATATATTAATTTAAAACTATGGTTTTATAATTAAAAATGTCTACTCGTCAATCAAATGTAACTGCTGCTTTTATAGATTTAGCAACTTTCGAACTACTTGAATCATCTTTATATGGTGGTAGTGACGCTATTACTTATTTTGTTAGAGAAGTTCAAAAATGTACTTGGTTTTCTCAAATTCCCGTAAAACTATCTTCTAATTCTACACCCGGATTTGGTTCTGATTTTGATTTTTCTGTATCACGTGCAGCTGATTATCTACTCTCTGCTTGGCTACGTGTAGAACTACCCGGATTTAACATGGGTGATCACGCACAAGCTCAGTACCCCGGTGGAGTAAGTTGGACTCCTAATCTTGGTCATAACTTTATTGAAGAAGTTAAAATTTTATTTAATGATCTTGAAGTTCAATCAATTGATAGTTATACTCTTGATTGGTGGGCCGCTCTAATGTATCCGGGAGATAAAATGGATGGATATAATAAAATGATTGGTAATGTTGATGAAATGGTTGCTCCTTCTACAAGCAAGAGTAATTATACTATTAATGTTCCACTTCCTCTATTCTTTACCAAAGATACCGGTATTGCACTACCAACTGCTGCTCTACCTTATAATGATATTAAGATTCACGTGAAAACAAGAGGACTTGATAAGCTCCTTGTTGGTTGGGATGAAGATGGTCTGAAAGGTGGAGTTGATTCCGGAATGGCTGTCACAACTCATAGCGAGATGGGTATGAGGTATACAAATCTGACTACTTCTACTTGTGAGTTATGGACTAATTATGTTGTTGTTTCAAATGACGAAAGGAGTAAGATGGGAGCTGGTCCAAGAGATATTGTCGTTGAACAAACACAAAAGGTAGATGTAGCTAATCAGGAAATTAGTTCTGCTGCTGAGATTGAAAAGATTTTTAGTTTTAATCATACAGTAAAGATGTTAGCATGGTCTTTGCAAAACTATTCTCATATGAATCAATACAACTATCATTCCAATTATACTGATAGTGAACCTGATGCTGATACAGGATTTGTGGAAGATGGCAAAGACTTATTGAAACAGGTTACATTAAAGTATGATAATACCGAAAGATTCACACTTAATAGTGATTATTTTCAGCATGTCCAACCATTTTATTTTGCAAATAAAATTCCTTCCGGAGAAATAGGTGCATCCCCGGTTGGATATAATATGTATTCTTATTCTCTCAATCCTACAAGTAGCGATCCATGTGGTTCAACCAACTATGGTAAGCTTACAAATGTTGCTCTTAAACTTCAGACTAATAATCCGGAGAAGGCTCATAATGTAAGGCTTCTTATTCGTGCACTAAATTTTAATATTGTTCGTATTTCGGGTGGTGCTCTTGGTTTTCCTGTACTCTAAATTTTTATAAAATAATTTATAAAAATTAATTTGAAGTTGAATTTGAAGTTAAATTTGGTTTTATTCCATATTTAGAAATAATATATATAATCGCTACTAATACCGGTATTCCTAATCCTAAACTTAATCCTAATATAAGCGGTAAATTATCATCTTTTTTTGAATCCCAATGATACAAAGTCATAATAGCAGAACCTCCTTTCGTATTTAATCCGTTAATACGATTGAATTTATTGTTTGGTTTATCGTATACAAATATAAATTCTTTATCATCGTTGTCGTTGTCGTCGGAAGCTTCGTAGAGAGATTCCCCCCCACCTCCAATATATAATTTACCATCGTATACTGTCATCGTATTTACTCCTGTAAAACCGTTTTTTATTTTCTCTTCTATTCCTTCTGTAATCGGTTCTAATATATTATTTTTATTATTATATTTAGCAACATATTTAGTATAATTTTTATTATTATCACCATAATGTCCACCAATATATAAATCACCATCGTATACGGTCATACATGTTATAGCGTTATCATAATTAGTGGTTTGTTTGTAATTAGGATTTAATTTGAGGTCATCTTTATTTTTAACTATTTCTACTTTTGTTGTATCTGAATCATTAAATTTTGCAATAAAATTAAGATCATCACCATAACCACCACTATAAATTCCACCAAGATATAAATTACCATCGTATACGGCCATAGAAACTATAAATACATTTTTTAATCCGGTTATTGTATTTAAAGATGTAAACTTATTTGATGATTTGTTATACCTTACAAAATACGCTGTAGTATCATCAGTCGCAAATCCACAAAGATATAAATTATCATTGTATACAGCCATACATGTTATCGTAATAGATGAGTTTAATTTTAATCCGTCTGATAAGGTATCAAATTTGTTTGTTATTTTATTGTATCTTGCAATATATCTACCACCATTATCATAAGCATCATCACCATCACCATCACTAATAAGACCAATCCCACCAAGATATAAATCACCATCGTATACGGCCATAGAATATATAATATTACCAGATCCTTTTTTTAAACTATCTGAAAAAGGAACATCTTCAAATGTTTTATTTGTATCATTGTACTTGATAACACGGTGACCTTCGTATTTATTATTATTATTGACCTCTGCTCCTGATAAATATAATTCATCGTGATATGCAATTATATCATATATAATTTCATCATTTAATATCTTACTATTATTATTTATATTATTGAATTTATTATTATCGTATTTATATACAATAACACTATTATCACTATTATCATCAATCCCGGAGATCCCACTTGAATAAAGTCCATACTTGCTCATTTATATATATATATATAAATTTTTATAAAATAATTTATAAAAATCAACTTAATTTATCAACCAACATTTTTACTGTGCTTGGTGCACCCGTGTGTGATTTACCTGTCGTATTAGAATAAAAATAAGGATACCCATTTGCTCCATTTGGTAATTTTTTATTGTCTATTACATTCATACTATCAATAACACTTTCATTCTTAAATAAATCCTTTGATCTTTTACAAAATCCGCATCTGTCGTTACTATAAAAGTCGATATTTAACTCTTTAATTTTACTTGATAAGTTTTTAGTATTATTAAATTTTATTTTACAACCTTCTCCGACACAATTGCCTTTTTCCTTAAAATTTCTTTGTTGTAATTGTGGTTCACTAGGTTGATTGGGTTGATTAGGTTGATTAGGAGAAGGTTGATTGGGAGAAGGTTGATTGGGAGGAGGTTGAGTAGGAGGAGGTTGATTAGGTTGATTAGGTTGATTAGGTTGATTAGGTTGATTAGGTTGATTTGGAGGAGGTTGATTGGGAGGAGGTTGATTGGGATATTGTAATCTTCTTGTTGGGCACATTTCAAAATTATCCGTACTTCCACAGTTGGATCCTATGGCTAAATTTAGAGCCTGTAAGTTATTTAGAGAGCTATCCAGAGATTTAAGTCTATCAATTTCCGAGATGATATAGTTGTATGTGTCAGGAAAATCTTGTTTAAGAGTTTCTGTGTCAATATCGTTTTCTGTTTTAATTTCTTCTTTATCTTTATTTGAAACTTTATCGTATTCATTATTTATATTTTGAATTTTATAAGAGTTTCTATAAGGATTGGTATTATTATTTGAAAAATTTTTATAAGAATGAGTAGATTTTCTATAAGGATTAGACATTTTAATAATTTAATAAATTTTTAAATTAGATAATAAATGAGTAATAATTTGCAAACTTTATTGAATAAATGTAAAAAATATAGATGGTGTCATAATAAAATGTATAAATATTATTCTAATCGTAATAAGATATTTACTATTCCTCCTATATTATTTGCTTCAGCATCTTCATTCCTTATATTAGATGAAGAAGATGATCAGAAAGCGGTTAGATATACAAGTAGTACATTTGCCATGTTAAGCGCTATGTTTTCAGGTATAAGTATGCATCTTGGTTATCATGCAAAGGCCGATTGTCATTTAATGTCTGCAAATAGTTATGATGAATTAATAACAAAATTATATTTTATGTTAAAATTAAGGCCTCCTCCGAAAGAAAATGAAATGGATATATTTTTAAAACAAACCGAGGAGTTTATTCTGAAAATAAAAAGTGTAAATAAATATCAAATTGCACAATGGGTGTATAATGAATATAAAGAATATAAAGAAAATACATTAGAACAAAAAAAAGAAGAAATTAAAATAAATATAGAAAATGCAACAGAATTATAATTTTTTTTTTTATTTATTTTTATATTTACTATAAATAAACATGGCAAGAAGTCGTTCAAGAACTATCCGTAAAGGAAAATCAGGCAAAAATACAAAACGAACACGTCGTAGATGTAAAAATGGAAAACTAAAACAACCGGTTCGCACAAAGAACGGTAGTAAAAGAATCTGTAGAAAAAGTAGAAGAAAAAGTAGAAGAAAAAGTAGAAGAAAAAGTAGAAGAAAAAGTAGAAGAAAAAGTAGAAGAAAAAGTAGAAGAAAATTTAAAATGAATGATAGTAGAATGATGGTAAGAAGACCTATGATGAGAGGACAAGATATACTTAATTTAGATAATAATTCTAATCAATTATTAGGTACAGCTACAAATATTGTAAATTCAAGTGTAAATTCTGGTAAAGATTTAATTGATAACACTTTAGGGTATGGTGAGAATATGGTTGATAATGTTATGAATAATGCTTTTAATATTACAAATAATACTATGACTAAAGGTTCTAATATTACGAATAAAGCTGTAAATACCGGTGCTAATATTGTAAATAAAACAATGAATACAAGTAAAAATATGATTGAAAATAGTATGGTTGCAGGTTCAAGTATGTATGATAATGCTTTATTTACAGGAGGTAAACTTGTTAAAGATACTGCACTTGTAGGTGGAACTATGGTGGGTAAAACTATGTCAACAGGTGCAGATATGATAGACACGGTGGGTAATATAGGTCAAAATGTCAGCATTGGTACTACTAATTTAGGTGCAACTGTTGCAGATAGAATGATTAATAGGGGTGCAAATATAATAGATAATGCTGCAAGTACAAGTGGTGGATTAATTGGGTCTGCTGCAAATAAATTAGGTAGTACATTAGGTAATGTTGTAAAAATAGCAGGTAATACTGTTGGTGGTGTTTTAAATGCGGGAAAGAATGTAATAGGTGATGTTGCTACAGGTATTGGTTCTGCAATGGGTGGTTTAAGTAATTAATAAATAAAGTTTTATTTATTTAAATATTAAGAATAATATTTAAAATATGACTAGTGAAGAAAATACTGTTACTTATGATATTAATGAGTTAAATTTAGAAATGATAATGCCAAATACAGATAATTGTGATAAAGAAGGACAGGGAGGATCAAAAATAGTAATTATTGGTAAACCGGGTACAGGTAAAACAACTCTTATTACAGATTTACTTTATCATAAAAAACACATTTATCCAACAGGATTAGTATTTAGTGGAACAGAAGATAGTAATGGACATTATTCACAGATTTTTCCAAGTACATTTGTATATAATAAATTAGATCATGATGTTTTAGAAAATTTTATAAAGAGACAAAAATTAGCAAGAGACAATATAAAAAATCCTTGGAGTGTATTACTATTAGATGATTGTACAGACGATCCAAAAATATTTAATAATCCATTATTTCAGGGTTTATTTAAAAATGGAAGACATTGGAAAATGTTATTTATATTATCTTTACAGTATTGTTTAGATATAAAACCTGTCATTAGAACAAATGTAGATGGTTGTTTCATATTGAGGGAAACGAATTTAAAAAATAGAAAGAGTTTATGGGAAAATTATGCAGGAGTTATACCTGACTTTAATCAATTTTGTGAGATTATGGATCAAATAACTGATGATTATACAGCATTATATATAAATAATACCGGACAAAGTAATAAAATAGAAGATTGTATTTATTGGTATAAAGCTAAAAAAGTTCATGAAAATTTTAAGTTTGGATGTTCCCAGTATTGGAATTTTCATATTGACAGATTTGATAATGACGCTAATTAGGACTATAATAAGAATTTAAAAGTAGAATCGAAAAAATAAGCACAGGTATAGATAATATAACAGATAATACAATTAATTCTTCATCTGTCTCACGGACAGTTGTTTCTTTTGTTGATACCAGACCGTCAGAATCTTTTATCAGCTTCCAATCTTTTTTATTATTAGGTAATAATGTGAATACCATAGTTAATATTACAAATATAACTATAAATAACAATCCTATAACATTATTACGTGTGATATCTTCATAAAAAAATATAATAGTAAAGTATAGATATGTTCCAATAAAAACTAAACAATTTGATATAATTAAGAATGATCTTGATATACTATTTGGATTAGAAAGTTGTTGTTGTAATATAAGAGAAAATCCACCTGTAATTGTCAAATAAATAATAGTTTTAAGCAATCGACCTAAATTATCAATTTTTGACTGATAAGTATCAGCAACTTTTAATACAGTTCCGGTATCTGTCATTTATTATAATAATTTTAAAATTGATTAAAATATTTTTAATATTTTATTAAACAAAATGTCTACTCAACTTACTAATCCCTCCGACTTCAATGTCAATAATATTAAATATTCCAAGCCAGAAACCGGGACTATTCCGGGGAACGGTCCAACTATTAACTTTCATCGTATTAGAATTGCTTACAATAACGATGATGGAACTACAGGTGATCTTGTACTTGCAACTCAAAAACTATTTAGTTTTGGAGTACAGGAAAATACCGATATGAACTCAGGTAGAGTCACCGGTTATAGTCTACCTCTATGTCTGCATAATAGAGATGGAGCGACCGATGAAGAAACTAAATTTGTTGAAGTTATTAGAGAAATCGTTGAAGGTTGTAAAGATCATCTAATGGATGTAAAAGATGATATTGGTAAATACGATCTTGAAAGATCAGAACTAAAGAAACTTGATCCTATCTATCAAAAAAGAGAAAAAGGTAAAATTGTAGAAGGTAAAGGACCAAGTTTGTATCCTAAACTTCTTATTTCTAAGAAAGGAGGTGATATGAAGATTCAAACATTCTTTACCAATGGTATCACAGGTGAAGATGTAGACCCTCTTATGCTTACTAAGAAATATATGCATGCTACATGCGGCATTAAGATTGAATCTATTTTTGTAGGCACTAAAATTTCTCTACAGGTAAAAGTGTATGAATGTCTATTTGAACCAGTAGATACAGGAATGAGGAGGTTGCTATCTAAACCAAAACCACCTGCACCAAAGCCAGAAGTAGAAGTTGAATACGAAAATGAAGAGGATGAGGAAGAGGATGAAGCAGACGGGAATAGTTCTTTGAAGGATGATGACGAAGATGAAGAAGAGCCTGAGCCTGAACCCGAACCCGAACCCGAACCCGAACCACCTAAAAAGAAGAGAGGTGGAAGAAAGAAGAAGAGTGAAGAATAAATAAAAAAATTGAAAATTAATTTTAATTTAATAATTATTAAATTAAAATGATTGATCGTCCAAATTTATATAATAAAGGTAAAGGAAAACTAAATAAAGGAAAACATAGTAAGAAGCAAAATATAAAAAGAAATAAGGAAATATACAATAAAAAACATATTAGAGTACAATTATCAAAGATTAATAAGAAGTAAATCAATAAGTTTACTTTGTTTTTCTGTTAAATAATTTTTATTATCATCTATAATACCTTTCCTAAAAAATAATGGTGTATTAACGGTTACATATTTTTTCCATGTATTTGTTTTTTCTACTTTATTTTTCATATAGCTAAATTCGGTAACATCTATAATATTTTTAATCTTTTTACTCTTAACATTTAATTTTAGATATTTAACAATCTCTAAAATAGTTTCTTTTTTATTTTTTATTAAGTCTTCATAATGTATAAATAATATGTTGCTATGATTAGATTTTTTAAAGGATTGAACATGTTTGTCCCATCTATCATATAATAAATCACCTTTCATAAATAATTTAAAAAATGTTTCAAAATCCCCTTTATAATTTATCCATTTACTAGATTTATAATATTCATACATAGACACCAATACATCTTTAGGATTTCTTTGTATGTATATTATTTTTGTTTCAGTATTAAGTTCTTTAACAGGTATTTTATCATAAGAATAATGGGTTTTATAAATATTATTATTTATTTCTTTTCCTGTATGCTCTAACCATTCCAAATTTATATCTGTTATTCTTGTATTATTAACTAACATATTAAGTATAAATTGTAATAAAGTTGATCCTGATCTAAAATTAGAACAGATCATTATATCATTCTTATTTGTTATAAAATTTTTCTTTATATTTTTTATATGCATTTCATCTAATATAAAAGGTAATTTTTGTTGATCTATCTGTTTATACAAAAAACTCATTTATTTTTAATTTAATACATTTAAATTAAAAATCATCATCAATAACAAAATTTTTCATACTCGCATCTTGTTCTATTCTATACTCTGTTACTCTTTGTTCAAAAAAGTTTGTTTTCCCATCTAAGTTCATTGCATTCATAAATCCAAATGGATTTTTTGTATCATATATCTTATTATAACCCAATTGAGTAAGCAATCTATCTGCAACAAACTCAATATATTCACTCATTAAGTCACTATTCATACCAATTAATTTACACTTTAAACTGTCACATATAAACTCTTTCTCTATATTTACTGCTTCTTTTATTATATCATAAATCACTTCTTTATCAAGTTTATTATTTAATTTAGAATAAAGTAATACAGCAAAATCTGTATGCATACCTTCATCTCTTGCTATAAGTTCATTACTTTTACCTAATGATTTTACCATCTTACCTTTGCTTTTCAACCAAAATATAGCACAAAAACTCCCACTAAAAAATACACCTTCTACAATAGAAAATGCAACTAATCTTTCTGCAAATGATTTATCGTCATTAATCCATTTTAAAGACCAATCTGCTTTCTTTTTTATAGCAGGAATAGTTTCAATTGCATTAAAACATTCTTCTTTTCTTTTATTATCTTTAATATATGTATCAATTAACAAAGAATATACTTCTGAATGTACATTTTCCATATAAGCCTGAAATGTATATGCAGATCTTACTTCGGGTATTTGAATTTCTTTACAAAATTTGGTAACCAAGTTTTCAAGAACGATACCATCGCTACCTGCAAAGAATGCAAGTATATTTTCAATAAATGTTTTTTCTTCGGGTTTAAGAGTATCCCAGTCATTTAAGTCAGCAAGATAATCTATTTCATCTGCCGTCCAAATAGCTTTTTGTTGATTTTTGTATGCTTCCCATATATCATTATATTTTATAGGAAACAGAGTAAATCTGTTATTTTGTTCTTTAAGAATTGGTTCGTCCATTTATTTAATTTAAAATTAAAATTAAATTTTAAATTTTAAATTTTAAATACTTGATGATTTCATTGATGATGGATGATCTATAACAACTATTTCTTCTTCTTTATCAAAATCTGTATCAACTAAACCAGTTAATTGTGATGATTTGGGTATATGATACATATCACTCATATCATTTTCATATGTATTTTGATTGACAATATCACTTGAAGCTTGACTTGATGAAATTGTTATTGTACTTGATGTTTCATCCAATTGATTTTTTCTATGTCTGTGATGTTTATCTTTATGCTTCGAATTTGCAACATGAACAACAGGTTCTATTGTGGTTAAATTATTCTTATCATCGTTCCACCAACTCGTTGGTTTAATATCTCTAAGAGCAACAGGAACATTCATGTGTGATACAATTTTTCTACTTCTTGCTCTAAATTTACTTACAATTTCTTTTGGTAATAGAGGACTAATTTCTTGTAATCTTTGATATTCACTTGTTGTGCTCAATATATAATTTTGTATATCTTCTCTTTCTTCTCTTCTTCTTGATAATTGAAAACGAATATTATTATAGAACTTTTCCCAGCTTACAGCTGCAATTCTGTGAGCTTCGCTTTTTTCGGCTAATTTAAGATATTGAGCCACACTGGAAATAATACTTGTTATTATAGATAACACACCAACACCTAAAATAATAGTATCCTGATTATCCGGAAAAGAAGTACTCACAAAATTACCAGAACCGCATATAACCGATAATATAATAATAGGTAATTGATAATGTCTTGATCTATTTGAGTAATATTCGTGACTATTCATATGACATATAGCTTGTAATTGTGATTCATCTCCTAATTGTTTAAAGAAGACTTCATTAGAGTCATGCCAAATTTTTTCTTCCATTTATTTATTATATAAAAAAAAATCATTATAAATAAATGCCGACATTAAGAATCGATATGCTTACGGGAGACGCAGTCATACGAATATACAAAAAAAAAATTTCTTATATTGTCAATATTGAAAATATTATAATGCATTGCTTAAATGAAGTTAAATCACACATAAGAGAAAAAATAATTAAACGTATGTTTTATGATTATGAAAATGATCCAGAAGAATATACTGTTGATAATGTAAGCGATTTATTTACAGAAAACATGATAACAAAATTATTTGAGGAATCTATTAGAGAAGAAAACAGAAGAAGAAATATAGAAATAGATGAAGAAATAGAAGGAGAAATACAGATACCTGATATTGAAAGATTCATATTAGATAGAATACCAAGATTATATTTCAACGTAACTTATAATAGAAAAACTAGTGATAAAGATAGAGAAACAATTAATCAAAAAATAAGTGTTATGGATAGACAATTAAATGAATATAGATATAAGTTTCAAAGAAATATACAAAATATATTTTTTATGTTTGCAAAATACGAATCAATACCTATGTCCTATTGGGATGATATGTTATCAAAATTAATATATATAGATCTCGTAAACGATCTAAATCGTAATAATTTAAGTTTTGAGAACGATGTTATGCGTGTCATCAATAATGGTGATGAATATGAAAAAAGATGGTATTTATACTGTTTATCAAGAGACGAAATGCCCGAAGACGATGTAGATAGTGATCTTAGAGAAGAGGATGGAGGTGATTTTAGTTATGATACTATTGAATCAATACTTTATAAGCTTAATAGAAAAGTTGGTGATTTTTGGGGCATACATCTTCCTGATAAAAGAGAATTATTATCCGTAGAAGATGATGAAGATATTACCGAAATACCGATAAGAGATCGTATAATAGCTTTCCTTAAATATGAAGAAGATGAGGATGAAGATGAAAAAGATTATGAATTGTATGACGAAGATATGCTAAAAGATTTGATGTATGAAAAATTATTAGAATTATATGATAGACAAAATACTTGGTATGTTTATGTTAAACCAGAAGGATGGATGTGTAATAAATTCATTAAAAGTTCATATTTTTATAGAAAACATCAGAGATACAGAGTTATAAAATTTAGATTTGTTCTTGAAGAATACTTAGAAGTAAATTTTGAAAAATATATACCACAATATAAATATGACTTACAAACACTAACAAAAGATGAAAAATTTTTTAGGGATGAAGCCGTTGCTAATTCATTCATGTATAATTAAAAAAAAATATATTATAAATAAATGACTACAGAAACTTGTAATGGTTCAACAATTACAAAGACCAAGACTCCGTTGTAAATCCCCCCAGTTTTAGAGCCGGAGGCAAAGAAGGAAAAAGGAACTTTTCCAATGATATTAACTGACTCAGAAAAATACACTCCCGCTGAAACACATGAACAACACACTCAAAGTAAGAGTAAATTACCACTTATTCTTGGGTTATCGATAGGAGGAGGAGTATTGTTATTGGGAATTATTATTTATTTATTCGTGAAGGATCCTTTGCATGTATTTAGTAATTCAGGGGGTGATTCAGGGAGTAATTCAGGGGGTGATTCCGAAGGTAATTCAGGGGGTAATTCCGAAGGTAATTCAGGAGTTTAGTAAATTTTATTATAAAATTTATAATTATATTATATAATAAATGCAAGAATTATATAAAATGAAAACTAATATAGATAGGTTAGAAGATAATGTTAAAAAATTACAAAATAAATTAAAAAAAAAAAGAAAGACAAAAATTAGATTAAGAAGAAGTAAATATAGAAAAAAAGGTAAATGTAAATATGGTAAAAGAAAAAGTTGCAAAAAGAAACCAGGAAGGAAAAGAAAATATACAAAAAGAAAACGAAAAAGAAAAAGATAATTTTATAAAATATTAGTTTTATAAAATGGATATACGAACAAAAATATTAATATTTTTTTTAATAGCAGGATTTATAGCTTTAATAGTATTCTTTGTATACTCTTCTATAAATAATACTGATCCTCATTATGGTATTTGGAAAGAATACGAGAATGAAAATGAAAACGAAGACGAAGACGAAAACGAAAAACTTAACGACGGGTCTTTCTCATCCGTCTCTTAGTACGTCTTCTGCGTTTAGTTTTTCTTTTAGGATATTTTACGCCACGTACTACTCTCCTACCCGATCTTCTACCTGATCTCATATTAAATTTAAGATTAGTAGAATTTATCATACTTTCTAGTGATTTATTTACATTAGAAATGGAAGTGTTATTTGTTTTGATAATATTATCAATAACCGTTAATTGTTTCTCATATTTTGCTTCAATTTGTTTGTATTTTTGTAACTCCTGATTTATTTGTACTGATCTATCTTTTAATGCTTTAATAGTTGATTGCAAATTTTTAATTTGTTCACCTTTACCAACATTAGAAGCCCCTTGAGCTACAATGCCTTTGTTTTTTGCCAATCTTAATTCTTTCAATTGTTTTTGTAAATTTGCAATATTGGTTTTGTATTCATTATTTTTTGATTTTAATTGGCTTATAATTGATCTTGCTTTTGATAAATTTGCATTGGTTCTATCTATTAACTGTTTCTGTGTTGATAGGGATGAACCAACAGTTTTAGTTCCTTTCAGGTCAGACATTTTATTATAAGAAAGAAAAAAATTATAAAAATAAAAATAGTTTTTATAAATGAGTGTTTTAAAATATATAAAAGAAACAGATGATTTTACTAACAGTATTACCAGTAATAAATTTCCTACTTACACACAAACAACTACCTTAGCTGAAAAGAGAAAAGTATTTTATTCTATACCTGATGGTGCAAATAATTTACCTGTTTTAATATGGTTTAATACTGGTCCAAAAGAGTTATGTTATTATAATACGGAATGGTGGTTAAATGATACTAATTCTAATAATTGTAAAATCCAAACATATTCTAATTATGGAGGATACTGGTTATTAGATATGTATAAAAAGATTGAAGAAAAAGTAATTATTATTTGTATAAATCCAAGTAGTGATGATAATTGGGATTTTAATGGCAGTGCATGGCCTAATTCTAATGTAGATAATTATGGCTATCCTGGTCCAACATACGATAAAAAATTTATTAAAACAGTTATTGAATATTTTTTTTTAACTACTCATACCACACAGATAGATAAAAATAATGTTTTTTTTGGTGGATGGTCTGTAGGTTGTCAAATGGTTAGTAGAATGTTTCAAACCGTTCAAACAGAAAAAGATATACTAAGTCCTATAGAAAATATCAAAGGAGGTATTATGTTATCAGGAGGTACCTATAATTGCTATGAAGGATGGGGTAGTGGCATACCTATAGGAAGTTGTAAAGATTGTGATAAAAAGTGTTTAGAAAATGATCCTAAATGTTGTTCATTTTGTTGTCCAAAAGATACAACGGAGGATTATTATAACTCAAAAGAAAGATATGCATCTCATCCATTATGTTTTTTAGCTCAACATACGAATGATAGTAATGCTGCAGAAAGTGCCGCAAAAAATTATTACTGTACATTAAAGAGTAATATTCAGAATAAAAATTTCGAATGTGTACAACAAGAGTATGAAATTAATCCAAATAATATAATTGGAGATACAAATTATATGGTGCATTTAAATAGTGGTTTACCATCAAATTATTGCAGACCAACGCTTCCAAATTGGAAAGTATTTGGAGATACGTGGAATTGTCAAAACCATATGTGTTTTGATAAGAGATTGGTATATCCGGTTAGAAATTTTATATTTGTCAATTCACATATTGGAATGTATGATAAATTAGATAATTCATATAATTATACAGATGAAGATTATAATACGAATTTAATGATCGCACTTAGTGTCGGAATAGGTATACCTTTTGTTATAATATTAATATTTATTTTAAAGTATAGACTTAAATAATATAAATGATCATTTATATTATCACAATAATAATAGGATATGTAGTAGGATATGTATATCAGGTGTATACATTTTACGAAAATTGTTTAAGAACGATTTTTAATTTATAAACGTATAATGTAGTTTTAATTTTTCATCACAAATATAATAATTACCAATAACTTTATCACAAAAATAGATTGCATTATAATTATTAATAATCAAAGGAATTAAAGTATAAAAAGAAAATCCGATGTTGCCATTATAAATATTAATAAGATACAGATAATCTGATAAAAATATAAATGGCCATCTAATCATTAAATTCAAATATCTATTTATTCTTTTTTCCTCAATCTTATCTATTATACCAAATTTAACTAACACTAATAACAAATAATCTATACCTCCGGGTATACCACAAAGTATTATATTATGTATAACAGGTAATTTACCTATAGGTTGATTTATAGTTAGGATAGGATTAATAATAGCACCTACTAAATGATGTAACATTGTTTCCATAGAAAGTTCTTCAATGTGAGTAAATAAATGATACAAATGAAAATTAATTATACTCAAAGTTGATAAAATAGATATATTATCATAATCATTATCGAATATATGCATTGGATTTAATAAACAATAAACAAAGGTATTCCAAGATATATATACTAAATATAAATTAAATAATGCATGAAATATAAAGTATCGTGTACTCTCTCTTTTAAAAAAATTATATAAAATACTATCAGTCATATAGAAAGAAACCATTTGTATAATACTTTTTACAATCATCTTATTTATTTATATATTTACTTGTTTAAAATAATATTTTAAAAGGAAGAACTCAATAAGAAATATGTCGATAGTTTTACCATTTGAAGAAGAATATGATATTTTAAATCAGTACATTAAGAAACAATTAAAAACAGATAATGATTGGTATTCTTTTAAAAGTACTTTTTCAGAACAGGGTAAACAGGGTTATGTTGGAATATTAGATTTAGATGATATTGAGAGTGATTGTGTTTTTAAGACATCTCAACGTTTTAATTATCTTGTAAAGCACGAATATTTAATAATGAAATCTTTAAGAGATATAAAACAGTGTTGTCCATATTTTGGACTCGGTTATGGTATTTTAAAATTTGATTGTGATTTTAATTATAAAAACAAGAGGAATATTTTTGATTGTGAAAACAGTAAACATTTTATAAATAGTGCCGTATTAATGCAAAATTATAGAAATTTAAAAGATTTTACTGAATTTATTTATGAAAGAAAGAGTGATAATGATGTGATATTTTCTACAATTAAGATGGTATTATGTGCGTTATCTATATCGCAAAATTTAAAAGATTTTTGTCATTATGACTTGCATTCATCAAATATATTGATGTGTGAATGTGATAAAGATTTAGTCATGGTACATAATTTAGATAATAACAATAGTATATGTGTTCCAACAAATGGATTTATTCCAAAGATTATAGATTATGGATTTAGTTACTGTAAAGATATGGAGAATAAAAATTTTTATGCAACATTAGCTCATACGGATGTTGGTATGATGTCCTGTACGAATGATTTTATGAGTGATTTAAAATTATTTCTTATTTCTACGTCTTATGATATAAAATATCGTCATACAAATAGTTCCGATAAATACCGTAATGTAGTACAAAATATATTTAGACGATTGGATATTGACTGGAAACATGGATGGGATAATTACGAAAGAATAGGTGCATCCGATCACATAATTCAATTAATTGAAAATGTTAAACATCCTTCTAAAATATTTAAAGATTATGATTATCATTGTATAGATATTTTGCAATCTTTAATTGTATTGCCTCTTAGACAGTATAATACAAAAAATTTAAAATTATCTTATCAGGCATTTCTTGTTGAATTTAATAAAATAGAAGTAACAATTAAAAGTGCAATAATTCACTTATACATTTTTAAAATTATAGTTGATATTGCAAGAGAATTAAAAAAATCATACAAAAAAAATAAAACAGAAACTGTTCAAAAATTCAAACTTAAATTGTTATCCGGTATAGACAAATTAGTATCTTTCTTCAATCCTAAAAATATAAATTATGAAAGAATGTTATGTAGTCTATATGTATTTGCAGAATGTTGTGAGGGAGTATTATATGATCAAATACAATTAAAACTTGAAGAACAGGATGAAGAATATTCTAAACTAAAAATTAGTACACCTGAACAAATATACGCATGTATAGAAGTTAATATCCCAAATACTTATGTTTACAATAAAAACTCTAAATTTTTAATATTAGATTCTTCAGAAAATAATAGACAATCAATAACAAATCCACATCCATTCTTAATTAAATTACTTAATATGTCCAATTCCCTATTTCATGGATGCATCATTAACGATTATCATAAAGGAAAATTTGATCAGGATATCTATAATTATGATCATCCTATTATACCCGAACCTGAACCCGAACCCGAACCTGAACCCGAACCTGAACCCGAACCCGAACCACCAAAGAAGAAAAGGGGAAGACCAAAGAAAATTAGTAATGAAAGTATAGAGGAAAATAAAGAAGAAAAACCAAAGAAGAAGAGGGGAAGACCAAAGAAAGTTAGTAATTAAATTATAAATAATATAATTTAATTTTATGGATTTTTGATTGCATCTAAGATTCTTTCTGTATTTTTATTGTCTTGATCTTTAATGTCTTTTGTTTCTTCATCTACGTTATCATTAACGTCTTTGACTTTATCATCTATAAAGGTAACTCCTTTTGGAGTATAAACGGCTGCTAAAATCAGTATAATTAATAAGATAATAAATAATAAGATATTAAGTACTAAAATTACCTTTAATAAATTATTATCAGAATTAGAAGATTGTGATTGTCCCATTTATAATAATATTTTTTTTATAAAACTTTTGCGGATGGATTTGTGACATGAACCCATCTTGGCATCCAATAATAATCAATAGGTTTATATTTATAAAAAGTATCATATACTTCTTTATAATAATATTTTTCTAAATCATCATCACTACATTTCAAATATTTTTCTTGTGTTCCAACTGTTTTTCTTAAATATTCTTGAATATGTTTAAAAAAAGGTTTAGTATCATTGCCAACACCATCACTAAACGCTTCTTTCTTTCTATAAAGTATATTATTTGGTAGATAATTATTTTCAAATGCTTTTCTTAAAATATATTTTTCAATACCATTTATAGGTTTTCTTACACGTCCACTAAGAGATAACACATAATTTACAAAATTAACATCTAAAAATGGTACTCTTAACTCTAAACCAAAAGCAGCCGTACACCTATCAGCTCTGAGAACATCAAATTTATACAAATCACTTACAAGTCTCTTACTCTCAATTTCTAAATCCTCTATATTATTTGTTTTATGAAAATAAAGATAACCACAAAGAAGCTCATCAGAACCTTCTCCTGAAAATATTACACGTTCTTTATGATTCTCAGATATATACTTTGACAGGAAATACATACCAATACTTGCTCTAATAGTAGTAACATCATAAGTTTCTATTGATTTAATAACGTGTGGTATTTGGGATATAATTTCATCATAATTTAAAATAAGTTCGTGATGATCAGAACCAATATAATCTGCTACTTGTTTAGCATATTTTAAATCCTCAGAATCTTTAAATCCAACAGAGAAAGTTTTTATTGGTGTTTTACTCTGTTTCATTAATAGACTGGCAACAAGAGAACTATCAAGACCTCCACTCAATAAACAGCCAATAGGTCTATCTGAAATCATACGTTTAGTAACAGAAGTCATAAATAATTGCTTCATTTTAAATTTTATCAAATCAAATTCAGATTGATTATGAATAGTAGGTAGATAATAATATCTTGTTTTTGTTATATTTGTAGAATCATAATAAAGTATTGTTCCGGGCTCTAATTGTTTTATATTAGAACTAACTAATGCTTTACCTTCGGATGCAAATGATAAAATATTAGTATCATCATCATATGTATAATAAAGAGGTCTTACTCCTATAGGATCTCTTACTAAATATAATTCATCTTTCTTTTTATGGTAAATAGAAAAGGCAAACACACCATCCAAATATTTTAAAATTTTGTTAACATCATTAAATTTCTCATATAATTTTTCAATAACTTCACAGTCACTTGTACTTTTACAATTAAGATTAAACGTTTTAATAATGTTTTTATAATTATATATTTCTCCATTGCACATTATAACATAATCTTTTGTTTCAAAGGGTTGATTACCTTTTACACTCAAATCATTTATAGAAAGACGGTGGAAAGTGAAAAAATACTTAGGAGAGAATGACATAATTTGTTTAGTATTATCAGGTCCCCTATGTTTTATAGTTGAATTAAGATATTTAGTATTATCAGAGTTTATAATACCAAATATTCCACACATTTTAATTCATAAAATTTATATAAATTAAATCAATTTTATTTATATAATAAATGGATAAAAAAAAAGAAGAGATTGATGAATACAAAGAAGATTACGAATATCAGGAATCACTTGATACAGGAATACCTTTACTTATTATATTTATTATATTTTTATTGACCGTACTAATAGTAGGTATATTAGCCATAAATAAATTATCAACAAAATGTATATATAATGAAAATAGTAATCCAACTATATTAATAATTGTATTTATATTTTTATTGTTAATACCTAGTATTTTTGGTCAATTAATATTACTTATACTTGCAAGTTTAATTATATCAGCAAATCCGGGTCAAAGAGTATTAGGAGTACAATGTTAATGTTTTTTTAAATAAAAATAAAAACAGGTAGTTACAATTATACATATTACAAATGTGACTATATTAATAATGTTTTCTGCAAGATGCATGTTATTATATTTATCAGCATATATTTTCAAATCTTCAACATCTTCTTTACTTAATTTACCTTCACTATCTATCATATCATCAAGATCACTTTCTTCAAACAAAAATCTATTTTGCCACATTATTTCATAAAATACAAATATACTCCAAAAGGTTACAAAAACAATATTACCCCACACTTGTAGTTTACTATTTTCTTTATGATCAAGACTATATATCCATATACCAACTAATAAACCTAATGCGATAGATAACAAACCTTTCCATCTTCTATTGTCAACAACATTATTGTAATGTGATTTACCTCTTTCAGATAATTTATCTTTATATTTAGGTAAAGATGGTAAAACTATTGCATATGAAATCAGTTTAACAGAAACATATGTCGCAACAAATATTGTTATTAAAAGTGTATGCATTTATTTTATAATTAATTTAATTATAAAATTATTTTGAAATATTATTTTGAAATATTATTTTGTGTTGATGTTACTTCGGTTTCAAACGCTTCATTTGTTTTTCTAACTTCTTCTTCTAAATCAAATTCCCATCCATCAACACATCCAAATTTATTATAATAGGATATTGATAATCTAAAAAATAATTTCATCCATGCCCAAATACACTCTTTGTCATCGTCATCTAATTTTCCTGATGTCCACATATCCTTAAATTTATTCATTTTGTCTTGTCCAACTTCAGAAGCATAAGTATTATAAATAATATCACTATTCAAGAAAAATAAATCATTCTTTTCTTGTATAAATTTTCTATAAGGAAGACAATCACGCATAAATCTACCTAAAACATCTTGTACAGGTATTTTATCTTTAACAAAGATTCGTATAAAATAGAATGCTGCTTCTTCAGGAAATTGAATAATTAATTCATCTAAAAATTTTACCATCTGTTCTTTAAAATCAATAAGATATCCTAATTCATTTGCTTCGTTACTCATTTTGATATATATAAGAATTCTTTAAAAGATATTTAAACAATATTTCCAATACACGTATAATTAAAATTCTCAAATCTAATTTGTTTTATAACTACGTTTATATCATCATTTATATTTATTATTTTGCCTTTATAAATACATTTATTATCCTGTATATCAAAAATATTTAATGTATTTGGTATAAGTATTTTTATATCGTATTTATTAACAAATATACCGTTAATATGTATCATATTAACTTTACACGTAATAATATCATCAACAACAGGCTTATATACATCACATTCACATAACGTCTTAACTTTAGTAATACCATCTACTATACTATTATGTATGTACTCCTTTATTTTATTTACATTTATTATATATCCTGAATGAACAGATTTATTCTCATATAATTCTTTAAGCATTTTCAAAATTACATTTTGATAATTACTATTTAGATCAGATGGGTTTAGAGAACAATCTAACACTAAGTTCTTTATCATTTATAAATCTTAATTTTATAAAGTTAATTCAATTTTAAAAAGATTTTACATCTCTTACATATTCTTTGTAATCTCTCATAACATAATCTCTCGCGATTTTATATCTAGTATTATATCTACAAATATCCCAGTAACTTTGTATTATTTTTGCGGAATCATCCTTCTTTTTATCATATAACATAACATACACAGATTTTGAAATCGTATCATACACTGTTTTATGTTCTGTATCTAGTTTAACTTTGTTACCTAAACTTACATCAAGTAAAAAATTTGCTTGATATCTTGTCATACCGCCTATACTACTTATAAAAGTAGGTGAACCTGTAACACGTGCAGACATCCAGGTATACTCCCAATTACTATATCTTTGAAAAAATGTCTGAATATATATTTTTTTATTCACAATAAATTGCATGATTATAACTTTTCTACCAATATGATCAGACCCTTTCATAATCGGGTGAGTCACTTCACTTGCATCAATGTAATCTATATATCCTGTAACTCCCTGTCTGTTTTTAGTATCTATAAAGGGAATATCATCTCTTTTATATATTTTACACATAATATCAGATACATGGTAATCTGAATAATCTTCTTTATCGTTCATTTTTATTATTTTAATAATAAAATAATAAGATCAATTTTATACAGCCATATTAACTTTAACACTTGAATCAGGTTTATATCCAATTAATTCTATATCATCCCATTCAAATAAAGTAATATCATTTTTTTGATTATTTACAATTAATTTAGGAAACGGTTTAGGGATTCTTTCTTTTATTTCTAAAGCTTTATCTATATGATTTTTATAAACGTGTGTATCCCCCATAACAACTTTAATATAACCCGGTTTATAATGAGTTAAACCTGTTGTATTACAAAGAAGATGAACCAATAGTGCACCTGTACATGTATTCCAGTTATTTGCGAGAAAATAATCAGAACTTCTAATATAAATTTGTAAATTCAGAAAATTACTATTAGTAACATGAAACTGATACCAACACATACAACTGGGTAGAGCAGCTGTCTTATTATTATTTGGATCCCACAAAGATATAATAAGTCTTCTACTATGAGGATCAATTTTTAATGTATCTATAAGATTACTTAATTGATCAAATCCAATACCATCATAATTAGTATTACAATCTTTATATTCTCCTCCAAAATGACGAAAATTAAATCCATAAGTAGAACCCATATCGCCTTCAGGTAAATGATGCAATCCTCTCTTATCAAGAAATTCTCTACTTGTATTCTTATTCCATATATTAACACCTTTATTTACGAGAATATTATTATCTGTTTGGCCACGAATATAAAACATCAACTCTTCAAATATACCTCTTAAAAATTGTTTACGTGTAGTTAACAAAGGAAATGTATCAGTGAGATCATATGTAAGACTTTGAGAAAATACAGATTTTGTACCAACTCCTGTTCTATCAACCTTATCTTCTCCATTTAGTATAATATGATATAATAATGTTAAATAATTATGTTCTTCTTTATTTTTCCATTCCCATTTAGTTGAAGAATATGTGATATACCTAAAATATATATCATTTTGATTATAAATTCTACTAACACTTATAGGTTTAAATCTTTCAGGAATAGCAGGAAAAAATCTATCACAATTATACGTTTTATAAATTTCTGTTACATATATTTTATCACAAAAACTACTATTAATAGCTGTATTATATAACTTAGAACCACCTATAATAAAGATATGTTTTCCAACACAATCAGTGGAAATATTTGTATATGTTATAGCCTCTTCAAAACTTTTAAATATACCATGTACTCTATCATCTTCCAGTGTAGTTGATACAACAATATTGATACGCTTAGGAAGAGGTTTAATAGGAAGTGACAACCATGTATTTTTACCCATAATAATAACATTATTCATAGTCATATCTTTGAACATATTCATATCTTTTTGCAAATACCATGGTAATTTATTATTAATTCCAATACCATTTTTATTGTCATGAGCAACAATAACATTAAACATTTTAAATTTATAAATATTTGTTATTTTAAATCAATTTTAGTTTTTTTAATGGCCTTTGAAAAACTATTTCCAAACTCCGGTCTATCATTTCTAATTTCTTTTTTTGAAACATTAGAAAACCTTACTTTTTTTTCTTCTGTTTCCAATTTATCTTTATTTTTATAAAAATGTTCTTGTTGTGATAATTTATCTGTTAATATTTTTACCTGATCTTGTAAATTTTCATTTTCTTCTTTAATATTTTTATTATCCTTTTGTAAAGAAACAATTCTTGAAGTAAGATTAGTCACATTATTTGTTTCCCAATTTTCTAACTCTTTAACTTTTTTATCTAATCTTGCCGATCTCTCTGTATAATATTGACCTATTAATACATTTTTACCGTCTTTATCATAATGAGGTGTAATTACTAAAAATACAGCAAAAATAAATATTGTTATAAATATTACAAACCATTTATTTTTTTTAATATTTGCTAATAGTTCTTTCATTTAATATCAATATATTTTCATTTAAATTAAAATTGAAAATAATATAGATTATCTAATAATATAAATAATGATTTCAGAAAATGGTTTGTTTGAGTTAATAAATAAATATATGAAAGAGTATGGACCCGGGAATATACAATTAGAATCATTCAATCATTTTATCATGTACGGTATTGATAAAATTATTAATCAACATTATAAAGTTGAAAATGACAACGATAAATTCAAATATATTGTTGAATTTAAAAACCCTATTGTTGAAAATCCATATGTAATAGAAGAAGACAGGAGTGTAAATATGATAACTCCAAATGATTGTAGATATAGAGATTTATTTTATGAGGGAATTTTGTGTATAGATATACATGAAAAAAAGATTGATAAATCAAATATAATATTAGAACATAAAATTCATAAAAGATATATTCTTGGTAGAATACCTGTTATGTTACATTCTATCAAATGTAATCTATATAATAAATCTGAAACATATCTTCAAAAATGCGGGGAATGTATGTATGATAAAGGAGGTTATTTTATTATAAGAGGCAAAGAGAGAGTATTAGTTGCTCAGGAAAGAATAAATTATAATATTCCTTATGTGTTTGAACAGAAGAGAACTTCTAAGTATTCTTATGTATGTGAAATTAGGAGTATGGATAAAATAGGAAAATCATCTATGGTTCTTATAAAATTATCTAAAACAAATAAATTATATGTTACAGTACCATTCGTTAAAGAAGATATTCCACTTGGTATACTATTGAAATTATTTAATTTTTCTGAAGAAGAATTATCTGTTATTCCCAAAGATTTTCTAATCAAAATAAAACAAACTTTTGATAATTATACAATAGAAGAAGCAAAAGAATATATAATAGAAAATTCCGTTCAAATTATACCCGATGATCACAAAGAAGACTTTATAAATAATCTTATCAAGAATGAAATATTCCCACATCTAAATTTAACAATACATTCTAATAAACAATATCTACTTTACATGATACAATTACTTATTTTAACAATAATGAAAAAAATAGAACCAAATGATAGAGATCATATCTCAAATAAAAGATGTGAAGTAGCAGGTATTTTAATGTATGATTTATTCAAATCTTTATGGAAAAAACTTATAAAAAATTTAGAACAAATGCTGATTAAAAGATGTGATGTATTAACTCTATTAAGCCGTATTAATTACATAACTCAGGGTTTTCGTCAGTGCTTTTCTACAGGAAACTGGAGTATTCACAAAAACACATATGTCAGAACAGGTGTGTCTCAAATATTAAATAGACTTACATACAGTGCAACAATATCTCACTTAAAAAGACTTGTTATACCTGTTGGTAAAGAAGGTAAAAATACTAAAATAAGACAAATTCACAATAGCCAATTTGGTTATATTTGTCCTTCAGAAACTCCGGAAGGACATTCCGCAGGAGTTGTAAAAAATTTTAGTTTATTAACAAGAGTTAGTAATCATATTAAACATGATGATGTATTATCAATAATTAAACCCATTGTAAAAGATTGTAGTAAGGGTTCTTTTAAAATAATGTTAAATGGTATTATTATAGGTTTTACAGATGATCATAATCATATTACAAATCAATTCTTAGAATTAAGAAATAATAATTTATTGCATAAAGATATTAGTATATCAAATAATGAGATAAAAAAGGAAATACTTTTATATTCTGACGGTGGAAGACTGTTAAGACCTCTTATTGATGTTAATAATTTCATTACTGATGATGATATACACAACTACACATGGAACCAACTTGTTCAATTGAATAAAATTGTATACATAGACAGTTATGAAATTGAAAATAAAGTCGTTAGTATGTTCTCTCATAAAGAAGTATTACCAAACTCTGATTATGCAGAAATACATCCATGCTTAATGCTAAGTGTGTGTTCCTCAATTATACCTTATCCTGATCATACACAATCTCCACGTAATACTTACCAGAGTGCTATGGGTAAACAAGCAATAGGTATTTACAGTACAGCAAATAATCTAAGAACGGATACAGTCGTACATGAATTAATACATCCACAAAAACCTTTAGTATTTACCAAACCTTCTTCTTATATGAACTTTAATGAAATGGGATCGGGGTCTAATGTTATTGTTGCTATATGTTGTTATACAGGATTTAATCAAGAAGACTCTGTTATCTTAAATAAATCATCTATAGATAAAGGATTATTCAGAAGTTATGTTTATAAAACAATTACCACTACAGAAAGACGTATTAATAATAGCAGTTTTGAAAAAATATGTATACCTGACTTAGAAATAAGAAATAAAACTAATTGCTATACAAAATTAGATAAAGATGGATTAATAAAAATAAATGAAAAATTAAATGTAGGAGATGTTATTATAGGTAAAATAACAAGTAAAAATAAAAATCATATAACAACCAGTACAGATGTAAGTATATCTGTAAAACAGGGAGAAACAGGTGTTGTTGATAAAGTATACAAAATAAGAACACCTGATGGTTATGATATTATTAAAGTTAGAATTCGTAGTTTACGTATTCCGGAAGTCGGTGATAAATTTGCAAGCAGAGAAGCTCAAAAAGGAACATGTGGAATGGTATTTTCTAAAGAAGACATGCCTTTTACTTCTTCGGGTATTGTACCAGATGTGATTATCAATCCTCATTGTATTCCAAGTAGAATGACAATTAATCAATTATTAGAATGCATAGGGGCAAAATCATCAGTGATAAATGGTGAATTTAGAGATTCAACTGCATTTAGTAATAATAGCACAAATATTATCAACAAACTTCAATCCGAACTTGAAAAATGTGGTTATAATAATACCGGTAATGAAGTTTTATTTAATGGATTTACAGGAGAAAAAATTAAATCTACAATATTTATAGGACCTACATATTATCAGAGATTGAAACATCTTGTTAAGGATAAAATACATGCAAGAGATAGGGGTCATGTTCAATCGCTTACAAGACAGCCTTTAGAAGGCAGATCAAGAGATGGTGGATTAAGATTTGGTGAGATGGAAAGGGATTGTATGATTTCACATGGTTTATCAACCTTTCTGAAAGAGAGATTATATGATATGTCTGATCCATATACAATAAGTGTTTGTAAACATTGCAAACAAATTATAGCACATGAAAATAAGTGTCATATCTGTAATAAATATGATATAGCAAACAAAAAGATACCTTATGCGTGTAAATTACTTTTTCAAGAGTTAATTACTCTTGGAATAAAAATAAATATAGAATAAATATAGAATAAATTTAATTAATATGATAATTAATTAAATTAGTACCTCAAATTCTCTCAAACGGTAAAATAATTCATTTATCTCATCTTCTCTATTTAAGCTATTCCTTAATGAAATTTCTATCGCTTTATATCTTGCTTCCATAAGTACACCATATAAAATTCTTAATTTGCTAAAATCTGTAAGAGTTTCTCCGGTCCTTATTTCGGTTAATGCCAAATATAATCTACGTAACTCTCTTATAATAAATATTTCTTGATGTTGTGCATAACCTAATATATCTATTACCATATGTCTCACTGTTATATTTTTTAGATTTGCTATCTCTCTATCTCTAGGTGATTCTATATACGGACCCGGCATATCCAATAAGCGAAGATCGTTTCCACGAACTCTGAAATTTGATCGTCGTGGTCTTCTAAATTGATTATTTGCTACTTCTTGCCTAATATTTTCTCTAGGTCCTATTATATTAGAAAGTTCATCCATTGATATATCTTCTCTTACACGACTACTACTACTCCCACTTGCACTTGCCATCCCACTTGAATTACTTGTATCATTTAAATCCTTAATAGCACTTTGAAGAAATGGTATTAATCTTTCTCTTGTTGTGTATTTACTTCTTCCCTTTAATTTGAGTATTCCTGCTATTTTTCTCATATTAGTTACTGTTAATGCTTGTAAACCTTTTAATGATAATGTTTTTATCTGATCGACACTTACTGTTGAAGTTCTAAGTTTCTCTTGAAATGTAATAAAATCTTTATCACTACCGGTAAGATATGTATCAGAAGTTTCACTTTCATTTTCTTTAAACAACTCATCTATCATCTTTCCGAATTCTATACCTGTTCCTTTCTTTCCTGGTGTAACTCTCAAACTATATATTTTATCTATAATTGAATGTATTGCAAATACTAATTCAAAATTGTAATGTGAGTATGTTGGTGAATCACGGTCTAAACCAAATAATATTTTTAATAATAATTGTTTATCAACAATATTTTTTAAATCTATATTTCCTTTTACCATTAGAGTATTAAATATCTCAATTAATTTATCGCTATATATTACCTTTATTCCTTTTGCATATTTTAAAAATACAGATTCAGAAAAATAACGCCATACATGTTCTATATTAATACTAAAATCTTTATCATGTACGTATAATAATAATTGATCAATAGCTTCTTTATATTTTTTTATTATAAATATTCCGTATCTTCTATGTACTTCACCAGATAACCTTGATCTTGGTATGTTTCTATATAGTTCACGTTGATAATAATAAATTATATGAATTAATTTTAGACTTATTTCATATAAATAACTTTTTCTATCTCCTCCCGTATTTTCCTTATATTCTTTCATAATATGTTTTAAATTAAATTCATCATTACATAACAAACTTTTCTTACCATGTCCCCCTAAAGCTTGTATAAGTTCACCTGATGATAATTCTTCTCCTACGGGACCTCTAACGCGTCCACCCCGTGATTCGGCCGCTTGTAACCATGTTGCTCCATCTATGCATTTTTTTCTGTGACATAAACCAAAACCATCCGGTATATCTGTTAAAACAGAAGTATCCTCTCTTCCGTCACATTTACCACATTTATATAATTTATCTGTTATAAATGGATTAGAGCAAGGATTATTTTCAAAGTCATCAAAATCAGGTTCTTCAGGAACAGGTTTATCTTTAATATATTTTATACCTGTTGGACTATACATTTTATACTTTCTACTTCTTTTTTTATTACGACGTTTTGTTCTTTTACGTTTCATTTATAATAATATTAAAAATAATTTTTATTAAAAATGTTTAGTTATATAAATTGTTATGATCAAGTTATTAATAATACATTAACTCCTGAAAAAATATGTTATACATGCGGTGTATTCTGCGAATTAGGTTTAGTTGTATTCTCTTTAATGTTTGTATTATGTTGTTTGACCACATGCTGTCACACAAAAAATAAATCTAAAGAAATAATAATTGATACAGAATTACCCCCTCCATATTCATAATTTATAATAATAGTTTAAAGATAATGTAACTATAAAAAATGACTAAAGTATCTGGTAAAAAGTCTGCAAAAGCAGCAAAGGGTAAAACCTCAAAAGTAGAAAAAAAAACTCAACAACCGAAGAAGAAAGAAGTGAAGAAAGAAGTGAAGAAGGAAGTGAAGAAGGAAGTGAAGAAGGAAGTGAAGAAGGAAGAGGTTAAGGAAGAGGTTAAGGAAGAGGTTAAGAAAACTAAGAGAGTTGTTGATAAGGAGAGTATTTTGACTGATTTTGATAGTCTTCTTGTGAGTATTGAATCACAGATGAATACTCTTAGGGAGTCAAAGGCTAAATCTCCTATTGCAATTAAGGATTTGAGAGGTCTACAGAAGCAGGTGAAACAGCTTAAGACTGATGTGAATCGTCAGATCAGGAATAAGAAGAAATCTTCTACAAATAGGAATATTAATTCAGGTTTTATGAAGCCTGTTACTGTTTCTAAGGATATGTGTAAATTCACAGGATGGAAAGAAGGGGAACTCCATTCGCGAGTTGATGTTACAAAGTTTATTTGTAATTATGTGAAGGAGAAGGATTTGCAAAATCCGAAGGATAGGAGACAGATTGTTGCAGATAATAAATTGAGAAGTCTTTTGAAATTGTCTTCAGATGAGAAAGAACCTCTTACTTATTATTCTTTGCAGAGACACATTCAGCAACATTTTGTTAGTGCTTAATTATACTTTATTTTTTTAAAAATGAATTTAAAAAAATATTTATAGATAAAAACAAATGTCTTATTCAAGTGTAATTAGAGATTGTATATATGATATGGTTACAAATTATAATAGTGAAATTAGTAAAAGATATGATATACCTATAGATGAATTAATGAATATATTTTTTACAAATGATATTGATAAAGTTACAGATAAGAGTGATGAAAAAGTTGTTGAAAATGTTACAGATAAGAGTGATGATAAAAGAAAAGAGTTGTCAAAGAAAAGTAAAAAGGAGTTACAAGAAATGTGTAAAAATATAGAGATTAATGAGAAAGGTAGTAAAAAGGAATTGGTAGAAAGATTAATAAAAGGTAAAAAAGAAACAGTAATAGATAAAATAAAAACTACGATAACAAGTATTATAATAAAGAGGAACAGATTTGATAATTATGAACACGAACCAACAGGATTTGTATTTAATAAAAATACTAAATGTGTTATAGGAAAGCAATCGGATGATGGTAATATTTTGCAGTTAGACGATGATGATTTTGAAATATGTAAACAATACAAGTTTAAATTTGATATACCTGAAACTATAGATACGAATGTTGTTAATTATGAAGAAATAGATACGGGTGAATGCGATGAAGATGATATTGATGAAGATGATATTGATACTGATATTATTGATGAAAATTAAATTTTTTTAATTTATTATAATTGTTATAATAAATATGGCAATTAAATGTAAAAGGACAGGACGTCTTAGAAAAAGAACGAAAAGCGGTAGAAAATGTAGAAAAAAAAAAAATTGTAAAAATGGAAATCTTAAAACTCATATAAAAAGGAGACAATGCAAAAAAAGAAAATCAAGACGGAAATCAAAAAAAAATTGTAAAAAAGGATTATTAAAAAAACCTACAAAATCAGGTCGTATATGTAGGAAAAAAACAAAAAGAAGTATAAAATTACCACCAAGCAACTGTGTAGGACTAAAAAGAGACACATGCAAAGCCGATCCTAATTGTATCTATAAAAAAGGAAAGAATAATAAACATCATTGTGCGGCGACATCTAAAGGATATGGTGCTTATAGTGGTCCTGTTACTTTAAATAAATCCAAACCCAAACCTTCATCTAAATCTGCAGTCGTATTAGCAACTAATATAAATACGAATGATCCTGTAAAGCCTAATGAATGGGCATGTACAAATCCGTACGATGCAAGCAATTATACAAAAGAGGAATATAATAACTCTTGTAGTAAGGGAGGTATACCTAAACAAGGATATGAAAATTTACCAAAAAATAAAGAAGATTGTATGAGATTATGTACAAAATAAATTTGATTTTATAAAATAAATTATATTTTATAAAAATGCAAGTTATTACACGTAGCGGAATTCCCGAACCTATAGAATTTGATAAGATAACAAATAGAATAAAAAATTTAAATGAAAAAGGCAGCAAAGCTGATCCTACTTTTATAACACAACAGGTTATTTCAAGAATAAGTGATAAAACAAAAACAAAAGAACTTGATGATCTCTCTAGTATACTTTGTATAGAAAACTCTTTTAGACATCCTGATTACCTTAAACTTGGTGCTAAAATATCTATAGATAATCATCGTAAAGACACCAATTATGATTATCTTACTTGTTGTAAAAAACTATATAACAACAAAGATATATTAGATAATCATTCCCCAATTATTAATGATCAGTTGTTGAATATCGTCCAAGAACATTCTAGTACCATTGAAGATATGATCCAATATGAAAGAGATTTTCTAATTGATTTCTTTGGTTTTAAAACACTCATGAGAGCATACTTACTAAAAGTAAACAAGATTGTTGTTGAAAGACCACAACATCTCTTTATGAGAGTTGCTCTTGCTATTCATGGTACCGATTTTGATAAAGTAAAAGAAACATACGATGATATGTCACAACTTAATTTCATACATGCTACACCTACTCTATTTCATGCCGGAACACAGTATCAACAAATGAGTAGTTGTTTTCTATTCACAACTCCTGATTCTGTTGATGGTATTTTTGACACCATTAAAGATGTTGCTAATATATCTAAATGGGCGGGTGGAATCGGAAAAAGCATTTCTGATGTTCGTGCAAAAGGTTCTTATATTAGAAAAACATGTGGATATAGTGATGGTATTTTACCTTTAATGCAAACTGAAAATCAAATTGCAAGATATATAAATCAAAGTGGTAAGAGATTGGGTTCGTTTGCAGAGTATATAGAGCCGTGGCATGCAGATATTCTATCATTTTTGAATGCAAAGAAGAATCATGGTAATATGGATGAAAGAGCATTAGATTTGTTTTATGGATTATGGATACCTGACTATTTTATGAGGATGGTTGAAAAAGATGGAGATTGGTATTTGATGTGTCCTGATGAGTGTCCTGGATTAACAACTTGTTATGGAGATAAATTTGATCAATTATATACAGAGTATATTGATAAAGGTAAATATAGGAAAAAAATGAAAGCAAGAGATTTGTTTTTTGAAATTACAACATCACAAAAGGAAACAGGATTACCTTATATGTTGTATAAAGACGCCTGTAATGATAAATCAAATCAAAAGAATCTAGGAACAATTAAGTGTAGCAACTTGTGTACTGAAATTATTGAATACAGTGATGAAAATGAATATGCTGTATGCAATCTTGGGTCAATCGCTTTACCAAAATGTGTAAGTAATCGTGATATAGAAATGAAAGAAGTATTGATATATACTAAGAATGATTGTAATTGGTGTAAGCTTGCTAAATTGTTACTAAAAAGAAATAATGTTATGTATTGTGAAATAGAAATTAATAGTGTTGAAAAGAAAAAAGAATTAGGTATTATATCTTTTCCTTATATTGTCAGTGAGGGTAATGTAATTGGTGGTTACAGAGAACTCAAAAAATTACTTACTCCTATATTTGATTACACCAAGTTAGGTAAACTAGTCCGTTCATTAACCTATAATCTCAATAAAATTATTGATATCAACTATTATCCTGTAAAACAAACAAAAGTTAGTAACATGAAACACAGACCCATTGGAATAGGTGTTCAGGGATTAGCTGATACTTTTATTAAAATGGGTTATGCTTTTGATAGTCAAGAAGCAAAAGAATTGAATAGTCGTATATTTGAATGTATTTATTATCATGCTCTATTAGAAAGTTACTCTTTAGCAAAAATTGATGGTCCTTATAGTAGTTTTTATGAATCACCTATTTCTCAGGGTATATTTCAGTTTGATATGTGGATAGGTGATAATACTTTTAATTATGATTGGGATAGTCTTAGAGTTAAGATTATGAAAAGTGGTGTTAGAAATAGTCTATTAGTTGCTCCTATGCCTACTGCAAGTACATCACAAATTTTGGGTAATAATGAATGTATTGAGCCTTATACAAGTAATATGTATACGAGGAGAACTCTGTCAGGAGAATTTTTAGTGATGAATAGGTGGTTATTTAAAGATTTAGTTGATATGGGATTGTGGAATGAGGATATAAAAGATAAGATTATGTTTTATAGGGGAAGTGTACAAAAGATTAAGGAAATACCAAATGAAATGAAGAGTTTGTATAAGACGGCTTGGGAGTTGAAGCAAAAGGTATTGGTTGATTTGGCGGCAGATAGAGGGAGGTTTATAGATCAGAGTCAGAGTTTGAATGTATTTATGGAGAATCCAACTCATGCACTATTAACCAAGTATCACATCTATTCGTGGAAAAAGGGGTTGAAAACAGGGTCATACTATATAAGATCAAAGCCTGCGAGTAATTCACAGCAGTTTACTATAGATCCTAAGAAAAGAGAGCAGATAATGAAAGAGGAGATGGAAGGGAAGGATACGGGAGAGTGTTTGATGTGTTCTGCTTGATTTAAATAATTTATTATTATTTACACCTTTGGAATTTTCAAATGAACACTAAAATTAAATTTTACAAAAAAAAAATATATAATTAAACAATATATGAGTGAACATAAAATAATTAAAAATAATTCCGAAAATTTAATTATATGTTTTGGTGGTATGGCATTACAAATGGGAGGAATATTGCCATTTGAATTTTTAAATTACCTATCAAAAACATTTCAAAAAAATACAGATTTATATTTTTATATTGACAAAAAGCAATGTTGGTATCATAAAGGAATTGATGGTATTACAAATAATATAGATGATACTGTTTTATATCTTAACAATATAATAAAAAAATCAAATTATAAAAAAATATTATTTATGGGAGTATCAGCCGGTGGATATGCTAGTATATTATTTGGTTCATTATGTAATGTAAGTAGTGTTATAGCTTTTATTCCAAGAACAAAATTAATTAATCCAATAAATAAAAAATATGGAGATTTGAAACTTATAGTTAATAATCAAACAGATTACATTTTATATGGTGATACAAATGTTAAAGAAGGCTCCCATCATATATCACAATGTAATTATTTAAAGTGTTTCAAAAATGTTAAAATTATTTATAATAAAGGATTAAGTATGAGAGTATTAAGAGATAATGGAACAATAAAAAAAATTATCGACAATATTTTAAATTTTCAAACAAATCTAACTGTATTAGAGATTTGATTGATTTGAGATTGTGGAATGAGGATATTAAAGATAAGATTTTATTATATCAAAACCGGCGAGTAATTCACAGCAGTTTACGATAGATCCGATGAAGAGAGAACAGATAATGAAAGAGGAGATGGAGGGGAAAGATACGGGGGAGTGTTTGATGTGTTCGGCTTGATTTAAATTAATTTTAAATTAATTTAAAAAAATTAAAGAATTTTGGAGAAAAGCATATTAAAACTACATTATATAAGTGGAAATGTTTACTGTATAAATAATATATCATAGTTATATTCTTATGACTTATATTTATTTATGATATTTGTTATATAATCATTCCAATATTCTGTTGTTATTAAATCACAATTTGGTTTTTTATAAATAATTGTATTTTGTTTATCGTATAAATGAACCATATATTCATTTTTCTTTATCATATCATCATTATCATTTATACTAATATCGTAAGTTTCATTAATTTTTTCATTTACATATAGCATACTATCATTGAAAATTAAAGACAAACATCCTTGTGTACAAATTGGGATGGTTTCTAGTCCAATACATTCATAATTTCTATATGTATCCCATCTATCACCAATAGGGGATAACAAAAATTTAGAATCATATACTTTTTTATAAAAGAGATTAGGAGGTATTTTTTTTTTTTTGGGAAATATTTTTCTTATTGTGGAATTAGGTCCTAAATTTAAATGATTTATATTTATATTTTTAATTTTATTACTAGAATGGTATTCTTTTAATGTATCAATATAACTATTCATTCCATGTTCAATCGGCCTTAGCCCATAAGGAAAAGCTTTTAATTTATCTATATTTAGTGATCTTTGTACCATTCCATAATTTTGAAGAAAACATAAAATAACATTATTATTATTTATTATTTTGTTTATATTAGCTCCGTGTTCCTGTTCCTCTATAAAATATCCTATTGTATGATGACCAATTATTAAAATTATTTTTTTATTTATCTTAGGTAGTATATTTTGAATAAAATCATCATAAAAATTACAATTATCTTGATCTGGGGGCACGCTCCATCCTCCTTGTATAGCAATTATATTATAATCTTCAATTTTATCCAGTAAAGATCGATATAAATATATATTTTTAGATAAAGATAAGTTTTTTATATCAACATCATTTTTAAAATAATTTTCTAATTCAAGACCAAAATAATAATCTGATAATACATAAATTGATAATGGATTAATTAATTTTTTTATGTTTTTAACATAATTATGATCCAGATCATTTATTATATTTTTTAAATAACTATTACTCTTATTCTCACTCTTATTCTCACTCTTATTATCACTATTCAATCCAAGACCTAAACCTAGACCCAAACCTAAACCTGTTACTAAGATAGCAATAGATATGTAAAGTATTGTCATTCCTTTCATTTATTTATAAAATAATTTTATAAATAAATGAAAGATAATCTAATTTAATTTTATATATTCTCTAAAGCCATAGTTATATAATTCATAGTTAAATTTAGTTTCAATAATATATTGTCTTGAATTGTTTCCAGATAAAGCATCAATAATTGAACCAAAATCAAATAAAAAATAGTTTAAATGTATATTATTATTTTTCCAAATTCTTTTAATCAAAGGTTCGGAGGCTGCTCCTAAACAACAAATAACAATCGTATATTTTTCTTTTTGAGAATTTAATAAATTAACTAATTTATTTTCAATATTATCAATACTACAGTATGAATTTTTTGAAGGACATTCTATAAAAGAATATTTATCTCCAAAAAGCATAGAAATTATATCTTTTTTTACAATTTTATTTCCTATAAAAATAACATTATTTTGTATACATAAATCTCTTATTTTTTTCATTATTGTAAAACTTTTTTCTGGATATGTTGTAATATAGTAGTTAAGAGGTACAAATGTATAATAATCAGTAAGATGTTTATTTCTTACATTATATATACAATTATAATAACGATCACATATTGTTTCTTCAAATTGATGATTACCTGGCCACATTTTATCTTCTAGTAATCCATATTTATTACAGATTAAACAAACTCCCAAAAGATAATTTGGGTGATCAATACATATACTCTCCTTAATTTCTACATCAAAATTTTTATAGTGTTTGTTTTCCATAGAAGGAATACCCATAATATGATTTATTTCACCATCACCAAAACGCGTATAAGCACCTCTCTCTTTATTGGTTAAAATAGAAATAATTTTTTCTATTGTATCAATTGATTTATGTGGTATCAAACCAATAAGTTGTTCATTATCAAATGATTTATTTGGTATCAAATCAAACCAATTCTTATCTCCTAATGTATCCTTATCACTCTTATTATCACTCTTATTATCACTCTTATTATCACTCTTATTATCACTCTTATTCAAACCTAAACCTAAACCCAGACCCAAACCTAAACCTATTACTAAGATAGCAATAGATATATAGAATATTGTTATTCGTTCCATTTATAATAAAAAATATTTATATATATAAATGAAAGATAATAAGAATGTTACACAAAAAAATTTGGTGTTGATAACATCTGTCATCAATACAGTAAATAAACCATTATCGTATTTTCCTCATAGGAGTGTTTATAGTAAAAAAGAAAGGTTTGAACAAACTCTAAAAAGTATAGAATCTGTAAGAAAATATATGCCTAATTCATATATATATATGATAGAATGCAGTAATGATATTGAAGAAGAAGAAGAAAAATTAAAACAATTAGTTGATACATACGTTAATTGTTTTCATACAAAGAATGTAAGAGATGCGGTACAATCACCACATAAAGGTATAGGTGAAATGAACTTTTTATTATATTTTTTAAATAGTTTTGATAAATTACCTGAATTTAACCATTTTTTTAAAATTTCAGGACGATATCGTTTAAATGATAAGTTTAATTTTGATAAATTTAAAGACCAAAAAAATATTTTTAAACAAAGTGATGGAGTATTTGTAACTATTTTTTATAAAATAGATAGAGAATTTTATGATTCATTTAAAAAAATTATGAAAAGTAATATCAGGAATGTAATCTCTGTAGAGATGATTTTTAAACAAAATATAACTGAATATAAAGATATTGATTACATAGGAGTAGAAGGGAATGTATTTGATGGGACATTTATATTACAATAATTTTTTTATGAAATCTTACATATTACATCTATAGAATAATTATATATTAACTTAAAATAATATATAATATAATAAAATAAATGTTAATACCTTTTGAATCTATAGCTAAAAAGTATAATATGAAAATTGATGGGATTTTACATATTGGCGCCCATGATTGCGAAGAATTAGAAGTATATAATAAGTATGGATTAAATAATAATGAAATTATTTGGGTTGAAGCAAATCCTAAAATAGCACAAAGAAATATTAAAAAAGATAATACAAGAATTATAAAAAACTTTATTTGTTGTGATAAAGATGAAGGTACAACAAAATTAAATATCGCAAATAATGGTCAATCTTCCTCTATATTAGAATTTGGTAGTCACGCTTTACATCATCCTCAGGTAAAATATAATGGGACTATTGAAGTAAAAAATAATAGAATAGATACTATGTATAAAGAGGATAATATCCCAAATAATTTTTCTAATTTTGTTAATCTTGATATACAAGGAGCGGAATTACTAGCATTAAAGGGTATGGGAGAATTACTTAATAATTTTGATTATATATATACTGAGATTAATAAAGAACACCTTTATAAAAATTGTTGTTTAGTAAATGAAATTGATGAATATGTATCAAAATATAATTTTAAAAGAGTTGAAACTAAATGGACACAATATAATTGGGGAGATGCATTATATGTAAAAATAAAGTCTGATTTAAAAATTTTAGAAAATGTTAGATGTACAAAAGAACTATGGGGTATTAAATGTACATTAGAACATGCACTTGAAAAAGCAAAAAATGATCCACGTGTTACCGCATTACATTGGGATAAGAGATTTGGTAGTGATGCACGTATAAAGGGTATAAAGAGTTCGTATCAAGGTGCTTGTGGTTATATTGGCAAAGTATCAAATAATGGTTGGGATACAATCATTTTTAAACCTGAAAATACTATTGCTTTTGATATTGGAGCAAATATTGGAAAATGGACAAATTCAAATCTTCATAATTATGATAAAATAATTACAGTCGAAGCATCTCCATATACTTTTAAAAAATTAAAAAAGGTATGTAATAATAAAACTGAAAATTTACTAAATTATGCTGTTTGTGATAATGATGGTAAAAATATAACCTTTTATCAAGCAGAAACTGATACCTTATCTACAATAAATAAGGACTGGTTAACAAATACAAATTCAAGATTTTATAATTATAAATATAAAGAAATTATATGTAAAACAATTACTATTGATGACATGATAATTAAATATGGTAAACCTCGTTTAATAAAAATAGATGTTGAAGGAGGAGAATATAAATGTATAAAATCTTTAACTAAAAAAGTAGATTTTCTTTGTTTTGAATGGGCATCTGAAACAAATGATATTACATTTAAATGTTTGGATTATCTAATTACATTAGGATTTACTCAATTCTGTATTCAAATACATGATAATTATATATTTATACCAGATAAAAAAGATTATTTAGATTATTCTATTATCAAAAGTAAGTTGCTGGAAATGACTCCTAAAAAAGATTGGGGCATGATTTGGTGTAAATAAATATTATTTATAAAATAATTTTATAAATAAATGAAAGGAATGACAATACTTTACATATCTATTGCTATCTTAGTAATAGGTTTAGGTTTGGGTCTGGGTTTAGGTTTAGGCTTGAATAAGAGTGATAATAAGAGTGAGAATAAGAGTAATGATAATAGTAATGATAAAAGTGTTGATAAAGATAGATTTATGATTTTGAAAAATAGATTTATGATTTTGAAATCATGGTTTCATCCTAAGAATGAAATAGGATTAAACTTAATATTACAGGAAATTGATCATTTTGATTTTGATATTGTTTATTCACCATCTAAGTCAATTGATACTTCTAAAAACAGTCAAATTAAATATATTTTTGGTCCGCATTTTTCAGTATTTCCAAATGATGATTTGAAAAAAATTAATAATATACATAATAATAGTGTATATATATTTCCCAGCGAATGGTCAAAAAATATTTGGATAGATTATGGTGCAAATAAATATCTTCCTATGAAAATATTACCATTTCCTGTTGAAATTGATAAATTTAAACCATTTAAACATTCAACAAAAGATCATGTTTTTATCTATTTTAAACGTAGATTACAGGGTGAATTAAATTATTTAGAAAATTTCTTAAAACAAGAAAATATTAATTATAGAATATTTGATTATGAGAAACGTTATGATGAAAAAGATTATTTAAATACATTACAAAATGCTAAATATGGTATATGGTTAGGTTGTCATGAGAGTCAAGGTTTTGCTCTTGAAGAAGCATTATCTTGTGATGTTCCATTATTAGTTTGGAATGTTACATCTTTAAAACAAGAATACGGTACAAATTTACCTGATGTTAAAGCGACAACAATACCATATTGGGATGAAAGATGTGGAGAATACTTTTATAATAAAGAAGAGTTTGAACATACATATAATAAATTTATAAACAAACTAGAAATGTATAAACCTAGAGATTATATATTGAATAATCTAAGTCCTAAAAAATGCGCTCAAAGATTTATTGAATTGATAAATAATATAGATAGGAATATTATATTCATTCACATCCCTAAAACAGCTGGAGTGTCAATATCTACATGTTTACAAGATATTGGGATTCTTAAACAAGGTTATGGATTTAACCACCATATTGCTAGAAATATAATTAAAAAACAAGATAGAAATTGCATAATTATAGCGGTTGTTAGAAATCCATATGATAGATTATATTCTATTTACGAATTTTATTCAAAAAAAAGAGATGATATTGATAAAAATATTTCATTTGAAAAGTTTATTCTTACCTTTGAGAAAAAATACTATTTATCTCAACCCCAATTTGATACATGTTTTAACTTTCTGGTTGATAGAGATAATAAGTTAATACCGACAGATATATTACGTTTTGAATCATTACATGATGATTATAATTTATTTTGTGAAAAATATAAAATTAAAAATAATTTAATTTATCGAAATGTAAATGATAAAAAGAATACTAATATTGATTGGTCTAATTTATATACATTACAAATGATAAATATTGTAGAAAAAATATTTAAAATGGATTTCATTACATTTAATTATAGTTATGAAGGATTTCTTGCCAATAAAATAAAGTTAAAACCATAATTTTATATTTTTAGGACTTGTTTAAACTTAATATAAATCTAGTATAATTCTTCCGTATCCGTGACACATTTTGTAAAACAGGTTTTTTCTATCCCTGTATATATGAGTCAATATTACTTGATCTGTCCAAATGTTATTTTTGTCAATAAGTATATCTGAATATATTTTATATAGTGCAGTAAACATTAAAATTATATTTTTATGTAATATGTATGTTCCTGTAATATAAGACATTTTATAATAATATCTACTGTCATTTGGATTATAATCTGTACAAGAGGAAAATATAAACTTATCTTTGGGTAATTTTTGTAACTTAGTTATATCAGGAAAAGGTTTGTTTGGAGGTGGATTATTGCGAAATATACATATACCTGCATCTACCCAACAAAAATATTCTGATGAAAAAGGATTAATTTGAAATGCCTTATAAATCATAAATATTTTTTCATTCCACACTAAATTGAGTTCAACGCTAGGACAATGACGAGGATGTGTAACCATTCTATCTTTGTATTTATAAGTAACAAAATCTTCAATATTAAGTTCAATATAATGAGTTGGTAAATTTCCTCTGTATTTTTTAACCATTTCTATTGTGTCTTTATTACCAAAAAATACATAAGGACAATTAATCTTTAAAGTTTTATTAAACCAATTCTCAAATTTATTACCATGTTTATTGCCTATTTTCCAATATCCTGATACACATGTCGTTGGATAATTTTCCATTTTATTATATAAACAATAATTATTTATATAATAAATAATGATATCTGTATTAATCCCTATTTATAATGGTATTGAATTTATTGATGAATCTGTTAACTCTGTAATAAATCAAACTTATAAACAGTTTGAAATAATTATAGGAGTAAATGGTCATCCACCTAATTCAAATGTTTATAATGAAGCATCTAAATTTAATGACGATAATATAAAAGTATTAGATTTATACTATATCAAAGGTAAATCCAATGCATTAAATAAAATGTTAAAATATAGTCAATATGATTGGATTTGTTTGCTTGATGTTGATGATAAATGGTTACCTAATAAATTAGAGAAACAAATTCCTTATATGAAACATTATGATATAATAGGAACAAAATGTAAATATTTTGGAGATAAAGATGGAAGTCCAAATATACCTTGTGGTGATATTAGTACTTTTGATTTTTTTAAAGGAAATCCAATTATTAATAGTAGTTGTTTAGTAAAAAAAGAGTTATGTTACTGGGATAATAAGAATGAATTAATTGGAGTTGAAGACTATGATATGTGGTTAAGATTACGTAGTAATGGTAAAAAATTTTATAATGTAAATTGTATTTTAGTTTTGCATCGTATTTATAATGAAAGTGCTTTTAATGCAAACGGTAATCACTTAAAGGTACCAAACTTATTATTAAAATACAGAAAAATGATTAATTATGTATACAACTATCAACAAGGTCAAGGCGGTATGGGTGATTACCTTAAGTTCTTTATGTATACTTATCAAGAATCTTTGAAATGCGGTGATAGATGCTTTATACTCAAAAATAATTTATTACTTGAAAAGTATATAAAACTAAAGGATAAAAGACTTTATGTTACTCATAATCAATTATCAAGAATGAATAATAAAAAAATAATTAAACCATACGACCTTTATCAATACTTTGGTATAGCCAATATGATATCAGAAAAGGATAAGTTTTTTATACACATTTCTACTTTATTTGAATTTTCACAAGAAGTTTTAGATAATAGAGATAAACTACTATCACCTGATATACAAGATTATATATCTTTGCATGTAAGATTAGGAGATAAACATCTTGAAACTGATAGCAGTAACAAAATTTGTAAGAATGATGAAAGAGAAATAAATCAAGACAAAATAGAAAAGTGTATTATGGATAATAAAGATAATAATATTATTTTATTTTGTGATAATAGTGATTATAAACAGAATATAAAAAAGAAATTTGAGAATATTATTATTTGTGATAGTCAGATAGGACATACATCTTTTTCGAGTACAACAGAAAAACAAGTATTAGATACAATAACAGAGTTATATATTATGTCGGAATCAAAAGAGATTATAGCAGGAAGTTTATCAGGATTTTCAGTAATAGCATCAAGATTTCATAATATACCCATTATACATCTTACTAATCAGATAGGCAATAAAGCACATTTACAATAATTTAAATAATTTATTATTATTTAAATAAATGAAAGGAATGACAATATTATACATAACTATATCCGTATTATTAATAGGTTTAGGTCTTGGTCTTGGATTAGGTTTGAAAAAAGATGATGATAAAACAGAAACAAAAACAGAAACAAAAATGAAACTATTAAAAGATTTTTCTGATGAAGAATTATATTCACACAAACGTGGTCAAAAAGTTATGACTGATATATTTAGAGAGTTTGATAAAATATGTCGTGATAATGATCTTAAATATTGGTGTATAGGAGGAACTTTAATAGGAGCTATTAGACATAAGGGATGGATACCTCACGATGGAGATATAGATGTTGGAATGTTAGAATCAGATTATGATAAACTAAAACTTATTATTCAAGATAAATTATCTGAAGATTATTGGTTTGTAGATAAATTTACAGATAAATACTGGAATCATCCTTATAAGTTTGGTAAGATTCGTTATTTACATGCTTATTACATTGATGAAGCGAAAGATATTCATAGGGGTATACAATTAGATATTTTTGTTTATACCCCTAAAAATAATATTTTAACACCAAGTATGTGTTGGAATGATAGTAAACCGTATAAGGATGACATTATTTTACCACTTCAAGAAATATATTTTGAAGATATAAAAGTATATGTTCCAAATCAATTAGAAAAATATTCTAAGGATGCATGGGGTGATTATCCACCCAAAGAATTACCAGTTGAAAAACAGTATCCTCACGAAGGTAGGATATCATTTACAATTCCTCAATGGATGAAAGATAAGTATCCAAATTTATATAAAGAATAAAATTATTTATAATAAATGATTAAGAATAATAATGAAGATAATCCTATGGAAACAGTTGGATATGTGGTAGGTGTATTTGATAAATATCATCATGGTCATAGATTTCTTTTAGAAAGATGTAAAAACTTATGTGATATACTAGTTATAGGAATTCATACTGATGAGTTTGTTAAAAGTTATAAACGAAAACCATGTGATAATGAAAATAAGAGAAAGGAGAATATAAGTAAATCTGGCCTCGCTGATGAGATTGTCATTATAGGAGATGATCACGGTTCTTTAATAAGAAAATATAATGTTACAAAGATGTTTCATGGTGATGATTGGGAAATAAATAGTTATAAAAAACAGATTAAGTATTATGAAGACGGGTTAGATAAACTAGGAGTAGAGTTGATACTATTACCATATACAAAGGGTATATCAACTACAATTCAAATAGAAAATAAAATGCCAAAAATGGATAAATATGAAGAATATTTATTTGATTTAGATAATACACTATTATTAAATGGAATGGCTATGCCATACGCAGTAGAATTAATCAAAAAAATAAGATCATTAAATAAAAAAATCAAAGTTATTACAAATAATAATAGATATAGTCCATATGAGATAAAAGAATCATTAAACAATCAAGGACTGTTAATAAAAATTGAAGAAATATATTCATCACTTAGACATGCACGTGATTATATAGTAAAACATTATTCAGATAAAAAGGTATATGTATGGGGTACAGAAAGCGCAAATAAATGGTTATCAGAAAATGGTATTAATATAGACATTATAGAAAATGCAGAATTGATAGTAGTGTTATATAAAAATGATTATCGCTATGATGATTTAGTTAAGCTTGTTACAAAATGTGTAGAACTACCTTTTATAATCGGAAATATTGATTATACTTATCCTGATAAGGTATTAAAATTACCCGATACTGGATGTATTGAAAATATTATTAAGAGTTGTACAGGAAAAGAGGCAATATTAGTTTGTGGAAAGACAAATATGAATATGGTAGATGTAAATCATAATAGTTTAATGATAGGTGATAGTTTGCGAACTGATAAAGTTTTTGCAAATAATGCTAATATTGATTTTCTTCATTTACATGAAAATGGTGATATTAGCAATTTAGGTGTTATATGTGATTACATAGATAACACGTTTTCTTCAAATATATCCAAATAATTACATAAAGCACATCTACAATAATTTAAATAAATTATTATAATTTAAATAAAACAATAGATAAAATAAAATGGAAGATAGTCAACTTGCCGTATTTAATGCAATCTCTAAGTTTGTTAGTTGTTTGAACGAATGTTATGGTCCTAAACAGCTTTCTCTTCAATTATATAATACTATTTTAGGAAAAACACAATTATCTCATACGAAAGCAATAGAAAAACATATTGAATTATTCAAAACATTTTGTGTTGAAAATCAGGATGCTATTCTTAAAAAGGATAGTAGCTTGGTAACATCATTCGTTATAGAATATTCTGAAAAAATTAAGATTGATTTCAAACAGATTTTTGAACTTGCAGACTCTTCAGAAAAGAGTGTTATTTGGCATCATATTCTAATCATTTGTGCCTATCTTAATCCTCAAATTAGAGCTAAAGAAATTTTACAAAAGGAAAAGGATAATACAAATGAAAGTAATTTTCTTGAAGATATTATCAATACAGTAGAACAGAATGTAGGTGAAGATACCAAAGATCCTATGAAAGCTGTTGGTGATATCATGTCATCAGGTGTCTTTACTAATTTAGTTGGTAATATGACTTCAGGTTTACAAAATGGAGAATTAGATTTAGGTAAATTGGTAGGTACAGTAAATAATATGGTAGGTACACTCATGAATGATTCGGGAGGAGTTCCACCTGAGATGGGTGCTATGATGGGTAATTTGGGTAATATGATGGGTCAAATGACTCAAAATTTAAATAATATGAATACGAGTGGTAGTGAGAATGCAAGTAGTAGTGGGAGTGGGAGTGGGAGTGGAAACGATAGTGTAGAAGATATGGATTAAAATTGATTTATAAATATTTTATTTATAAATTATAAATGAGTAAATTATTTATTAATAGTAATAAGTTAACTAAACTTTCTATGGTTTTAAGTAAAAGAATATATGAGGATAATGATACAAAGCCCGATGCTATATTAGGAGTATCAAGAGGAGGTTGTACACCATCTATTATTGTTCATGAATTTTTATCATATATGAAAGTTAAATGTATATATGGGGTTATAAGTGCTAAATCTTATGATGATGAAAACAATAAGTTGGATACAATTGAAATAGATATAAGTAATACGTTACTTGATAAACTTAAAAATTGCAGTAATATTATTATTATTGATGATGTATTAGATACAGGATATACTTTTATGGATATAGGTAATTATTTATCAAACAGAGGTATACTATCAAATACATTTAATTTTGCAAGTATTTATTACAAACCAACTAAAAATAAAACAACCATTATACCAAAGTATTTTGTTGAAGAAACAGATGAATGGATAGTATTTCCACATGAGTTTATGGGACTTAATATAAGCGAGATAGAAAATAAATTGAATGATATGTTATAATCAATTTAAATAAATGTTTTTTATATATAAAAATGAGTGGAAATTATCAAAAATTTACTACTAAAGGAGTACAAAATAATACTATAACAACCGAAACTCCAACAAATGCAAGAGCAGGTAGTGCAAGTAATTTATTTGAAGATGTAAAAATATTAACACAAAGAGTTGATTTACTTGAAAAAAAGCTTACAGAATTATCTAAATCATGTCCTCATAATAACAAATATAATAATGTATAAAATTATAATTAATCTAATTAATTATAATTGTAATAAGTTTAAATCGAGTTGAATAGTATACATCGGATTAATAAATTCAATAAAATATTTTGTTATTTCTATAACCTTATTAAGAGCAAACTCTATACTATAACTTGTAGAATTTTTAATATAATCTATAATTAACTCTTTAATAGATGTCATTTGATTAAAAAATTCTATCTGTCCACGTTCAGACATTCCCCTTAACATAGCATTATACTGTCCTTTATTATTATTAAATGCTATTTCTCTTAAATATCCATCAAATATAGTTCTCATAGTATTTTTAAATAAAAATTTAAGGTTATTATCAGTTGAAGTAAGTAATGTTTTTGCCAGTTGATGATTTTGATATAATAACAATCGTTCATCATTAGGAGAGAGTGATAAATTTGTTGTAATTGAACTAGTATCTATTCTTAGACTTTCTAATGATAGTTCTTCAAAATCTGTTTCGTTAATGTTTTTTTCCATATTTATTATAATTAAAAAAAATATAATAAATAAATGAGTAGTAATAATAATTTAGATGCAAATAACATTTCTAATAAAGCATATCAAACAGAATTAGATAATTCTTTATTATCCAGTATATCTGTTAGTATATTCAGTTTCATAGCAGCCATTAATATAAGAAATATAGAGAAAACAAAAAATGCATCGGGAGAAAATAGATTTATAGTTATAACATTAGTGTTTTTATCAATCGCATTTGCTGTTGTTGGTTTAGTAAAATATACAACAGAATTTTTTAATGATTTAACCGGTAAATATAGGTATGAATTTAACTACTTTTCAGCTATATTTTATACTATATTAGTATCAATATTAATTATAGTAGAACTGGTATTCTCTAGAGAAATATTTTATCATTTATTATAGTACTTAATTGAGATAAATTACAAACACAATCACCAAAAATAATATTATCATAATTAGTGCGTGTCTTTATAAATTGTTTCAACTCAAAAATATTTTTTATCGTATTATGTGATAACACAGATGTTAACTTTAATAAATTACTTGTGAGCACAGGATTAGTTATAAATTTCTCTGTTATTACAGATATAGTTTTAATTAGTATACTAAAAATATCTACAGTATAATCTTTGTGATCATACACACAATAATATCTACCTCTATATTTTATTTTAGATTTTCCAAAATCTATGATAACAGGTTCATTGTTACTTTTTATAATTATGTTCCAGGGAGATAAATCGTAATGAATAAATTCACAATTCTCTCTTGCATTTTTAACTATATCAAATATTCTACTTAGAATAATTATATATTCATTCCATTCAAATTTAGTCCTTATCCACTCATCAAACTTTATACCATCTATATTCTCTAATATTAATTTATCATCATTTATTCCAAGTGTCTTTACAAAACCATCTAATTTATTTAAACATTTTATACCTACTATAGCCTCATGTAATATATTACCCGTCTTTACAATAAATTTACCAGATTCATTACAATAAACAGAAATATTCTTATGTTCACTTATCTTATCTCCAATAATATCCATATTATTATTTACCAACATTCTCTTATATTTTTTATTATTATCTGTATAAATATCAACAATATCCGTTTGTTCATCTATACCATTAATAACTTTTTCTAAATGATCATAAATACCATTCTCACATAAATAATTATCATAAAATATCTTTGAATTATGTGCTATTTCCTTACACTTATCATCATTATTCCTACACCATTCAATCTTCTCAATTAAGTCACTTAAATCCCCTTTTACAGGTACATAATGTACATATTCTACTAATTTATCAAAATACCATAATTTGTATTTACAATCCACTAGTAGTATAACACATCCCATACTCAGTTCCAATGATAATCTATATGCAGCACTATGTCCTTCTATATTCACTACATACTTATACTTACTTTGTTCTTCAGGTGTTAAACGATTTACTATATTAAAATTAGAAGTATTTATATTTTTGATTTTACATTTACCATCCTCATTAAATATCCTTGGTCTCATATTAAATTCAGTAATTCCTGCATCTAAATATATATGCTTAATTTTACTTATCTTGAGTCTCATATTAGTATACTCATCAATACCACGACCATTAGCCTTTCCTCTAAATATTGCTATATCCTTTTTATCTTCCCAATTAGTATCAAATACATCATTATAATTTCTAAATTTCGGAGGAAAAAATCTTTTGTGTTTGGAACTAATTCTATCCCAATCTTCCCACGTCGGTATAGATATATCATCAAAATTATTATTTGAATTCATACTAAGAATAGGACAATATTTTTCATATTTATGAGATACTAAAGGAACATTTTCTCCGAATATACATTCATATGGTTCTGTGCGATCTTTCCTTAAAAGAGGGAAATCTCTTCTATTGACAAAAAAAGATACGTCTTTTATTTTCCTATTTTTACATAGTTCTTCAAACATATTTCTCATTTCATTAACACCACTTTCACCTTCTTTTAATGGGTATTCATTTCGGACAAGACAATTATTCGCAAACCATTTTTCTACATTTTTATCATATTTAGAATTAGAATACATTTTATTTGAGTATTTCATAATTCTGTCTATTTCATATGTTTTCATATCGAGAAGATTTGCCCATTCATTTATAAATATATTTTTAGAAAATGGTAGGAATGTTTTAACCTCACCGTTTTCAATTCTTATATATATACCCTTTTTAAATTTATGATATAAATATTTGAATGTATTATCAATTTCCTGATTGCTCCTTACAATATGTTTTGTAAATTGATCTACATCACCAGCAGTAAAATTAGTTTGTTTAAAATATTTATATCTTTTATTTTTGTTGTGTTCATCCACAGGTAATTTTTTGTGATTTGTTTCATTATAGTTATAGTAAAGTTGTTTATGTGATGCCATTAATTTTAAATTAATAATATTTTAAAAATCAATTTTATACTTTTTTGAAATTAAAAGTTGTTCCATGTGACGATCTTGATATTATACCGTTTTGTCCATCATCCGCTAATACTTGGGATTTATCTTTAGTTAATATATATATTTCTCTACCTTCTGAAAGATAGTTTAAATTATTTTTATATTGATTAATAAAATTTGTTATCATTTGTACACCATCATCGGTTTCTAAATATTTATCTATTGAAGTCAATGTTTGGTCAGACCCAAGTAATCTTGCATTATATTCATTATCTCTTTTAAAAAATGCATACACATTTATAACTATTCCAATTATTCCCAATACATATATAAGAATGACATAATTTATATAATCAATCATTTATTATATAAATTATAAATTATAATACTCATTTTAAATCATTCAAAGAAAAAATAAAATTTGATAGAGGATATCTTTTCTCCTCATCATATCTCCAATTATCACCATTAGAAATATATGTTGGTGATATGTTGGCATTTGTAACATCAAATTTATAAAAACTTGATGGTTGTAAATTATTAATGTAATTTATAAAATAATCTGCACCCGATTTCCCATTTAAATATTCTCCTAAATCTAATACTGTACCGTCGCTATCTAAAATAACACCATCAAATTTTTCATCTATAGTTATAATTGTAATTATACCAAATATAATAGATATAATAGATATTAATATTAATACCAATAAATAATTTTTAGGTATATCATCCATTTATTATAATAATAAAAAACTTTTTTTACTCACACAAGAACTTGTTGTTTTATCACAATTAAATAACTTACCACTATTTTGTCCATCAAAACCCACCTCATTAGTATTAATAAATATATTTATATTATCGTTTCTTGTTATTAAATCTCCATCTTCTATCCAAGTATTTAAATAATTAGTCATATATGTTTTACCTTTATTTGTTTCTAAAAATGCGTTTATAGTTATATAATTAGGATCAACTAAACCATCTTCGTTTAATTGTAATTTCTCATCGGGCTTCAAGTAAACAAATATAGATAATATAAACGCTGCTACACATAAAACAATAGCAAATCCAATAGTTATTTCAATAGATATATTTGAATCCATTTTTAATACATATTTTTTATTTTTTTTATTATATCTGTTGTTGATACAGTATTTGTATATTTAAATGTTTTTACAATACCCAAATCTATTGGTATACTATAAAATTCTTTATTCTGTTCCTCTGGTCTTGTATCCGTTATACAAACAATATCTATATTATGTTTTTTTATATATTCTTCTGTAATAACCGTTGGTGCTTCTCTTACAATTTCGTCCACATATTTACACGCTTCAATTACTTTTATTCTCTCGTCCATATTCATTATTGGAGTTCTTTTATAACTTTCTACTGATTTATTACTATGAACACCTACAATTAATACATCTCCGTATTCTCTACATTGCTTTAATGCATTGACATGACCATAATGAAATAAATCTCCGGTCATATCTGTATAAACTCTTACCATTTATAATACTTTTTTTATTTTTAATTTATAAAGATAAATTTTACATAAAAATGGAACATACCGATCAACAAATGAAAATTTTAAACAAATTTTATCAAAGACTAAAAAAAGAAAAATTTATTAATAACCAATCAAGCACATACTATAGTAATTTAAGTAATCGTTTTGTTATCCCCGGTATTGTTATAACCGGACTCAGCAGTATCGTCAGTTTCATGTCAACAAGCGACATGCTTGAAGATGATGAAAAAAAAGGATTTGGTATTACGGTTGGTGTTCTTACATCAATCGCTGCTATAGTACAAAGCATGTCAGCTAGCTTTGGTTTCCAATTAAAAACAGATGCATTTGCCACTTGTGCCGATGCATACGATAGCCTTATTACCAAAGTTGAATTTGAAATTGCAAATCCAAATGAAGACTTTCAAGAATTTAGTAATCAATTAGAAGAAGATATTCTAAAAATTAAATCCAACTGTAAATATCTTCCACCTCTTCATATTAACGAATTATGGGATCAAAAGAAAGAACTATTTCTAACACCTCTTAGTTCCTCAAATCTTAAAGGTGAAAGCCAAGATAAAGCACCAGAAGAGAATAAAGATGAAAATAAAGAAGACAAGACAAACGAAGTCAAAGTTGAAATAAGTGAACACTAGATTATATAATATTATAATTATATAATTTATACAATACTTTCTCTAATAACATCTTCTTTATATTCTACTCTTTCTCCAACTACCTCTAATTCTATACTTTCACTTGTATTCCTACGAGAACAAAAACAAAATAAAACACAAAATAAAACCGATAATGGAACAAATATATAAACATATATTAAATCTTTATCATTATCACCTTTAGATAAACTAATTATTGCTGATTGAGTAGGTGAATGAGTAGGGGAATGAGTAGGTGAATGAGTAGGTGATTGAGTAGGTGAATGAGTAGGGGAATGAGTAGGTGAATGAGTAGGTGATTGAGTAGGTGAATGAGTAGGTGAATGAGTAGGTGAATGAGTAGGTGATTGAGTAGGTGATTTTGTAGGTGAATGAGTAGGTGATTGAGTAGGTGAATGAGTAGGGGAATGAGTAGGTGAATGAGTAGGTGATTGAGTAGGTGATTTTGTAGGTGAATGAGTAGGTGAATGAGTAGGTGAATGAGTAGGTGATTGAGTAGGTGATTTTGTAGGTGATTGAGTAGGTGATTGAGTAGGTGAATGAGTAGGTGAATGAGTAGGTGAATGAGTAGGTGAATGAGTAGGTGATTGAGTAGGTGAATGAGTAGCAATCTGTACTGAGCAATCGGTTCCTATATATCCTGAGTTACAAATACAATCGCATCCGTCTTGTCTATTCTTATCTGTTGTTATACCGTTTCCGCTACAATCACTACCGGAATGACAATAGTTTAGATAATTTTGATCAACACAAACAAAACTGTTAATCCATTTACCATCATCACAGTATAAAGAACCAGATTGTGAAAATCCTGATGGGCATGATAAAGAGCATTGTATTCCATCATATGCAGATTTACAACTATTAACATTTAAAACAGCAATCCATGATATTTTAGAGTTGGGATCAATTCCTGAAGGAATCGGAGGTGTATTTGAACATGACTTTCCACAACCTTCTATTGCAAGAGATATTGTTATTTTTTTATTTGTAGAAATATCACATGGAATTTTACCTGTTGGATTCTGACCTGATGTACATGGATCTAAATTAGCGTCTGTATTTGTCGTCCATACAATATAATTACCGGTAACCGCATTTTGTATTTCCGAATAATAAGCGCAATTATAGTTATAAGTATTACCTGCTGAGCATGTTTCATCACCAATTGCAGAGATCATATTAATACCATCAGGTTTATAATAACAGGTTATATCTGAATTTGTATTACTACATTTATTAGATAATTCCTGTGAACATTGATGATTAGGAATTATACCATTTGGTCCGGGTCCTTTAAACCCAGACATTTTACAGTAACTTGTAAAACCAAAAGTGTGAATATTTCCGATAGGAGTTTGAATATGTAGTTTACCGGGTACTTGACCTGAGGTAGGACATGTATGATAAGTGGTAAGAATAAATTTTGCGGTACCACATTGACTGTTGTCACCACCTGTACTGGTACAAATTTGATTTGTATGAGCATCAGTAAAATTAAAGATGGATAAAATGAGTAAAAACAAAAATTTAAAAAGTTTGAACATTTATAATACTGATTATAAATTATTAATATTTTCGCAAATATACCATCCAATTGATAAATATTTCATTAAATCCTTTTCGGACGATTCTTTATTGAATTCTGTAAAGTTCATTTTGAGTATGAATTCTTTAATAATATCTATTTGTTCGCTATTAATATTATTATTTTGTAATTTATTTATAATACATTGCAGTTGTTCAATTAATTTTGTTGTATTCATAATTTAAATTAGATTATATTTATTTAAACACTTATATAAATATCTAAAATGTCTGGTGAAAATGATTATCTTATAAATACAACAAGATATAAAAGAGAATGCTGTTTTACAGGATTAACGTACATTATTTACTTCTTATATCATATATGCTTATTTGGACTTGTTTCCGTAAATACCTATTATACTATAAATATGGCAGATGATATAAATAATGATACAGATACTATCACAAATGAATTAAATAATATTCTTTATACTATAAATAAATATTTAAATTCCACTATCTAATTAACTACTCTATCTAATTTCTGATTGTCCTTTAATCTATCATTTATACTTTGTTTATATGTATCATCAAAATTAGAAAGTTTAATATACCTATTATTTGTATTTTTTTTAACAATAATATCAGGACTATTATTATCTATCTTTTGAGTAACTTTACAACTACATTGAGTACTATGATTAAGAGTTGATGGTAAGACAGATTCAGGTATTAAAATATTTCTACTTGTAGAAGGTTCTTCTATACATAAACTAGGATTAAATATTCTTGAAGAATACATCGTTGATGCAACGGTACTATTTATCTTATTTTTATTCTTAATTTTTAAATTTCTTGGTTCCATTTATAAATATATTATATATATTTATAAATTATAATTAATTAATAATATTTTTATTTTTACTCTTCCAAATACTTATATACTCTTTATAATTTTCCCCATTCTTAATATTAAAATGACTTACCTGTGATAACTGAAAGAAATGATACGGATGCATCGGACAATAATTAGTTTCGTGAAACGGATCAACCTTTGTATAGTTTAAATTATCCCATAACTGTAATGCTTCATCATACGATTTTTGATATTCGCTTTTACTCATTTTATTTAATACAATAATAAAATTTAAATTCAATTTTCAAGGTCTTCCTCATCCAACTCAATCATATCACCATTTTGTATATTCTCTTCCGTAGTTACAAATCTATAACCTTTCCATCTATTATCTGCTCCTGTTTCCCCCCACATCCTTTCAAAATATTCTCTCACTTCATTTTTAATTGGTACAGAATGATTAGGCAAACTCTCCTTAAACCAATCCTTAAAAAATGTATATAAATCAGGAATAGATATTTTACAATTCTCCTGTTCCTTTATACATTCATCTACAAACTGTCTGTATATATCATTTCTCTTCTTATAAATATTTGTAGCCAACTTGACCTTTTCGGGTTCTATTAATTTATGAATCGGATTATTCTTTCTATATTCAAGCAAAACCCATGCAAATGCATTAATCATACCGGGAATCTTATCATCAAAATTCTCATCTCTCGGAAAAGTCTTTTGTCTTAATTGTTCTTCATATTCGGCAGGTGCATCAAACGAAAATGTTGCTTCAAAAGGTATGACACGAATACGATTCCAAGTTGCCTTATCGCTATTTGGTAGTTGCGGTGGTTCATTGCATACCATTACAAGTTTAAACATTGGAGTTATTTCACGACCACTCTGAAACAAATCTCTTGCGTAAAATGTATCATTACCCGAAAGTTCTTTTAGTATACCAATATTAATAACATCTTTTTTATCGGGTTCTTGTAGAACTGCCCATCTACAACCATTACCTGCTCTTGATAATTCAGGACTAGCTGCACTTGAAGCAGTTCTTTTACCGGTAATAAGAGATGTGGGTAATTTTTTTGCATAATCTCCAAGCATTTTTTCAAATAAAGATTCGGTAACAGATTTTGCATTGTCACCTTCACCAGACCAAATGAGTACATGTTTATTAAAGTTGCCACCAACAAATACATTACACGATGTATCCATAAAATATTTTCTTACACTTTTATCAGGAAATACTTTGTTGATAAAATCTTTTACATTCAAAACAGATTGATCATTTTCATTAAAATCTGTATATTCAACACCAAGCTTAAGAGAAATATAATCGTGAGGGTATCCTTCTCTGAATGTATTTGCTTTCAAATCGTAAACACCATTTTGGAATGCAATCAGATATTTATTACTGTTAATTAATTTTTCAAAATTAGGATTAAAAAATATTTCCATGCATTCTGTCATCACATTCTTCTTAAATGGAGCAGACTTACATTTTCCCATCATCTTGTATATAGTTTCAATTTTATCATCTTTACTTTTATTTTTCTCTTTTTGTTTTATTCTTCTTTGTTGTTCTTGTCTTACATCTATTTCATCATCAGTGTCACTACTTTCGTTATCCTCTTCTTGTTGCTGATTTCTATTCATCATTTCCTGTTCTATTTGTCTAACTTTATTCCTATACATACGTACAATCTCTGTGCTAAGTTTCTTACGAAGATCTGTTCCCTCTTCAATAGGAACCCAAATATGATCTTCGAATTTATACCATGTTTTATACTTTAAACTACTACAAACATATTCACTTCCATATTTATCATAAAGAGCCTTTGCTAGATCATAATGAGAACCTCCAATGTTAATTGAATTTTCCAAATTTTGTGACATTTCCTGTTTAATAATTTCATCGTATTTCGTAGGGTTGTCATTTTTTGCAAGATACTTAAGTGTTCCAATAGTTATATTTTTTGTAAGCATTTTATCCCATTGTTCATAACAATAATCCTCATTAATATCTCCTGGTCTACCTCTATTTTTATGATTACATTTTATAGTCTTAGTGTAGTCTATCCACAAATTATACCCTTCATCTGTTCCTCCAGATATGTTATATAATGCCCAACCAATCATCATCCAATCATTATGATCTTCTACTCGTTGTTGGTTAAGAATAGAAAGCAACTTTTCAGCAAGTTTAAGGTTATTATCATTAATATATCTTTTCTTAGTTTTAGGTTTCGCTTTAACCATTCTAATACTTTTAACGACACTAACAGTTTCTTCTATTTCAGACATGTATACTGTTCTTGCCCAAAAGTGGGTGCTAAAAATTCTAGGTAAATTATATTCTAAATTATCGTCAGTAAGTATTATTTTATTTTGTTGATTATCATATATACAATAATCAATAAATGCATCATAAAGACTAAGTTCATTATAATTGAAATCAAATATTTTAGATATTTTGTAAGGTTTGTATTCTTCTTTTTTAACAGAACCATACAACAACCACGGAGCTTTTGTATATCCATCGTCTACTAATTCATCAACATTATATTTATTAAAAAATGAATCACTTTTGACCTGTTTTTTTATTTCGGGTATAAGAAAGTTTTCGTGATCTTGTTTACTGAGAAATATGAAAGGAAAATGGAGATGAAAACCATTTTTATATAAACCTTCTTTTACTTTATATTTTTCCTTTTCAAGTAATACACATGTTAGATGATTTTGATTGATATGCTTTACCATTCGTGATAAAGTTGATTGATATATTTTAATAATTTTTTCATAAAAATGACTATCGTATAAACTTGTATCTGTATTTGATTTTAAATCAATATCGCACAAAACAGGTATATAATGTTCGGGTCTTTCGGCAATACCATAGTTTTTATTTTTATAATCATTGCAATATTTATTAAAAAACAAATCTTTATTTTTTCTATCTATAAAAAATTTACCTTTTGGATTAATAAGGGAAACATGTGTATATAAAGCATTATTAGCTCTATTTGAGTTCATAAATTCAATCAACGACGTCATTTTTATAAATTAATTTTTTTTTTTTAAAATCAAATTTAATTTGTAATATTTAAAGATGTAATACTTAATTATAAATGGATACTACTAAACCCTATGAATACAAGAATATTAATTCTTCAAGTCACGAAAAACCTGAAATAGAAGATCACGACGAAGAACAAGAACAAGATAACAACGAAGAACCAGAAGTAGGAGAATTTTATGTACTAACTAAAAATAATAAACCTTTTAAAGTATTTAGAGACTTAGAAAAATGTAAAAGATTTTCTGATGATTATATATTGAGGCATATGGAACTAGATATGGGTATAGAATATGAAGTAGATGTTATTAGAGGTGATAATTCAGTATCATTAGTATCTAAAAGCAATTATTATATTTATTCTTATGATTGTGAACTAATGAATTTCACATGGTATAAAGTTTAATTTTATTTGTAAATCAAATAAAATTTATTTTGGTAAGAATTTATCATTGGGATGAGGTACTAATAACTCGTCATCTTCATTATCACTCTTCTCATTTATTTCTTTGCCATTCAAATCCTCTTTATCAATATATTTATCAATATCTCCAAAAGATAATTTATTATGAATTTTTTCTAACATATCTTCGTTATCATCTTTTTTCTTTAGTTTAAAATCAATATACTCTAACTTACCATCGTACTTTCTATGATCCGTGTAACTATTAATGTCTATCATGATCATCTCCTTTGCTGTACTTTCTGATATTAAATTTTCTAAATCTAATTCAAATGTACTTAAATCATCTACAATATACATATCAACCTTATTTAATTGTTCATTTAAATATGTTAACGCAGTTTCATTGCCATTATATTTGATGAATGAATACCATTGCTCCATCTCTTCTCCATTTGTTTCACATAATACAGCATATTTTATATCAGAATCTTTTATATTTATTTCTTCAATGTTAAGTGTTTCAGCAGGATCAGACATTTTATTACTGTATCGTATTTTTTAAGTTAGTATATATATAACAATTATTTTTTAATTATTTTTTAATTTAATATATTTTTAAATATTACAAAAAATGAGTGAATGTGGTGTTTGTTTAGAATGTAAACCTATTAATCAGTTTAAAATATTATCATGTACTCATAATTTATGTGAGACGTGTTATCCTAAATTAAGAAGTAATAAATGTCCTTTTTGTAGAACATCTTTTATTAGAGAAACAAATATCATATCTAAAACTCATAATACGTTTGATTTAAATTTCTTTGAATATGATGATTTTTTATCCAGAAGACAAATTAGACGACAAAGAAATAAAAACTCAAGAAATAAAGGAAGACCACGTGTAATAACAAATAATAATCCTATTCATGTATTTTTTTATGATGGTGAGATTAATATAGAAAATAAAAAAATTAACAATAAACAAACTAAGAATAACAATAAACAAAGAAATTTAAAAAATAATAGATGGAAAGATTTAAGAAATCAACAAAATTTTAATATAATTTAAAATTATAAATTTAAACAAAAATGGCTTTAACTTATGAACCTTATAAAAATGATAAAATCGCTGTAAGAGGTGATCTAAAATACGATGATGATATTAGACATTTAGGCGGTAGATGGAACTCACGAATGAAAGGAGGTGCAGGATGGACAGTACCTATAGAAAGTAAAGATGATTTATTAGAACTAATTAAAAAAATATCTCCCGAAGATGAGGATGAAGATGAACATAATATAGATGATGAAGACAATAAATCTAAAAATGATTCTGATGAAGAACACGATCCTAAGGAAGATTCGAGAGAAGACTTAAATGAACCGAGGCAAAATTCGAGGCAAAGATCAGAAGATTACCCTAAACGTGATTCAAGACACGAGGATAGGCACGAGGATAGACACGAGGATAGACACGAGGATAGACACGAGGATAGACACGAGGATAGACACGAGGATAGGCACGAGGATAGGCACGAGGATAGGCCTGATGACAAGTATAACTCAAGGGGTTATCCAAGACGTGATGATAGATATGATTCGGATCCCAGAAACGAAAGTAGAAACGAAAGTAGAAACGAAAGTAGAAACGAAAGTAGACACGAAAGTAGAAACGAAAGTAGAAACGAAAGTAGAAACGAAAGTAGACACGATGACAAGTATAACTCAAGAGGTTCTCCAAGACGCGATGATAGATATGATTCAAGATACGAAGACAGGTATGATTCAAGACACGATTCAAGACGTGGGAATAGACACGATTCAAGACACGATTCAAGACACGATTCAAGACACGATTCAAGACACGATTCAAGACACGATTCAA